AACATAAAATAAGAGCGCCCTGCTTTTCCACACTTGAAACCGAACTTGTGGAAAACAGGACGCTCTTTTTGTTTTGATCATTTTTCCATGGTATGGGTGGCGAATACCTTTTCGTCCTCCCACCACACGGGCTCCCCGGCGGCAAGGGTCTTTTTCACATCCAGCAGACGCTGGTTGCTGCTGCCCCGGAACCGCAGGGAGATATCGTGCTTGGCTTCAACAAATTCGCCGTCCACCAGCACATCCAGCAGGCTCAGCAGCTCGTCGGTGGTTTCACACCGGGCAAGACTTGGCTCTTTGCCGGTCAGCTGTTCCCAGGTGTAGCCGGAATAGCACCACACCGTTTTGTTGGGGTACAAGGCCTTGAAGTTGCGCACAAAGGGCAGCAGCTCCCGCTGATTTTCCGGCTCCATGGGTTCGCCGCCCAGCAGGGAAAGGCCCGCGATATAGTCCGGCTGGCAGGATGCAAACACCTCGTTGCGGGTGGGTTTGTCGAAAGGCTGGCCATAGTCAAAGTCCCACGCCACGGCATTGAAGCAGCCGGGGCAGTGGTGGCGGCAGCCGGACACGAACACGCTGGTGCGCACCCCCGGGCCGTTGGCGATGTCATAGTATTTGATGGTTGCGTAGTTCATAGATAAAACTCCATATAAAAAGCTCCCCCTCTCGGGGGAGCTGTCAATGCGAAGCGTTGACTGAGAGGGTTACAGATGCAGCACGCGGTCCTTGATCTCCTGCGTGCGGCCCTGATTCCAGAACTGGGTGCCGATATAGCCGCAGGTGCGGCGGGCAACGTTCAGCTTGTTCTGGTCGCGGTTGCCGCACTTGGGGCACTCCCACACCAGCTTGCCGTCATCCTCCACGATCTTGATCTCGCCGTCATAGCCGCAGACCTGACAGTAATCCGATTTGGTGTTCAGCTCCGCATACATGATGTTGTCATAGATGAACTGCAGCACACTTATGACGGCTTCCAGATTGTCCTGCATGTTGGGCACTTCCACATAGCTGATGGCACCGCCCGGCGAAAGCTTCTGGAACTCGCTCTCGAACTTCAGCTTGGTGAAGGCGTCGATCGGCTCGGAGACGTGGACGTGGTAGCTGTTGGTGATATAGTTCTTGTCCGTGATGCCGGGCACGATGCCGAACCGCTTTTGCAGGCACTTGGCGAACTTGTAGGTGGTGGATTCCAGCGGGGTGCCGTAGAGGGAGTAGTCCATGTTCTCGGCCTTCTTCCACGCGTTGCACTTGTCGTTCATGTGTTGCATAATCTCAAGAGCAAAAGGTTTTGCTTCATCATCAGTATGGCTCTTACCGGTCATATACTTTACACATTCATACAGACCTGCGTAACCTAAACTGATGGTTGCATATCCGTCAAACAGCAATTTATCAATCTTCTCGCCCTTCTTCAAACGTGCGATTGCACCATGCTGAAAATGAATTGGACTAACATCAGAAGGCGTACCCATCAATCGCTTATACCGAATCTGAAGTGCTCGATGGCACAGTTCAAGACGCTCATCAAAAATTTTCCAAAACTCAGAAATATCCTTCTTAGAGCTACAAGCAACATCTACCAGATTGATGGTGACAACACCGGCATTAAAGCGACCATAATACTTGTGGCCCTTCTCCCAATTCATGGCACCAGAAATATTCTCGGTGGTTCGATCAGGGGTCAGGAAGCTGCGGCATCCCATGCAGGGGTAGCAAGCGCCTTTGTACTCCAACATCTTCTTCTCAGAAATGTAGTCAGGTACGAATCTCTTGGCAGTACATTTAGCTGCCAGTTCAGTCAGATAATAATACTTAGAATTATCTCGAATGTTGTCTTCTTCCAGCACATAAATCAGCTTTGGGAAAGCCGGAGTAATCCATGCACCAGTCTCATTCTTCACGCCTTTAATGCGCTGACGAAGGACTTCTTCAATGATAATTGCAAGGTCATCACGGGTCTGGCCTTCAGGAACTTCATCCAGGTACATAAAAATGGTAATAAAAGGAGCCTGTCCGTTAGTAGTCATCAAAGTAATAACCTGATACTGAATAGTCTGAACGCCTGCAACGATTTCTTTATGTAAACGATTCTCTACAATTCGATTGATAGTCTCCTGATTTGGCATCTTGTCAATCTCATTGTTTTGAATCATGTCGTAGAACTCCTCATGGACTTCACCCGCAATCTTCTTTCGAGAAACATCCACGAAGGGAGCCAGATGAGACAGAGTAATACTCTGACCACCATACTGGTTTGAAGCAACCTGTGCGATGATCTGGGTTGCAATATTGCACGCTGTAGAGAAGCTATGTGGTTTGTCGATTCCTGTACCAGAAATCACAGTGCCGTTTTGCAGCATATCTTCCAGATTGACTAACGAGCAGTTAAACATATGCTGGGCAAAATAGTCGGAATCGTGGAAATGAATTCGGCCATCATAGTGAGCATCTACAATATCTTTCGGGAGAAGCAGATTAAAGCTCAAATCTTTGGAGACTTCGCCAGCCATATAGTCACGCTGTACGCTATTCACAACAGGATTTTTGTTGCTGTTCTCCTGCTTGACCTTCTCATTATCTACATCACAGATGGAAAGAATTTCGCCATATGCTCGCTGCTTCTCACGAATCTCCTGCCGAAGAATACGCCAGTGACTATAAGCGTCAGCCACATCTGAAAGAGGGCTATTTTTCAACTGGTCAATGACCACATCCTGAATCTGCTCTACAGACATCGTATCAGGGATGTCTGCGATGTAGTCTGCAATAGCGTTAGATACGCGAGAATCAACTCCCCCAGTCGTATTCGTCATCGCCTTCTCAATCGCATTTACAATCTTACTTTTGTCAAAAGGAACTTTCGTTCCATCGCGTTTAATCACACATTTCATGCAATCACCTCTTAATCTTCCAACCAACGATTTTCGGCCACATAAAAAACTCCGACCACAGCTACAATCAATGCGATCCAGAATATATAAAACCAAACCACTCGTGTACCAGCTGCAGAAATCATATAATCTCGTGCTTCTTCAATGTTTTTGTTTTTAATGAACTGTGCATTATGTATACTTTTATCGCTCAAATTCGCGTATAATGTACCATCATAACGAACATCTTTGACATAAAACTCGAACTTTACATGAGAACTGACTTGTACAGTAGTCAGGTACTTGCTGGATGGCATTTTGATGTCACCATACTTGAATTCTTTGCCCAGAAACGTAATATTCTTAGAATTGTGTTCTTCTGAACTGTAATAATCCCAAGTCCAGTACGTTTCGACTCTTGTTTTTGTATGGCCTTTGCTATCCGTAGTAGTGACAGTTCGTGTATGCATCGTGTAATGCTTTTCTTCGCAATAGATATACATCCACTGACCGTCGATACGTGGATCGCTTACGGTATCTACTGCTTCTAGTGCGCCTTGGCAAAAAGCATTACCTACGTTGGTTCTCATTCCATAATCGAACATATTTTCGGACTCAATCGAAATTGCTGTATTATATTCTTTTTTCTGCTCAAGTGAATCTCTGGTGATATTTTCAGCGATAACGCTACCAAGTATCAGCATAATGAACACAATACCAACACTGACGATCAATTCACGATAAGTAATTTCGGCATTACCGATTTCCAAAAAGGTTACCGACTGCCGGTGCCGCCTCATTCCCCTCATAGGACAGATACTCATAATTCTGAACCTCATATCCAGTCAGACCCAGCAGAAAGGAGTTCGGAAACTTACGAACGCTCTGCTTATATTCCTTCACGACACGATTGTAATCGCCACGATAGTTTGCAATCAAATTTTCAGTGACGGATAGCTCATTCATAAGCTCCTTGTAGTTGTCGCTAGACTTCAGTTCAGGATATGCTTCCGCAATAGCTGCAATCTGAGTTGTAATCTCTTGAGCGGTCTGGCCGGAAGCGCCACGAGCATTCACAACATCCATCAAAGTCTGATACTCATGTTGGTCGTAAGCCTTGACGGTTTCAACCAGATTTGGAATCAGATCAGCTCTTCGCTTCTCCTGAATCTCAATGCCAGACTTAGCTTCCTGAATCTGCTCTTCATAAGAGATGGCCGTGTTCTTAGGCCCCTGCACCATAAAGGTCATGCCAAGAATGGAAATCAACACGACACAAATAACGATAATAGGTAACTTCCAGTTGTATCTCATTTATGTAAACCTCTTAAAACTTGACATCATCGGCATAGACTTTAGAGTTCAGCATCGAATGGTCAACCTTATTAACTCCTTTGTTATTTGGAGACATAGTATCATTATGAGCGCTCGGAACCACAGCAGTTTCAATACTGCACGTCGGCTCTGCCTTTGCCAGTTTTTCTTTAAATGAATCATCAGGACGATAAACCAAATCATGGCAGACACCGCCGAGATTTGGATCATAAAAATAATCGTTAATGTCCTTCTTTGGCATCGTAGTCAACTTATCAGCGACCTCACTAGGAACTTTCTTTAGCGTATCTACGACACTTTCGGTAACCTTCTGCTGTTCCTCTAAAAGCCGGATTTTATAATCCAAATACCAACGCGCCTTCGTCAAATCTTGAAGCTGAGAATTGCCATCTTTGTGTCCTGCCCTGCTCAAATACTTACCAACATTCCAAAGATAAGCATCCTTGTCTAACTGCCACTCCCGTAGCACTTTGATAGCCTCATAGGGATTGTCTGCACCGCCGTAATAAAACGGGTGCGATGTGTTCTTCTTAATTTCGTCAAGCGTTTCCATCAATAACCTCCTTATTTTTTTCAATAGGCTTATAAACATCTGCCAGTTTCGGATGACGGCCACAGCAACCATGACCCTCTGGGCAGAATGGATACTTCGGATTGGCTTCACAAGAAGGAACCATCCAGTTTGCTACTTCAGGACAAACCCTTGCGACTTCCTGTTTCATCATTCTAAATAACTTCTGGATTTCAGCCTGGGCTCTGGAGCACATCCGCAAATGGCTCATTTCAATCAGCGAACGAGCGTTCATTGTAATGTAAAATTCTGTGAAGCAAGCATTCGGAAGAACCATACGAGCATCTTCGTTTTTAAAGTGATGGTAATCCTTCAAGATTCGATAGTTATTCTTGATATCGGTCATCATCTGGTCAAAAACTTCACCGTCTTCACCAATAAACGGATTATCATAATCGAAGTTGCTCTCACTACAATACCTCTGAGATCTAACTGACAGGCTAATATGTCTGTGACGGCTAATCTGTGCCAAAAGTGCCCTGCTCACGTCACCAACATAGAATGTAAACGAAATGTGTTCGAGCACAGAATAGTGACCACTAGCCTTGCATCCCTTAGCAATCTTATAGTCATCAGTCATTGAAGAATCGTAACAAATGCTTGCTGCTTCCTCTACAATGTCCAGTGGATTCTTCTTCCAAGAAGCATTAACCCGTTGCGTATACGCAATCAAATCAACAGTCATCTTTATTCTCCTCAGTATTCATCTTTCCAGTTTTCAGGAATGTCGTTCTCGCCAATTACGATGCAATTTTTAGGTGCGACATTTAAAGTGTACTTGCCATCCTGAACTTTAATCATTACATTCATGATGGAGACAACTTTATGAATACTCCAAAGAACTCCGCGACCTTTTCGAGTTCTAGCTCTAAGCACCGTATCGCCAACATGAATCTCTCTATTAAGAATATCGGTTACCATTTAATCCTCCTTTACTTTAGAAGTGCAAACTTGAACCAATCTGGGAAGTTGGATACTGAAATCCCATACTTGATAAGGCAAGACAGCAGCCACAACGCAATCATGATTCCGACCGCAATAAGATAATCCTTAAAAATCTTAATGAACGCGATCCACATCTTAATCCTGTCTCTCATTTACCTCACCTCTTTCAATCAACTCATCAACAGTAACCTCTCCACAGAGAACCTGTTTAAGTTGCTCTTCTGACAACTGATATGTAATCGGATCTCCACACTCAGTCGGATATCGAGCCAAGGTTCTGTAATATTCTGCAAGGGCTCGTTCCTTACGACCCTGCTCACGATGGTCAATACCAATCATATCGCCCCACCTCCTTCCTCAAGTTTTTCGCTCTTACCAGTCACGACATAGACGTCATCTTCGAGATCTTCTTTATCAACAAACGATATTTCTCCTAATCGCAGACCGCACTTGTTACTTTCTGGTCTGTTGTCAATTATGTAGAAGTCGCCAGCATCACAAAGAACCTTATACCAGTGTCCTTTCTGTAAAGTGGCTTCTGCCGGACCCCACTCTTTATAGTCCGTTCTGAAGTACATCCTCATTAGGGCTCCTTGTAGGGTTCCATATCACCCTTCCAAATCTGGAAATAAGGATGTGCGTCAATGCCGTAAACCTGACCCTTCATGCCGGTACTGGTGATTTTGTAAGGCTTTCCATCTTCAAGGCTATTGATAAAATCCTGATACTGAGGACTCATCTTAAAGAAATCCTTCTTGCCCTGAATCTTCTTTACCTTAATAGTGACTTCATCACCAATCTTGGGTTCCCATTCCTCTACGGGCATTCCAACCAGAAAGTCTGGGCCACCAGCCTTCTTGATTCGCCGGGCAAGGATTCGTGCTTTGCGCTGTTCTCTGCGCCGGTCTTCTCGATTCATCGAATTACTCATATTCTGTTCCTTTCAGCTTATCAAAGTAGGGACCGCCGTCTCGCTTCTCTAATAAGTTGAGCTCCCCGGCGGAGCCTACAGAATACAAACGAAAATTTTTAAAAATCTCAGCACCTTTGATAGTAGCTAGAGATGTAATTATATACAATATATTGTGTTCTTCTGTGCCATCGGTAAGTTGAACTTCGAGTCGTTCTTTCTTTGAGATGGCTAGTTTTCGGAAGTCTGTCAGATGAAACCACCTTCTTCCAATTTCTTCACAATCTGTTTATTGACATTGATTGGAAGGCGTGGATTTGTTAACTGCGCAGGAGATGCGATGTTAACATAAGAGTATGGAGAAATTTTATCATCCAAATCCTCATATACTGCTGCAAATTCGCCAAAGCCAAAACGATCTCCCGTTATAATATGTTTCCAGATTGCGAACATTCGACTACTTTTATATGGTTCCCACAACATTCGACTACTTTTATATGGTTCCCACCAATACACATCATTCGAATGGCAATTTGCTTTGATAATTCGCATAATCTTTTTGCGAGTTTTCTTTGACATATTTTTCATATAGCATCTTCCTGTTGTACTTTCTTCGAGACGACTATCTCTCTGAAGCCGTTCGTTTATTCCTCCGGTATTTTAAAAATCCTCTCGTCACAACAATAGTTGTCAAAAATGTTTCCGATAACGTCATAACATCTTGACTCAGTATTGTAGCTACCAAGAATAATTCCACGTTCACCCATGCCTTGTCGTGCATAAACATTAAGGCTTGCCGTATCAATGATTGCCATACGGTCAAGATTTATAATTTCTCCGCCTTGCGTTAAAAGTAGCATTTTAAATACCTCACAAATCAGCAAGCTGTGTAGGAGACCAGATATCTGGAATATCCCAATCTTTTTCCGATTTCCCATTATAAATTCCGTAAAAATATCCTTCGGACGGTACATAGACAATTCGTTGCCAGCCATTCATGCCATGTGACACCTTTGGCTCAAAATCACGAGTCAAAATTCTACGTCCACCACTGCTATAAGCAGATGCCTTTGTAGGAACTTCGACACATTTGTTATCCAGAATCCGAAGAATGTGTTTAATAGACTTCTTAGAAAGATTCATGCCAGCCCTTCCCGTTCAGCTTTCCACTGAGCATACTTATCATAAGCAATCTTCTGAGCAAGTTCTCTATTCTCAGCGGTCACATAAATAGTCCACACCATTCCCTTATCGTAAGGAGCCGAATCAAAATAATCAGGTTTCCACTCTTTGTCTTTGATATCTTCAACATCTCTATTGGAATGGATTACGAGCCAGTTTCCATTTTTTTCGTAGTGATAAACCTTCCAGATCCCAATCGGATTTATGATACAATCCTCGTACTCTTCGACATCACCGTCGTAGGCTGCGGCAATTCTTTCTGCTTTTCCTTTATCCTCAGTGATGGTAATAATTCGATAGTCTGAGTATTCGCCTTCGGTCACTGCATAATAAGTCTTCATAACTCCTCCTTAACCGTAACTCACTTCATTCTTATCATCTCGGAATCGTACAAACGTCGGGAATTGCAGAGACTCAAGACCAGTCTTTTTGTCCATCGTGACCTCTTTATATTTACACTCCACAATCTTTCCGATGTATTCATCAGGATTTTCCCACACAGTAGCTCTCGTAGCATCATCAAAACCAGAGCCGACACGAAGCTCGTTGCCCTTGTAGTCAACAACAATAGCGCCCATCGTACCAGCCAGACGGTTCTGACCTTCCTCAATCGCGGTGATTCGCAGGTCAACAGTATAAAAACGCTTAATTTTGAGACATCCGTTGTGACGAGCCCGACGGTAAGGGACGTTCGTGTTCAACATTAAACCTTCCCATCCCATTTCGACCGCATAATCGAGCCACTTAGGAATCACACTCTGGTGAGTGCCCTCATAGACCATCGGCACAATCTCAATATTTTTAAGGTGCTTGTGAGTAATCTCTGCACGAAGGCAATTTAACCATTCACGGCGCATCCGATACGGAACCGTGCATTTATTGCGGTCGAACTCAACAACAGGAATGACATCAAAAATAACGAATTTGATACCCGTCTTGTCCTTACTATCCGAGTTCAATAGGCCAGTGCCATAACGAAAAGCCTCTCCGTCCGACATTCCTTCGGGATTCTTATAGATAAGTTCTCCATCAAATACCCAAGAATCTCGCTTTGAGACGTCTCCATCGTATAGAGCAAGCAGGTCATTTTTTATATGGTCGAGTCCTTTAAATTTCTGTGCCTGCCGAGAGATAAGTTCACCTCTATGCATGGTTCCCCTGTTGCCATTCATCTTCTGGCTAAGGCTGAACCAAGTACCATTCTTTAGCTTAACCTTATCAATCGGATATCCTTGCTGAACCTCCCAGACAGGAATAATCTCTTCGCTGTACACCTTATTGATGGTAGCTGCCTCGACTCCGATCGGCAGGTTCTTAGTGAACAGTCGTTTCAGAAACTCTTCGTACTCAGGATTTTTATGTAAATAATTCTGGATTGTTGCGATTGATGCGTCAGAACCAGTGTTGTGACCTTTACCCATTAGATAAAGACATCCACAACTGTAATGTTCAAAATCTAAATCAGGCTTTGCTGTCACCTTTTTGTTAATTTTTGCGTCAGACAGTCCAGTCACAATTGCCGGATCAAGCAAAAATCTGAAGAAAAACATCAGCTCGTCATCTTCGTCGCCAAAATCCTTTCGTGCATCCAGTAAAATTCGAGTCTTGTCCGTCTTTTTCTTTGCTTTCTGCAATGCCTTAACCATCGCATCAAGCTTACCTATGAGCTCTTTATCTGTCATAAAGCCTCCTTGCGTATCCTGTATTATATAGTTATAGCTAATAAAGAAAGGCTTGTCGTTACGAGCAAGCCATTTCTTTCCCGTATCCTGTATTATATAGCTAAAGAGAGAATTTTAAGCCTCCGGGATGGAGACTTTTTATAACTATATTATACAGGATACTCACATAATTGTCAATGCTTTTCTGCAAATTCTTTCCGTAAAAATTCCTTCAAGAACGTCCGCTTATATGGAACTCTCGAAGTCTTTACAGCCCGATCAAGAGCATGAGTTTCGGCACAAATCACACAATACTTCTTGGCACGAGTGATGGCCGTATAGAGCCATTCTCTCGTCAGCATCAGGTACGCAGAGTTGTCCATACCAACAATCACATACGGAGCCTCACTGCCCTGCAACTTATGACAACTTAAAGCATAAGCAAGTTCAAGCGTTGCCCAAATGTTATTCCCACCAAAGTAATGAGGAATGAAAATCGTTCCCCACTGGTCAAAATCAACCAGAATAAAACTACTCTCAATCTTTCGGATAATGCCACGGTTTCCGTTGAACACCGGACACTTCTCTTCCTTTTTCTTTGTCTTGAGATTGTATGTGTGAAGCTCGTAGTTGTTTTTGTTGATAATAACCTGATCGCCCTCACGCAAAGTATACGCTCTATCCTTGCCATCACCATAGATTGTGACCTTTGCTTCTGCCTGACCACGACTCGGATTCACGATTTCCTGAATAGCATTATTGACTTCATAAGTGCAGATACTACCACGCAGCTTCTGTGGAAGTACAATCTGAATCTTCGCACTATCATTCCCTACCCTATTATATAAGGTACGGTACTGATTGATGATGTGGTCGAATGACTCACTGGCGTCTTTATAGATATCAAGTTCCAAATCACGAAGTTCACCACGAATCTCATTGCCAGCCCAGCCATAAGGAACCAACTGTGTAGCATTACGAACCTTGATACTCTCTGTGATAATTGCAGACTTAGCTGCCTGACGATGGATCTTAGTCAAACGAGCCACAGGAACAACCTTAGATGCAAGCATATCCTTGAAGATGTTACACATACCGATACTCTCAAGCTGACCATCATCGCCAATCATGATGAATCGCTTGCCGGTTTCGATTGCCTGAATCAAGTCATAGAACAACTGAGCTCCAACCATGGAGGTCTCATCCAGAATGATGATGTCCTCATCCAGAGGATTGTCCTTATCGTGAACAAACCCACCGTTCTCGATGTCATATCCAAGGAGACGATGAATCGTCTTTCCATCCTGACCAGTAATCTCCTGCATACGAGCTGCGGCACGACCAGAAAGTGCAGTCTGAGCAAAAGACTTACCACGAAGAACCTTTAGAACACCAGCGACAACGGTACTTTTACCGCATCCACCAAGACCTGTGACGATAGCAATATTGTTAGAGCATACCTTTTTAATAGCATCTCTCTGCTCTTCAGTGTACTCGATACCAAGTTCATTCTCGGCCTCATTGATTGCTGCATCCATATTTCGACCAATCGGCTCAACAGGAGCATCCGCCAGACGCTTGATTTCCTTCGCAATACTATCTTCCAAATTCCACACTCTAGTTAAAGCAAATTCCTGACGGTCATCGCTCCACCAAAGTGTTTCACGTACATCATGCAGATGGAAAAGTGCCCTTTTGATGACTTCTTGATCACCCTCGTTCAAATCAAGTTCCTTAATACAGCTATTGATTGTCTGGTTTGCTGGGATGATAGAGTTGCCTTCTTCGGCACGGGCGGCAAGAAAATGCATGACGTAAGCTTCGATTCTGAATTGCGAATTGTGCTTTAAGCCCATATTCAAAGCAAGAGCGTCAGCTTTTTTCCAGCCGATTCCATACGCATCATCGATCAGAACATAAGGATTCTCTTCAATCTTTCTCACTAGAGTGTCTGCACCATGATATTGACGGACAAGCTTTTCAATAGCACTAGAAGTCAAGCCATACTCAATCAGCTTTGTGTACGCTTCACTGTTATCAATGTTATTTTCAAAAGAGTCAATGATCTTTTGTGCTCGACCTTCCGTAATACCGTTAACAGTACAAAGAGACTTGATGTCGCCATTCTTGATGATTTCATACGGATTCTTGAATGCTTCATAAAGCATCTCAAACTGATGGTCGGTCAAGATAAAACGGAGAAAGCTTTTTTGTTCTTCCGGGTCAGTAATCTCTTGAAACTCATTCATGTAGATAATTTTATATTGATCACCAAACTTTTCATGGTGAACATATTCACCACAGAACGAATAAGTTTTATTCATATCGAGGCTAGGAACGTTGCCTTTTAGCCGGAGGTCACTGTATCGACTCATGACAGGATTCCCCTGCTTAACTTTTACCACCTCGGCGGAGAAAGTGGCGAAGCCGCCGGGCTCCACCTCCCTCCCATCTTTCGGATAAAAGACTCGTTTTATCCTGATGTAGCAACGAATCATATTTTCATTAAATTTCTTATCTGCCACTTTATAACCCTCTTATTATGCACCTAATCTAAATTCTGTCAGTCCTCCGCACATTCTGCAATAAAACCATTTTGTGGTACGCTCGCATTGTTCTGCGCAGTCAAACTTCCACTTCTGAACTTTTCTAACGACGCAACAATTCGTACAATGTATCTTAATTACAGTTTTATCTTTGTACCAATCAATTTTAAACATAGGAAGCTCACAAAGAACCTCTCCGTCAATAGTATATAAAATACCATTCATTACTTTATCTCTCTATCATGCAGCCACTGTTTGTAAGGCTTCATCTTCTCAACAATGTACGAATTTTCTTTTCTCTTGCAAAGGATTGCAAGATCGCTGCCCTTTGAAATTAGACTTGAATATCGTGCATACTGAGATGCCCAACAAATCATTTCAACAATACCACCTGTCGTGTAAACATGTAAGTATGCAAACTGGTTACCACGTTTATCCTTCTTTTTTTGGATGTCTACGATGACACAAATAGCAGTTGCCTCACCGCCATCCTCTACAGTATCAAGCCCAGCATCAATATAGGTACAAGCATCCTTAATGGGATTGCTAGTCAAGAACATTGAAAGGGTTTCAAATTCCCACATGTGCTCGTCTTGCATATACTTTTCAGCAAACGCCTGCATAAAGGCATTCCGCTTCTTGTCTTTTTCCTTCTTTCGGTTCTCTGCATCTGCCTCCCAGCGCACCCTTCTTGCCTTATTATATAAAGCAAGTCTAGTAGACTTATCTTTAATATAATTTGTGTCAATGCCATATTCGTCTTTAAGAACAGAGATTTTGGGAAGGGATGCCATCTCATGGAATCCTTTCTCTTTATACTCATTTTCAAAAACCATATTTGCAAAAGTGATTAAGATTTTTTTCTTATCCTTTGTCGGGATAGCGCCAGCCTTAATCAACTTGACAACATTTGAGGTTCCAATCTTACCACCGTTTGCTCTCTGAACAAAGTCTGCCAGTCCAGAATATGGACGGTCTGCAATCACTCCTGAAGCGACACTCTCACCCATTCCCTTAATGGCTTTCAAACCAAACAGGATTGTGTGCTTTCCCGCATCAGCCTTAAATTCCATATCAGACTTGTTGACACTTGGAGGAAGGACACGAATATGTAGACGGTCGCATTCGTTGATAAACACACCCATTTTGCCAGAATCATCTTCCTTGGTAATCATACACGCAGCCATGAAATACTCAGTATAATGAGTTTTCAGGTAAGCCGTCAGGTAAGAAAGAAGTCCATACGCAACTGCGTGGCCTCTATTAAAGGAATAAGAAGCCTGCTTCAAGATTAGTGCCCACATCTCAGAAATCTGGTAATCATTCCATCCTTTCTTGTGAAGACCATCTCGGAACTGAACTTCCAAGGATGCCATAACATCTTTCTTTTTCTTGCCGATAGCACGACGAGCATTGTCAACCTCAGTTTCAGGGAATCCTGCATAACGAAATACTGCCAGAGCCTGTTCCTGATAAAGAAGAATGTACTGAGTCTTGGCAAAAAGCTGTTTGATGTCAGGATGAAGTAGTTTGATAGTCTCTGGATGAAGCTTATTGGAACAATACGTCGGGAAGCTGTCCTTAGTGCCAGGGCGGTTTGCTGCATTCACAACAATGATATCCTCGGCGTTGTCACATTTTGCTTCAACACACATCTTTCGAGCTTCAGCAGACTCCATCTGAAAAATACCAATTGTGTGTCCAGACTTATAAACTGCGTCGTAGACCGCCTTATCGTTTAGGTCGAGATGGTTGATGTCAACATCCTTCCAAGTTAGACCGGCCATCTTTAATGTGTCATCAATCGTGTCCAAATTTTCAAGACCAAGAAAATCCATCTTGACCAATGATAAGTCGTCCATTGCATTGTGCATTTCAAGCTGACACATCTGATTTCCTTCTCTATCCATACAGAGAGGACAATATTCAATGACAGGCTTAGGTGTAATCAAAGTTCCTGCAGCATGGCGACCCATACTTTTCGGTAACCCTTCAAGCCGCATAACGTACTTAAACCATAGAGGGAACTTATCATACACATTAGAAAGCTGCTCGCTCTTTCCAAGAATGTCCTTCAATAGAACTTCCTTCTCAACTTCTTCTCCGAGATCATCCAATGTTTTCACGGTCGGAATCAACTTAGCAACTTCATTTCGCAATTCATACGGAATCTGCATATAATATGGGCTTTCTGGATCTTCGTTCAGTACCTTTCCAATATCCTTAATGGCAACCTTGGTAGACAGAGAATTAAAAGTTGCGATTGGTGCTACACTCTCTTTTCCAAAAAGCTCTTCTGCAATAGAAACAAGTTCTTTGCGACGACGACGGCTAATATCAAAGTCGAAGTCCGCGAGACTCTTACGACCCTTATTTGCAAAACGAGAGAAGTCAAGATCCCAACGAACAGAATCAATCTGCGTAACGTTTAGCATAAATAGACATAGACAGTTTGCACCAGAACCACGAGAATAGCCACGAGGGATACCTCGTTCATCGGCCACCTTACAAAGCATATACAGCATGATGAAATAGTCGATGTAGTCAACATATTCCAAAACGTCAAGCTCCATCTCAATTCTGTCCCGCCTGGTTTGCTGTTCTTCTTTACTCATCCATCCGAATTTTTCATCAAAAGTAGAATAAACGAGGTAACGCAGGTAATCCAGATGCGAATCAAATTTACCTTCAATTTTTACTTCTGGCATCTGGTTTGGCTGGCCAAGGCCAATATCAATATCGTCAACCATATCTGCAATTTTCACAGACATTGAGCAACCTTCTCGGATGAAGTCTTCATCAAACTGCTTTGAAAGTGTTCTTAGCACATCGTCTTCGGTCTGAAGATAACAGTCAACATAACTTTCTCCAACTTCTCGTCCTTCTCCAATTTCTACAAAAACTGAATGTGCATCAACATCTTCCTTGGAAAGCATATGAGCATCGGTTGTAATGGTATACGGAAGATTGTACTTTTTGATAAAAGCTGCAATTTTGGCATTAGCTTCAGCCTGATCTGGCGTATCATGAGACTGAACTTCCATAAACACGTCATCAAAGATCCATTTCAGTTTGTTCCATAACTGCCATGCCTCAGTCTCGTTCCCATCAACAAGCAATCTACTCATTCGACCAACTTGACAGGCCGTAAGACAGATGATACCTTTACCCCACTCGTTCTGTTCAATGATATTCAAAGAAGTTCGAGGCTTTTTATACATGCCATCAACGCAAGCATTTGAAACAACCTTAAATAGATTTTTTAAACCGGTCTCGTTCTTCGCTAGTAAAACAAGATGGTAACGAGGTTGTTTATAGTCTTTTGTGTCGGCTTTCTCTGCCTGATTATCTACTTCATAGACTTCACAGCCGATGATAGGCTTAATACCTGCTTCCTTGCAAGCCTTAACTTGGTCAACAAAAGAGTGCATTTTTCCGTGGTCTGTAACCGCGATTGCTTTCTGGCCGTTTTCTTTGGCAAAGTTTACAAGTTCCTTGACGGTAAGAATAGAGTCAAGTAACGAACCCTGCGCTGTATGTACATGAAGATTTACAAAATTATCTGACATCTATTCTCCTTCCACCATTAAAACTGGTTGCGTTCCTTCAGACGCTTAATCCAGCGCTTGCGCTTCTCGTTAGCAATCTCATTCGCTTTCGATGTAAACGCCAAGATACAATCCTCGTCATCATCATAGTATGCGTAGATACAGTTCAGCACATCCCCAAATTCTTCTACGAGATTTTCATAAGCCTCGTTAATGCTTACCGGCGTAGGATTCTTCATGTCAATTGCACGATAAAACTTTATTGCAGCTTTCGACAACTCAGAACCTTCCTCACCCATCTGAATGAGAATTTCCTTGCCGTCAATATAATCAAGCACTCGTAAATTTTTATCTTTAATCATTCTGTCTGCTCCTTATCTTCGATTGACACTCTCAGAGTTACAGTCTTACCGTCTTTTGTTGTCCATGTGTATCCACCAAAAGTTCTGTTGTTGAACTGAGCTTCAGAAAGAAGCCAATCACGAACTGCCTCAATAGCTTCATCTGTGACACGAGTTTTATCTTTCCACTCGGTTCCATTCTTTTTAACAGTTCCTGCGTAAATACCAAACATACCACAGCTCACATGATATTCACTCATCACTCTTCACCTTATCTCCAAACTTAATAATATCGTCGAAAAGCATCGCATAGTCATCGGTGTACTTGTTACCATGGAAATGGCCGAAGTACCAGAATGGTTTACAATCGTTGGGATAACATTCGTATATATTATCAAAGAATATTTCAGTTGACTGGTCTACTGTGCTTTGGTCAATACCACCGATAAACAATTCAGTTGGAATGAACCGGAATGGGCAGGTATGCGTGAGCATAACATCAATATCATCGATTTGAGGGTCATGTGTAATATTCCAGATCTTTTTCTTAGTCTTCTCATTCGGCTGTTCATTCGGCCACCAATTATATCCACACTCTAGCCGATAATACTTATCCACAGAATAAGCTCCACCACAAACAAGACAATTCAACATCTCTACGCCAGAAAGAATCCGGTAAACCTCACCATCAATAGCAAAATACTGGTTTGGATACTGTGGGTCATGCCACACTCTTCCGCAAATATCACCACAAACCTTCCTTAGTTTGTAACCATCCTTACGAGACGGGCGGCGCTCGTGGTTGCCATGAATACAAAACAGATTCGCAGGAATATCTGCGGCGATAGTCTTGATACTCCATTCACGAGGATCATCCTTGCCGTAGTAGTTCAAACCGACATCGCCAAGGCAGACAATCCAGTCATTCTTTCCAAGATTGTGTTCATGGCAAAACTTTTCCAATTCTAAAAACCGATTAAAATCACCATGAATATCACCCGTGATGTATACCGCCATCAGTCAAACTCCTTAATTTTAATCTTCCAACCATACATATCTTCGTCTTCTACATAATGTTTTTTACAAAAATCAAGATAACGACAATCATCACACAATCCACATGGATCATCCGTCCGGCGTTTGCATTCTTCAATTAAAGCTTGAATTTCACTCTCAAGCCTTTTACAAGTAGGAGTAGTAATAATCATTGCGCACCTCACTCATAATCTTCTTTGTCAATCACATAAGTTCGTGGATAAAATCTATCGTTTCTATCACCAAAAATATCAACAAACCAGACTTTAACAATCTCAAACTCACGATTACATTCTTTGCTTCTTAGCATTTTAACTGCATCTCTTGCATTTTCAGCGTAGATTTCTCTGTGTAAGTTGTGATATTTCTTGAGTGTGTAATTATATGTGCGATAATCAATTTTGTAATATCTATATCGTCGTTTTTCCATTTTTCATTCAAAATCAAGAACAATCATATCTCCCATACCTTCATAGAAAACATGATCCATCTTAAATTTTTCACTAACCGATCCGTGGTCAGTTTCGAGACAAATCTCCCAATCTGGATGCTGCTCTGCAAATTTATCAAGAATATGAGTCAATTCATCCGGTTCAATAATATGAGCACCATCATTTAAAATCTGATTAAATGCTGTGCCTTCTCGAAGTAGTTCTAAATCTGCAATAGTATGTGCAAGTGATTGATGTGCTTTGTTAAGCAAATTTAATGACAGATCGTAATTATCCACTTTATTCATTGTCAGCCAACTCTCCATTCTTTACTTTTACAGCCTTATCATCCCAATATTCATCAGCTCCAACCTTTCTAGGAGCAGTGCCAAAATGCTCTTTCCACTCAGGAAGACTCTCATTGATTGCATCAAACTGAATGCCCCAATCGAAGCAAGCTTCCATTGCATCATATAAAAGCTTTCCTTCCCGGCAAGTCCAGAGAATCAGACCAGCACCGTGTTTCTGTTCCTGAATTGCTTGATAAATGACATTCCAGTTTGGCTCACCGATATCAGGATAATTATTCTCACAGAGAGTGCCATCAAAGTCGATGGCGATAGCACGTTTCCAATTTCCCATATCAAATCACCTCAAAATCAACAATCTGTGCCTGCGGAGTCACTTTATTTCCATACTGATTTATAGATAACCGGCATACAGCATTGATATATTTCTCTTCCTGACCACCATAGAAGTCATTATTGATCCATCCAATCATCCGGCCATTATCTGCAAAGCACACAAAATCAATGCCTTTTTCTTCGTCGCTGAACCGCCACATATTTCCATTCTTTCCCATCGGCTTGCAACTATCATGAGTAAGAGGAATCTTCTGAATAAGAAACAGTGGTTCAGGAATACCTAGTGCCCATACCTTCTGCATTTCATGCATTTTCTTAATAAGTGCAATACCAAGCTGGTCGTAATCAAATACAAAATCAAATACCGTGGCATTATCCATCACGGTATCCTTTAGCAATTCATCACAATCTGTAATAGCTTTAAAGATATTTTCTTTTTTGATTCTTACGCCAGCTGCATTTTCATGCCCAGAAACGGATTCAAAATCTCCGGTATTTGTTAAAAACTTTTTGAAATCCTCAATCGGAGATCCATCTGGATTTCGCATTGAACCGCCATAAACATCAGGTTCATCAGCAAAATCTCGAAGTAACACACACGGGCGACTATACATTTCTGCCAACTTAATAGCCACCACGCCAGTCAATCGGCTATCCAATACTCCTGTAGAGTCACAAAAAAGAACCTTGCTCTTGTCTGCTCCGTTTCTCTTGATGGCCTCTTGAAGTTCCGGGATTGCTTTGTCCCTCATTTTATTTTGCTGATACTTGCAAGACGAACACTCACGAGCTACATGCTGCGCCAGAGTCTCGTCAATCGTAACACCGGCATTCTTGCCACGAATCGGAGTGTACTGGAAAGTCTGCTCTCCACCGACCATCGCACGGAACATCCGCTTCTTTTGCTCGGATGAGCCAACACGAATCAGTGCGTTCATCATCGGAACGATGTAGAACTGAATATCATTGATGGTCGGGTCACCCTTGATGTTGAAACTATTCGCCTCAACCAGAGCACAAATCATCGGATTTACAATTCGTGCAAGACCTTTTGTGCAAAGGCGCTTTGTCTCATGCGAGTGCATATCCATAACGTCACCGATATTTCCGACTGCCACTAAATCAAGATACCTGTCTGCAACATCAGTCCAATTATCTTCATCAACGGCTTGAAGGAACTTATATACCACGCCAGCACCAGACAGTTCCTTATTAGGATATGTACCATTCTGGTTATTAACGATTACTGCGTAAGGATTCTCTCTGTCGCAGATGTGATGGTCAAGAATCAGAATATCGATGCCCTTATCACGAAGTTCCTTGCACTGCTCAACATCGTTACTACCAGCATCAGGAATAATCAGCAAGGTAGTTTCAGGTGGAATCTCAATTTCTTTAGAGAGTCCATGTTCCTTGCCACTATGATGCAGAACATTGATTTTTCCAAAATAACCAATCGCTTTCAAATACTGAAACATCATCGAAGCACTTGTAAAACCGTCCACATCACAGTCTACAAGGATAGAGATGATAGACTTTTTCCAAAGGTGTTTATTCAACATCATGACAGCATACTCGATATTGTCCAATTCCCACGGAGAATTCAAGCAAGAATCATCCAGATTCATGTAGGTCTTATAATCCTTGACCCCTCTGTTCTCCATAATCGTTCCAATCGGGTCTGATAGGTCGTTCCTACTCCCCTTCCAGAGTTTTACATTCATTTAATTCTCCTAACACAGTTTTCAATCAATGCCTTAAATTTTTCAGGATTATCAGTCGGGGCTTCCTTTTCATCCAGAATCCCTTTATCATCTACTACAGCATACACACTTACGCCATCGACAAATCGATTGGCGAGAACCATAAGCTCACTAAGCTGAACGTCTTTATCAAATATGAAACAAATATCAACGCAAAGACGTGTTAAAATTTCAATTTGATTCTGTGAAACCTTCTTCCCGCCAGTCGCCACACAGTTGTAGACATCCATGTTCCACATCTGCATGACAGACTTTTCGGCTTCACCAACATATACCAGACCTTCATTCTTAATGTATGGCTCTGTCTTATACAGACCATACAGAATACGGTTTCTGGCACACGGCTCAAGATACAGATACTTTAATTCACCTTCAGGCGGCTTACCAAAATATCTTCCCTTTACACCAACCAGAGTGCCAATTTCATCTCTGATTGGAATCGTGATTCTATTTGTCAGCTCGTCAAAGCCAATCTCAAACTCCCGCTGCGTCTCATAAGATATCCCATCGTCAGCAAAAATCTGGTTCACATAAGGTTTGTAATAACCGAGGATAGCTTCTGAGATGGGGACTATCGGACGGTCATCCTCGTGTTCTTCACCTTCATTTTGCATGGCAATGAGCTCTTTTAGAATCAGCATACTTTTAGGAAGGTCTTCCTCGAAGTTGTGATAGTAGTCAAGACCAACCCATTCGCAGATTTGCTTAATAGCTTTTGGAAAAGACAGTTCCAGAAAGAACTGGACGACAGAAATCAAATCATAACTGGTCTTTCCATTGGCAATATCTCGTGTGTAATCTACCGCAGTAAGATTTTCATTCTCGTAAATACAGAGTGCCGTTCTATTGTCACCATCTGGATTTGCGCACTGGTAATAACCAGTCTTGTGACTGATGTGATGACAACCAAGTTCCTCCAGAATCGGCTCAATCTGTTGCTCTTCAAGAATGTAATTTTTCAGATCTGCGATATTTACCATTGTAGTTCCTTACTTTCTGGTGCAGACACCGACCTCTTTCCAGACATTCTGGTTCAAATTCACTTCAAACATGATTTTCTTTTTCTCACCAAAGCGGTTCTTGTCGATGTTTCCAACGTAATACCGCTTATCTGGATTCAGCCGATGGGCACAGTCACCGCCCCACTCAGGATCATGAGAGATGTATTGATACTTCACGAACTTATCTTTTGGAATCTCCTTGAACAGAACCATCGTCCAAGCAACGTGCTTAATCATTTTTGACTCAGCAATGTTGTTTGAGTTCAACTCATCAGGAAGATACTCATGGGCATTTTCAGCCAACTGGATACTACCGTAGATAAAGATCTTTAGATTTTTCGCAATCTCTTCAAGCTCGGTGGCTGTAACCTTGAATGCTGCCCACTCACCAATCGATGCAATGTCGTTCTTTAAAGTATCGTAGAACACATACTTAACTCCCTGAGTGAGAGCTGCCTTCTGGATTTCAAATCGCAGGGATTTGTCACTATAATCGGCGGAGACATCCTTTGCGATAATCAAGCCTTGTGATTCGCTCTCGATCCACTGGCAGACATCAAGTACATTGCGATACTCCTCGCTTTCCTCGTAGACACGAGCGGTGAACTCATCAATGCTTTCTATGTATTCTCCGTCTTCGTTTTGCTTTCGGAAAATGAAGTTTCCATTTGCATCCCGATACATTCCAAGGGTGATTTCTCGCTCATCCTTGTGGAAGCGATGACCATGCAACTCTTGAAACTCAGGATTATTGATGGCAGTGACCAGTAAGCAGTACCGGACAGATTCGAGATCCATCTCATTCAGCAGCAGAAGAGCTTTCTGCTTTTGAACCAATGTGACGTAGGCAACAATTGCCATCATGTATCTAGTCTTACCAGCGTTAGATGGCATACCATTGAACATCACAGTGCCCAGCTTCAATCCTCGGAACAAATCATTCATGATAGGATACTGGAACGGCAAGCCCATATCAGGAACACTCAGACGCTCATTGACCATTGGCAGCAGACCATTATTCAAAATCTCAGCATCATCGTTTGTGATAATAACCGTATTGATCTTGTCGGCCTTGCCACGAATCAATTTGTAAATGTCCTGAGCACCAAACATTTCAAACTGTCGATGCTTCAAGATTCCTTCAATGTTAAATCCGTTTCTCTGATACTCACGAAGTAGCGAATATTTCTTCAGGATATTGAAATATCCCTTGATATCATCGTCATTCGCAAGACTCATGTAGTATTCAATGGTTGACCAGCCCTTCAGCCGCTTATATTGGGACAATCTGGACTCGTCTTCAGCCATAAACGTTAAAACAGACGTTTTATTAAATTCTTGAGTCCGAGTTTCGTAAATAATCAACGCTGCATCGTAGAAAAATTTTGTTGCTTCATCGGCAAAATCGTACTTGCTCTTGACATAATGCCCATACTCGACCAAATAGTCAGGATGCTTGTAAATTGCGCCAACAAATAGAATTTCGTTCGGGATATTTGAAATGAGTTCCACTCATCCACCTCCCTTTATATTTTTTAATATTGAATTTTGTTGTTTGGATACAGTTCATTAAACATATCGAAAACTTTTCTCAGTCCAAGACCTTCTTTGCTGGGCACCCAAATTTTCTTCGGATTCCAGTTTTTCCAAACTCCGTCATACTCAGGTGCAGTAGCATCATATTTTGGATTGTCTACCCATTGACCACCGTTCATACTATACTCGTACTTCTTTGGGTCAAGTTCGGCAAGTGTCAGGAATCTATTATCGTTCTTGTTGTGAGCTCCAAACCCACAAAACGTGCATCCGGTACGATCACACCCAGTACAGCACAATGGCGCATCCGGTTTATCACTCGTAGGAACAATATTGCCATAGACATCCGCAATTTGAATTCCTGACTGTTTGATGAAAGTGAGCACATCCTGCTCAGTCCAAAAACTCATAGGCTGACTTGTTGGAGACTTGCTATCAAAAGCATTACACCCATGTCGAATCCAAGCTTGCTTGCGAACGCGACTTTCATCAGTCAACGTTCCAATAATAGGTTTACGCTTGGTTGCCCTTGCGTACTTCTTCATCGGACCTTTTTTCATAACTGAACAACAGTAATGAGAAATTGCAAACGGAAGTTCTTGTGTTGCTGGCAACCATTTTTCCTTATTGAACATGGATTTTGTTCCAGTCTGCATTTCAGCTCCCGGTTCATTACCAAGTAGAATCGTCCGTCTGTTTCCCTGAAAGACTCCTGTTTCATCGTAAAGCCACGGGTTGCTAAAGACACCTCCCGGACAGTTCGTCCTTAAACCCAGAAGTTCCTGTCTTTTCCTGAGAGTTGTTCTTACTCTCTCTCTCTCTCTCTCTCATGGTGGCTGCGCCGCTATTTCTGATTCGTCTAGCGTAGTAAATCGCTTCTGCCACTTCTTTAGAGATAAGAGGATAACCATATGTAGAGACCACATCACTAAATCCCATCTTGGGATAAACAAAAACCGCATCTGCGTCTCGTGCAAATTTCTGGATTGACGAGTATTCCAAACCAGTATTGCTAAACACAAGTGGGACATCTGGAAACAACTGCTTTGTTAGATGAGCAAGTACAGTAGAATCCTTACCACCAGAGAAGCTAACATACACACCACCGTCGTAATGCATATACCATTCTTGAATGCGGTTTTGAGTGATCCGAATCTTTCGCTCGAGAGGAAGCGCCCGAAGCTCCTTCAATCTTTGAGCATCGTGAACTGTATTATCCATTTACCAACCTCTTTTATATCTCATCGAGAATTGCATTTATATCAATTTCATTCTCGTTTTTACTCTGTTTCGGTGCTGTTTTCATCCGTTTCAGTACCGTTTCAGTCAAATTTTCCTTCGCTTTGTCTTCGCTTTCACTGCGAATCGAAGCTAGTCTTTCTTTTCGTTCGAGATAACTAGGATATTGAGCTAACAAAACAGCCAAGTCATAATTCCATCGCTGGCTCATATCACAGCCCTTTGCTTCTTTCTCGGCAATTATCTTATCTAGTCGGGGTTTCGCTAGAACCCACATATCGTAAAGTTCTAGCGGAGGAATAGAACCTCTATATTTGTAATAATTACCGGAAATTAACTGTGTAAGTTTCGAGTAGAAGCTGCTAGGAACAACCGCCGGGGCATATGTATCTCGAATATGGTCGAAAAGAATCTTTTTTTCTTCCTGTTTGATACGTGCAAGCTCACGATTGTGGTCTTGCTCCCTCTTTTTGGAAAGAAGATCATCGACCTTTTTGTCCGTAGTTTCTTTCACTTTGTCAAAAAATGCCCTCAGCAGGTCATCTGTCCAAGGGCGTTTTTGATTTTTCTTTTCCTCTACAAAACAATCCTTATGGCAAAAGCCAGTCTTGTCGTAGAAGAAAGTGCTACGGTCTCGCTCGATGAAAATGTTCTTCCCGCAAATCTTGCATTTACGGGTAAGTTCCATTAAGCCAGTTCCTTCTCCATGATTGCGGCAACCTTCTTCAGTTCCTCAATATCAGTCATAGAACGGAATGCGGTAGACAGGCCAGCCGCCTTAACAGCCTTCTGCGCGGCACTCTTCTTCACAGGAGAAGCAGAAGCAATCAGGTCGTTCAACTTTGCCTTGATGTCGTCCAGAGAAGGTTCCTTGGATTCGGAGGTATTCTCTGCAGGAACATCATCACTGATATCATTGTCGTCAAGACCAAGCTCACGAGCACGCAGCTTCATTTCCGTCTTGACTGCATCGTTCAGACCATTCTTGATAATGACCTCACGATTCTTTGCGGAACGGTCGAGATATTCCTGATACTCAAGCAGAGTCAGGTCTTCTACAACCTCACCGCCATTATGAACACCGGTACGATCCTTATCAAAATAAGCAAAATTGATAGACTTATCATCGCCGGGATGATACATACGGAACTCGGTGCCGACATTGTACTCTTGACCCTTGAAGCCATCAGGAATCTTGCGGCCAGTAGAAACGCTCACAGAAGAACCATTCACCAGCTTGGTTTCAGTCTCATCCTTCTCACGGCAAATGACGATGTAACTCACACCAGTTGCATTCAGATCCAGAATCAGGGACTGACCCTTAAAGTTCAGCTGCTGATAATCCTTCAACTCCATACCAGCACCCTCGATCTTCACAGACTTCTCGTCGCCGGTCAAACCCTGTGCTGCAGCCTTAACTTTTGCACGTTTCTGCGAGAAATTAGTCAAGCCCTGTTTCGTAGTCAGATTAAGAATAGTTGCGGAGTCAACAACGATAGCATCGGCACGGAAAGGCTTACCGTCAGCGTCAAGCCAAACATTACCATCCTCATCTTCGAAGTCCTCATTATCAGCGACGGTATGAATGAAATCCTGTACCTCTGCGAGAGACTGAGTGTAAACGATACGGAGATTCATCGGATCGAGCCCATTCTCCATCAGTTCCTCACGATAATCGTCGATAGAACCAGACTCAGTATCCAGATACAGAACACGGAACGGACGGCCTTCAGGAGTCTTCATGTAGCAGAACTGCATAGCAAATCGAGACTTACCAGTTCCCTGCTCGCCATACACAAGCATACGAAGCTTCTTACGAATAGCAGATGCATCACAAACAATAGCCATATATGTAAATTCCTCTCTAAATCTTTTCTTTTATTGGTATCCTGTGTTACTTAGTTAAAAGCAAAAAATTTTTAGCCCCAGTTGATATCTTCCTCATCTTCAGGAATTACAGTAGACTTATTAGAACCACCCCACCAAGAAGTGTCGTTCTCAGCAGCCTTGCCGTCAAAGTCCTTCTTAGCCTGAGTGTTGGCAGCAATCTTTGCCCGTGCCTCGGAGATATTGTCCTCAGTGTAAGTGGGCTCTGCATCCTTGTCGCCGGGATTCGGATCAAAGGAATCAGGATTAACACCCTCGATATACAGCTTGCGAACTGCCTGAGTTCCCTGACGCTTCATTTTGTTGGGACCGCCCCAGATATTCTCAGTCTCAACTTCATCAACCTTCTGCTGATTGACGATGGGACCAAAACACTCGAAGCTAGTATAAGGCTTCAGACGCTTACGAATAGAATCGGCCAGAACCTTATTCTGAGCGTTTGCTTTATAGTCAATGAAGAACTCAGCGTCCTCGATGGTGTTGTAATTCACAATCTTGGCATCGACAATTACTTCATCGCCCTCATCGCTCTTGCGGCAACCAGTGTACACAACGGTCTGAGTAAACAGAGCCAGCTCCTCGAAACCCTCTGCATCGAAGTCGATTTCCTTTGAACTCAGAGACACCTGAGTAGGAACAAAGCGAATCTGGTGCTTACCGTTGTAAGTGCTGTACTCGATATTGCCACGGACATACACATTGTCACCGTCATGCAGGTTCTCGGAGATTTCCTTAGCTGCATCGAAGTCGGTCAGAGTCTTGTTATCATTGACGACCTTACCAGACTCATTCGTCTTCTTGGTGACACCGACCTTAACACCAATCATGTCATAGCCTTCCGGTGCAACATAAGTCAGACGATCCTTCCAAGCGACTTCCTTCTTATCCTTCTCGATACCCTTGTCCTTATCGGCACGGCGGAAGAAGTAAACCTTATCACGAGGCATACCAGCCAGATCAACATAAAAAGTGTTTTCGTTAGAGGTCTGAACGCCAAAGCTCAGGACACGGCGCATAGCACCACTCTTAGTCTCCTTCTCGTTGTAGAAGTTACTACGCTGGGTGCCGGTGACCTTACCAGCCATCTCAAAAGAACCACGGGTCTGAGGAAGATTAAAAATTCTATCTGCCATATTAAGTCTCCTTTTATGTAATTTTGTTTTATTGGTAATCACTTATGTTTCCTGTTTCACTGTCTCAAATCAATTTACGCACTATTCATTTTATGTGTTATCCTCCGTCTGGTTTATTGATGGCTTATATTTCATACAGCACCCGCCGTTAGAAATCGTCCTTTAATGGATTATGTATAAACATTGCGCCGAGCACTACTGGGAACCGTTCTGAACACTCAGGGCACAAATCAAAACTCAAAAACGAACCATCAAGTTGGCTACCATAAGAGTATTGATGCTCAAAACTGATTCCCTGCTCGCTACCTATCGGCTTGATTTCACGACCACACCAGTTACATATTTTCTTACATGTGTTCATACGGCATCACCCCATTTTTAATACTCTCTATCACGGAACATCTTAGATTGAGCACGAGTCAGTCTACTGTTCCGACCATACTTAGGTCTGAATGCTGACTGCAGCTTGTTGTTTGCGTATTCGAGGTCACTCTCCAGAATCTTAGCAGCTTCTTCAATGTAATCCCGAATGGCACAATACTGGTCACTATTGATACAGTGCGTCTTTAGATAATCAAGCATATCGACGGCCTGATTTTTCAAAAGAAGCGTATCTTCAAGCTGAGTCTTGCGCTGTTGGAAAAAATTTATATTCAACTGAACATCTCCTCCTTCTTTTCAATAAACCTGCTCCAATCCATCTTGTGATGACACTCTGGACACTTCGGATCAAGCTTCTCTAGTTTCGTCACACAAAACGGACAAAGATATGTGTTCTTTTCCTTTTGGAAGATTGGACTCGCTGGAAGACTCAAGGAACCGGAATCAATTGTTACATTGATAGGAATTTTGCTGTTCATCGTGTCACCTCTTATTTGAATTAGCCTTTTATGAGATTTAGTCTTCTGGGAAATGCTTCTTCGTCACTGCAATACAAAACGGTTCAATTTCCGAAGCAAACTTACAATTCTCTTTTCCATACACCTCACTCCACACAACACAAAATCCGCCGATCCCATCGAAAAGACTACCAAGAGTAGCACTCTCACCAATGAAAGGTTTCATCTTTTGTGCAATCCAATACCATTGAGGCAATGCAATCGAGTTACCAAGTGCTTTATAGCGAGGCGAATCAGCTGGCTTGTGCTTTTTACCATTCTCGTCAACCCACTCGCCAATATCCGTCCAGCCATCCTCGAATCCCTGAAGACGTTCACACTCAACAGGAGTTAAGCGTCGAACAATCCAATTGAGAACACATCCAGTAGTAAATCCTGGCCGCGTACCATTGCAAAGCGTAGTAGCCACTTCGTCGTAGCATTTCGTATTTTCTGCTCTAAATCCAAGTGGGAATCCAGCACATTTCATTTCTTTCTCTTCGACCACAAGATCAGTTGCGTCTTTGTAATCACGAGATTTCATTGTACTGGCTTGTTCGCTTTCCTTGTATTCACCAATACGCTGCATAGCAAAGGCTTTCTTTTCAGCGACAAGCGGCATATTATTACCACCAGTACCCCATTGAGCTGTACAAGCTGGGCTTGTATTACCTTGCTGAGTGTATCGAGCATCCTGACTATGGCTTTCAAATACAACTGTGGAAATATTTTGTTTTTGATTATGTAAAATGGTTTCTTTTTCCAATCCGTTCCCTCCTTAATGCTTTACACAGAACAAAGTCTGATCTTGCAAAGTGGAGAGAGTCGCACTCAATTCATTCTGCACGAGTGCTCCTTTACCCCCCCCTGCGCAGCCAGAACGAATCTTCAAAGTATAGGATCTTTCATCTCCCACCAATGAATCATCTCTTGCAGTGCATCCTTCAGAAGGTCGGGCAATGGTTTTCCACGTCTTGACGCTCTTGTCAAGATCCCCTGACATGCCCGTTTGCTCAAATAATACTTCTCCGGCACGTTGTCCTCTAAGGTCCATGACAAGCGCGAGACGTTTTCTACGCTGGGGAACGCCCCAACCACTAGCGTCGAATAATCTCCACGCCAAGGACCATCCGTTTCCGGCGATTGCTCCAGCTTTTGCCCACTTACCTTCTTTTCCCGAAGGTCGAGGAACTGAAACACTTGGTTCGACAATGCGTGCAAATTCTTCCAAGACACATCTAAAGTCTTCTCCTTTGTTGGAAGAGAAGGCTCCTGGAACGTTTTCCCAGATTGCAAATTTTGGATACTCTCCATTGGTGGCCTCCCTCATCTCCTTTATCACACGAATCATTTCCATAAACAAACCAGACCGTTTACCGGCCAGACCCGCTCGTTTACCGGCAATAGAAAGATCTTGGCTAACAAGGTGAACCACCAGTGATGCACGAGACGGGCTCAATTTTAGAGCCGTCAATCTTGCAAATATCTCCATAATGCTTCACCAAATCACCTCCTTTTAGTATCCTGTATTACATAGCTAAAACCACAAAAATGAGCGAAAAATAATAGACGCATTAACGTCATATTATTCATTCGCTTATAAAACAAAAGTTCTAGCAGATTTGTTCCACATACACCGTGTATTTATTCTTGTCTTGTATGTATAATTGACGTTTATCCTTATAAAAATTTTGTATTATTTCATATGGATGTCTTTTTGCGTAATATTTTTGATTGTATGACCTCGTGCACCATTCCAAGTTATCAGCATTGTTGTTCAATTTATTTTCGTCAATATGATTAACCTCTTTGTATTTATCTGGATTTGGATTATTAACGAATGCCATTGCAACCAATCGATGAACACTTACTGTTTTTTCTTTGCCATCCTTACAAAGATGCACTCGCTTGTATAAACATGTCACGAATTGACTAATTTCTCTTCCGTGGATAAATACAGGTGTTCCATTATTATCTCGAAATCTATCAACCGACCTTACTTTCCCAGTATTTGACACTTCGTATAATCCTGTATAGTCTATTCCGTCATAAATTCCAACGCTTTTCCAAGTCTCTTCTATAAAAATCACCTCCATTTTTTTATTTTAATGGTGCCGGTAGCAGGACTCGAACCCGCGCCTCTGTCTTATCTGGACCAAGGGGTATAGACCCAGTGCTCTAGCCGCTGAGCGATACCGGCATATACCTCAGAATTTAATTCTCACTATCCAAGCTACGTCGCGTTCCAATATGATCACTCTTGGCAACCATGTCGTAACATATAGGTTTCTTTCGGCTCTGAGTAACCGGTGCAGCGTAAGGGGCTGCGTGTGGAGCGACTGACGGGGTATGATCCCGCAACATTCAGATTGGAAATCTGACGCTCAGCCAATTGAGCTACAGTCGCATAAGAACCAACCTAGCAACTGGCATCACTAGGCTGGGATGCTCGGCTTGCAAAGGCACGCTGCACTCTTTCGAGCGAGCCGAGAATAACGTACATGGATAATTTCGTTAGCCCCTTTCGGGGTGGTATCTCGTACAGGCGCGACCGGATCTGATCGCTAAAGATCCTACCCATACGAGATTGGAGCAGCGAAAGGTAATCGAAACCTCATCCTCAGCTTGGAAGGCTGATATACTAACCGTTGTACGACCGCTGCATAATCACCCAGCTTACAAAGCACTACTGCACCATTACTGGCGAGCTGGGAATAATAATGGTCAAAGGAGTTCAATCATGAACAACAACGATTCATGACCGTGGTGCGGATAGTGGGCATCGAACCCACACGCCGAAGCACCAGATCCTAAATCTGGCGTGTCTGCCATTCCACCATATCCGCATAAATTGCGCCAACAGGGGTCGAACCTGTGATGGAGGAGTCAAAGTCCTCTGCCTTACCGCTTGGCGATGGCGCATCATCCACCCGGCTTGCTACGCCACACTGCTCTGTTTCCAGAGAGCCGGGAATAATGTGAATGAAAAATCTACATGCCCTTTCGGGCTGGTCCGAGTGACAGGTCATGATCCTGCGGCCTCATGCTCCCAAAGCACGCGCTCTTCCAACTGAGCTACACCCGGATATCAGTGCTACCGACCCGACTTGAACGGGCACGTCGTTGCCGACAGGAGATTTTAAGTCTCCGGTGTCTGCCATTCCACCACGGTAGCATATCAAAGCTGTCTGTCCAGCAGTCAACCGTCTTTCCGATTTGCCAATATTCTAGCACTTACCCATCTGCAAATGGGTTGGTAGCCCTACTCAGATTTGAACTGAGAATTTTACAAGGTTTGAACTTGTTGCGTATGCCTAATTCCGCCATAGGGCCATATTGCCGGTCTTTCCCGGCTGTCAGCCCCGCGCAGAGCATTTTCGGAGGAAGAAATATCACGATACTTCGTTAATCATTTTAACGAAAATCACGATAAAATGTCTATTTAATTCAGTTCTTCCAACTTCTTCATAAGCTGGTCAACGTCCATATCTTCCAGCTCCTTGTCCTTCTTCTTTGCCACAATCTTCATAATCTTATCGCGCTGCACCTTCTTCTCGGCTGCATCCACACGAGCCTCAGATTCAGCCAGCTTGACAGACACGATATACTTGACCAGCTCAATCTTGTTTGCCAGTTCGGTATCTTCGGCGCTCTTAACAGCCAGCAAGGAGTCTTCGTCTGCGGTCTTCTTCTGACGATTCAGGGTCTTAAAAATCGCATCTAGTGCCTCGACACTCAGATCCCACAGATCTTCAACAGTCATAATACCCTTATAGTTGAAGCGATAGCGATTACGGGTTGCAATTTCAAACAGATTCTTTTCCATAATAATTTCTCCTCTTAAATAACCACTTTCAGAACTCTCTCAGTAGAGCCCTGAACCTTAACAATAAAGGAATCATGCTTCGTCTCAGAGAATCCAACACCAGACAGCTGGTCATCTACCGACTGAACTGCCATCTGAGAACCAAGAGCCTCAAATACTCGCTTATGCTGTAATAGTTCCGCCTTCAGGAATTCATTGTAGAAGCCATTGGGCTTTTCAGTGTTAACACAATCCTTGAGCATGAAGAAGTAGTGACGGTTGCCATTACCAGTCTGTTCATCCCAGTAGTTTGGAGAGTACATCACCACAGACACAGGCACGAACTGATTGGAATTTACACCCCAGATCTCGCGGGTGCTAGTAGAACTGGGCAGCAGCTCCTTGATAGAGAACTTACCATCCTTCAGTGTAACAGTAGCCACCTGAACACTCAGACCACGATGCAAAGGCTTGTTATAGTTGAAGGAATAAATCTGACCATCAAACTCAATCTCTGCACGGAAGCCGGTTTTACCGCCACGATATGAGAAGCAGTGAACAAAGAAGTTGTACTTGCCATCTTTCATATTCTTGATGTCAGGCCAAGTGATATTTTCAACTGCCGCTTTATAGTGCTCAGGATGAATAATGTCAACGTCCAAATTTCCGCCGGTCATGTGATCTCGTTTGTCGCTAAAATAGATCTCAAAGTCGTTCGGCTCAACACAGTGGGCATCAAGGTCATTTTTATCCCACTCGTCCGGCTTATCGTTCCACTGAATAGAGAAACGCAGTACGCCATCAACCTTGCCGCCAGCATTCTTAACGTTATCACGGATCTGGCTGTCGGTCACGTTACCTGTATATGCCCAACCGAAACCGTTTGCCCATTTGAACATAGACGGCGCATTTTTATCCTGCGGCGCAATCAAAGACATCATATTCTTCTCGAAACGATTCTCCATAAACAGTTCCAAACCAGTTACGGTCGGCAGCACGTCCTTAATAAACTTATCAATGCCAATTTTCTCTGCACGGCCAAACTTCTTGGGATTAATCGCAACCGTCTTAGCCATTACCTCAAACGGATTCATAGCGCCAATCACACGAGGAGCTGCATCACGATTGCAGAACAAGATGTTGTTGGCAGTGATATCGTCCAGGGTAGCAAAACGACGACCCAGACTGTTCATGTAGCCAAGTTCTGTGACGGTCTTCTGTGCATCTTCCAGCATCTTTTTGGTGAAAATGGCCTTTGGACGCTTATAATTAGCGGGAGCAACAACCCTCTCAAAGGCAGTCACGGCAGAATCTACATCCATGCCATCACTCAGATTCACCAGCAGAGTACCGATAGCGGTGTTACGGATACGAAGCTGTCCCATATCGCTCCACGCCGGTGCCAGCCAAACATAAGCGGCCTTGTTTTCAGCCGGAGTATTGTCGTATTCGATCTTGTTAATCTTAAATACCTTTACGGCATTTTCAAACTCCTTGCCGCGATACAGGCTATTCTGTGCAATCAGCTCCAAAACAGTATCAACAGCATCCATGGTCAGTTCTTCCAGAGAACGCTTGTATACGTTTGCGGAATCACGCCACTGAGCCATCTTGGTAGCCACGTCATCAGGCCGCACAACGAAACGTTGCGGAATCTTGACTGCGAAATGATCCCAAGTATGCACATCCTTGTGATTTTCATCGTACTCGTAGTTCATCTCGGTGCCGAACATATTGCCAGAACCGATCATATTGCGGCTGACAAAATACGGATTCACAATATTGCGACTTTTCACATAGGCAGCCAGAGCGTCCACAACTGGCTGATACTTAGCGGACTTAGCATCGAAATCCCAAATAGAAACCAGATTACGACCCGCATCAAACGCTACCAGCTTGCCGATATTCTTCACAAAACGGCGGCAGCAGAAACAATCATACTCACGACGCTTACGGAACAGCTCATTCGTACCAGTCGGGAAGCTGTCGAGATACAGATTGTACAGTTCATCCTCGTCTGCATCTGTAATAAACAATGGATTCTCGACCTTCACCATCTCATTGAAGTGATCCTGCAGCAATGCACGAAATTTCTTGAAATCAGACATTATTATCATTCTCCATTCAAGTACTGTTTTTTGTGTCCTGTGTTATATAACTAACGTGTTAAAATCAAGGGGCAGAAGCCCCCTGTTTTTAATTTTTGTGGAAGTATTCGACCCAGCCCTTGTATCCTTGCCGGAAGCTAATATAGGCAACCTTGCTACACTTTCTTCCAATAATATCCGCAAGAGGATATTTACCATTCCCGAAACTAAGTTCTGCAAGATTAAATTCTGGATGAGTTTTACAGTAGTTATAAACCTTGACATACTCACCATTTCTTGTCAGATGTCTTCGGTCTAAAGTCTTTGAATGATATCTTCTTTCGAGAATATCATTCAACCGCGTGAAATAACTATGAATCGTATTTGTAGACATCTTTGAATCACTGTCTGCGCCGATACTATCCTCGGTTTTACGAATGATGTAATCACTATTCATGACATAGAATGCCCTGTACCCTCCCTTATTGGGAGCGTCATACTGTTTCATTTCATAACACTGCTTAATAATATCCATCAATCTTGCGTCAACATCAGTCTTGCCAAGAACGATATGAGATTCAAAATCGACATCGTTAATCGTCAGATTAGAAACTTCTTCAGAAGTAAGGCCAATCCAGTATAGCACGGCAATCACGTTCATACGAATCTGATACGGTTCTTCGTACTTGTTTAAAAAGTCAACAAATTCGTCAACTGATGCAAAATACTTATCCGCGTACATATTGTCTGAACTTACGTCACTCTCTGCAAACTCAGCTAGATCGTACAAGCATGTACGATTTTCGCTCTTGATGTAGCCAGTGATTATTGACTTCACATTTCTAAACGAACGACTTGAATTCACCCAATTGTATTTTGCAAACATCTTCACAAAATCATTTTTTGTGAAATCAAATAGCTCGTACCCGGCCTCGGCCTCACAATCCATAACATGATTAAGCGTTGATATTACAAACTCACCACTTCTATCAGAATACTTTTCGGCAAAATCTTTGATTTTTTCTTCAGTAAGCATAGTGGCACACTCCTTCTTATTATATGTAGTGTACCATTAAACCTTATAAAAAATCAAGCAAATGCGGCAAAATTCTGAAATTCCATAGTATGTTGTACGCCGCTCAGGAATGCTGCGAGCAAAAACGGTTCATCCTTGCATCTTGCCATTGCGATCATATTCATCTGACGATCAGACAAGACACCAAGCTTTTTGATGAACTGTCCTTTATTAAGCGTATCAGTCTCTTCACAGAGAACAATACTGTCAACCTCTAGGAACTTACAGTCTTCCTTTGAGAGTAGGACATGAACCGGAGAACGCTTATATATTCTGGAAGACAACGGATTTCCCTTGATCGTAGGACTGAAAAAATTCCTCTTATTGTTGCTTGTCACAACAAACGGTCGAATACCGCGCTGCTGATGACCTGTCGCATTAGATAGATCAACCAACCAAACCTCTCCGACCTTTGGGTCAATATTGTTGTCCATAGTCATTCTCCTCTATAAATATGTAGCTCCGTTCCATAGCTACATTATACAGGATACAATCGCAGAAGTCAAGAGGTTTTTGAAAATATTTTTAGTGTCCGTACAACTCTGGATTCTCTGATACGAACACGCTGGTATTATCGAAGATCATCTCATACGCTTTCTCTTTGTCGCCCGGCCTAAGCTCTATCCTCCTTACTTCGTAGCATTCTTGTCGCAACTCAACATGACTTTCGTTTCCAAAAAATCCAATACCTTTGACAATCCCATGCGTCTCTACACCAATGTCGTCCATTTCTTTGCAGACCATGTGAACATCCACACCATTGCAAACAAAGCAGATCCACACTCGCTTTTTTCTTATGTACTTCAGAAAACTCTCGACCTGTATAACTTCCAAGACTTTTTTCTCTCTCATCGAAATACCGCCTTCCGCTCACATAAACAACTTTCAAGATATATTATACACACCATTTTGTTTTAGTCAATATATAACACAGCTTTTTGTTGTTGTAAAAGCTTAAAATTTTAGATGATACCATTTACTCAGCATCATCCACAACCAGCTTCGCATCATAATAAAACCTGTGTGCGCCAAATTGTCCAGCAAAGGTTGCTCCGCGCTCGTGCCAACTGCCGGGAGCTGCCGCCGGGGTTACAAACCATTGAATAGGTTTGTCTGAAATCTTAGCGCCGTAATCAAAAACCATAGACACAGCTAGTTCGTTCTCTGCCGTCACCTTCCTATTATATAAGGAACTATAACCATACTTCTTAAAGACCTGCTGGATGGTTAGACCATCAAGTACAGCGGAATCATAAAGACATTGAGCCACAGCCATCTGACCTTCTAGGCTATCAGCACCTGCTTCACAAGCAACGATCTGCTCCGCAAGAGCACGCTCATCATCGGTGAGTTCGCGCTTTCCCTGGCTGAAGTTCACAATCCGCGTCTCAACAACAGTCTCTACAATGACTTCTGGCTCTTTTTCCTCTTGCTGCACAATGCTCACTGCCGGAGGACTACTATTATAAAGGTACGAATTGCTCTGCTTCTGAGCCACCGGGCTGATCTTCGATACCAGATTCCCTGCCAGCAAGCACATGATACACACAATAGCAATACTTTGCTCATGATTTGTTAACAAATTAGAGTTAATAAAAATCACTTCCTTTCAAAAATATTGGTTTTATAAGCTGCGCAAAAATTCATACAGCTCAATTTCACCTTGCAGCCAAACGACATCTCCGCCAGCCTTCAAATACACCGAATAGACCTTATCAGGATGCTCGAAGATGGATTCCACCTTCTTAGCTGTATTCCGATCAATAAGCACACTATTCATAATTACATTACCTTCCTTCTTCAAAACGCATATCCGGCCACCTTATTATGCAACGGCGGTTCAATCTCGAATGCTGTGTCGCTCTCAGCATCATATTTAAACCACCTCGTCAATTCTGGTCTTGGATACAGACCTTCCTCGTATCCTTCAACGACTGCGTAGTTGTAACAATGTTCAAAGATGTCAGTCACGTTTTCTTTAACAACTCGAATAGCCTCTGCTAAATCTGTAAAGAATCCTGCGATCCAACTGTCATCCGGCATCCAGTAGATTCCTTTGGTATTTGACACTGGCGAACTAAATTCCGCATTCTGCTCGTTCTTAAACGAGTCAATCATTGTTACGGTATAAATCATCTTGTACCTCATAGTTTAAGTAACGTTTTACATCATCCTCAAGAAGCATTAGTACAATCTTATCAAATGTTTTATGCGCCTTCTCATATATGGCAAATTTAATGGCAACTGGTTCACTCCATAAGTTCAGGTATTCAAGAGCCTTGTTGTAAGCCCCATTCTCTTTGTTATTTCCACCATGGCTATAATTATAAAAATCATAGCAAAGTTCAAGAAATTCAGAGCTACTCATTTCATTGACATATTTTCGTGCTCGTTTAGTTTTTTCTTTATCGATAACAATCAGCATAATCGTTCTCCTAAATCTTAGTTCTTATCTGTTAAGCAGTTCTTTGATGTAAAGCGTCTCAAAATTTTTCAGATTAGGATACTCGTTTCGAGCCATCTTTTCTGCCTGTTCTTCAACACTCAAAATACTTTCAAAGTCATCATCTATATCAACAACATAGCACATACACTCATGGTCATGCTTATCATTCCAACCTTCAAAAAGAGCAACGAATTTTTTCATGATGTATTTCCTTCTTAAATCTTAGTTTTTATCAGGCTCAGCTAACTGAAGTTCTTCCAACGAAAACGAAAGTCTTCCGCCTCCGCAAAAAGTAGTGAACTCGACAATGGCAGTATCTCCGTCGATTTCATCGATAATGCCTTCGCACCAATCTTCAGCGTAAACTTTATCTCCAACTTTCATAACTACTCACTCCTTAAATCTCAGCTTTTATCAGATGTCTTTCCACCACTCGGAAATATCATCGTCGTTAATTTCTTTCTTTGTTCCGACCTCACGAAAGCATTCGCAGACACTATCCCAAATTGCAATCACAAGATCACTACTTCTTTCAAGAGTATGCCCGAAGTAATCCTTGTAATAAAGGTTAAGCATAAACGATTTGCCATTCATTCCATAAGTTGGAATTGGTTCATCAGCAACTTTAATCCACATATACACTCCTAAATCTTAACTTTTATCAACTCGTTTATTCCAAGCATTTACTGCATCCAAAAGCATATTATTATCTGGCATTCCACAATTAACAAGATTATCATAATACGCTTTTGTTCTCAGTCCACAATAATCACATATGACTTGCGCTCTCAATTTAAAAAGCGTTGCTGGACCACCACAACATGGGCACGATTTCAAATCATACATTTTGACCATCCCTTCCCTGTTCCATTTCCAGCCGCTCACTCTGATCATCAGCAATAGACGCCACTTTCAGTAATCCCATTACAAAAATCCCAAAAGGAACAAGCAGTATAAAGTAAAATGCAATAAACGATATTATCATAATCCACATTATATTAACCTCACATGTCTTTTGGCTTGACCATCTTGTATTGAGGTTGCCTCAAGCATACACCGCACAAAGAGATTATTCAACACAATTATCAAAATTACCAAAATTTTACTAATAATCCTACGTCATCAATAGTTATATCATCGATCTGCACATCCTTTTGTTAAGTATCCACAAGAACCCGGATTTTATTAACCCTTGTCCATTGCATCTTCAAGCTTGCCATTGATAGAATCAATTTCACACATTAGCTTGCAGAACCAATTTCCATCCTTATCAAGTTTGAAACACAAATCCTTGTTGCCGCTCTTATATCCCATATAACATCCAGATCGGCACAAACTTATCACATCAAGTGCATCTTGAATCACTCGTGCTTCATTAAGAGTTAACTCAATCTTCATTATCCATCCTCCAAAGAATTTAGGTTTTATTGTTTTCGTAAAGTTTTAACATAATTTCTAGCGAAATAGAATCCAGACTACCATGTTGAACCAAATTAAGCGCCATGTAAAAATTCCTTCGAATATTAAAGTCCACTACGTCCTTTATCTCACCGCCTTTTTGAGCGTGATACAAAATATTATTTAACTTAAACAGTTCCTGATAACTTAACTTGACAACGACATCACCATCTCTCCCTTTTGGATTTTCATTTCCATTAAAACTCAGAATATTCATATTTGCACCTCTAGTCAAATATCTAAGTCTTTAAAATCAACCGCTTCTGATTCACCATCATATTCAATATCTACATTCGATAAATATGTTTTGTACATCTTTTCACGACATATAGCAGCTTCCATACTCGGATGTCGAATATCATAAAGCAACTGTTTGAGTTCTTCATCCGTCAAATTATACTCTTCTTGCAACATACTTATATCCACACCTCTCGATCAAAACGCAAACGGATTACTATTCACTGCTATTATCAGTGCCACATTGAAAGAAAACATTACAAATGCGGTCATTCTCTATCACCTCAGTCTCTAAATTCAATATCTACAACAATATTCTCAGGCTCTGTCATATACCTTCGTGCCAGCAGTTCTACCATGCGTTCCTTATCCCCAAGATTGCTGTTACGCAAAAGATACGAATAAACTTGTCTTCCTCTGTACAAAAATACAGCCCAAGCACTTCTTTTCAACGGATTTGAAACAAAAGTCATTCCATCGCTTCCTCCAGAGAGGTGGTCACGTCACCAAAATCAAGATCCAGAGCACCAATCATATCATCCAGAGCATCCACAGCATCAGACAGATTCGTGCAAGCATAATCTGCTTTATCATACCGCTCACTCCCCTGCAGATTCTCCGGCATGTAATCACGATACTCTTCTTCTTCCCACTGAATACTCTCGACATCTGATTTTACACTTTCGACCTCTGACACAAGCTCATCCAGCTTCTTACGGATGGAATCAAAACGGTTAATGGTCTGCTTAATAGCTTTTCTACGAGTGCTATTCATTTTCAAATCTCCTTTCAATCTACGATGCCAAGCTTGCAAATGTTTTTCGGATCAGTAATGTAGCCAAATGTCAATGTATTACGAAGATACCCCTTGTACTCAAATCCACGGTCACGAGCCGCCAGACGGCACACATCTCGAATCGCAGATTCTCTCGGCCAAGAGATGCCAGCCATCTGATACTTCCACTGAAGATCTCTCAGCTTCTGCCATGTAATAACCGGTTCTTTCTCATCCTCGAAACACAAACCATTCTTGACTGCGTATTCAAGAGCGTTACACCGCTTATTCTCTTCTGATGTACAAGTGCCCCATTCGTTTTCGAGACGGCGATGCGCTCTATCAAACGGCGCTTGCTTTACTGCGTCAATACCAAACGCTGCGCCAAGCAAACCCAAACCAAGTAACAATCCCATAATTCAAACCTCCATTCATGCTGTTTCTAGCTCTCTTTTAACTAGTTGACGACGTTTCGTTACATTTTTTAACCAATCATTTCCACTGGGAGCTTGTCTATCCACTCTCGTATTGCGACCACTCCCTATCGGACACGCCCGACGATAATCATCAGCAGTCTTACAACCAAGAGATTCAGCTTCGTCCAGTGCTTTTCGCACATAAGCCCATGTACTACCACCTAGATCAGAACACTTTCCAATCACAGCAAGCACAAGTTCATCGCCCATGCGCTCAACATATTCTGCCAAAGCCTTCTTTCCTGCAGCACCGAGTTTCCCGATATTCTCTCGGAAAACATCCTCGATAGGCTTCGTCATTGTCGTCTCATCACAAGACGAAGACGATATCTTATCTTTTTCTTTCTCTTTCTCTTTTTCTAGCTTGGTTTTGCTTGCGTTTGCTTCGTTTTGCTCACGCTTGCTTTCACCGCCAGCTTTTCCAGAAATGCGCTTACCTTCGATGTATTCGGCATCTTTAATCAAATCTCTCTTGATAGCAGGCCACACGTACCGCTCATTTCCGATGAGTTCAGGCTCCGTTCCAGACGATTTATATTTCATCATCGCCAGTACCAAACGCCCCACCTCAGCAGCACTAAGGGGTTCAAAGTAGCTCTCGTAAGTATCCCAGATTTTAATATAAGTATCAGCCATCATACACCTCACATTGCTACAATTGAACAATGAGAATCAACGCCATAGTCGATGTTAGAATAATATTCTCTATCAACGTCTGCATTTAATCCAATGTAATGAAGCGTAATAGCCTGATTACTGTGATTCAGGCTATGTTGCAACCACGCAAGTGCCATCTGGTCATCTTTATGATTCATCATGAATTGATAACCAAAAGTCTTTCGACAACTATGAGTCCCAAGTTTATAAGAAAGCCCTAAATCTTTTTGAGCTTTTCTCATAATCTGTCCGAACGTATCAACATCAATCGGGTCACCTTTCTTCTTTGGATCAGCTTCATATTTTACAACTTTCACTGCATTTGATTTTCCCCCTCCAACTTTCCAGGAAGAAATGCCCCCATTCGTTCTTAATGAATTTTTGCTACTTCCTTTCTGAGATGGAAAAAGCCACGAATGATACGACGGCCTCGTTAGTCGAATATATTCAGCTATAATCTGCATTGTGTTCTGCCCAATTACAACATCGCGATATTTTCCTGTCTTTTTCTCTTTGAATCGAACCTTGACTGTTTCATTAACAACAAGTTTTCCTTCAACCAGGTGCGATACATCTTCAACTCTAAATCGAAGAAGGTCACTCGCACGAAATCCTGTGGCAATACCAAGATTAAACAAGCACCAATCTCTATACTTCTTTTTATTATAGAAGTATTCAGAAATAGCCTGAATGTCTTTTACGTCACGAATCGGTTCAACCTCACCATTTCGTGCCACCGAATATCGAGTGATGTTGTAATTTTTTCCTTTAGAATATTGAGTTGTTTCTTGATTGACATCTTCATCTAAATATTCGTCAATACTTATAAAATTCGATTCATATTCTTCCTGTGCTAATGCTCCCATATACTATATCTCCTTTTAGATTCCGTATTTCAAACAATATTTCCCATATGACAATCCTTCCGCATCAGCTAATCTTGTAATCTCAACAAATGTTGGCTTATGCTTCTTTTTATTTTTACACCTAATAGATGCCTCGTTTCTAATAATTTTACGACATTTATCACAATAAAGTCTGCCACATTTTGGGCCATGCCATGTGACACCACAGCGATTACACGTTATGTCTCCATACACCATCATACCTTATACCTCAAATTCATCAATCATCCACTGATGCTTGTAATAATAGCCTTCACTCTCTTCTGTTACCAGAGCGCTAAAACTATCAATATAGGACTCTTCACTTGCATCTGGATGGCTCTCTTTGCATTCCATATAAGCCAGCTTCATCAATTCATATAGCTTCTTTTCGTCAGAAGAAACCTCAATCACATTTGCCTCTGCATAGAATTCCGTTTCTTCATAACAGTCATGTAAAACATAAATTCTCATAATATGTACCTCAATTCTTTTCAAACAAATCGTTTCGAATTCATTTACTTCTTCTCCTGCTCTTTCATCAGCTGTTTCACAGCCTTCTTAAACATCCGCATAGCATTATCACTTTCCAGGAAAACCTTAGTCTTCGGCTTAGGCATACAGCCATGAGCACGTTTGTATGCCTTCAACATACTCTCCATCTTTGTATAACCAATCTGGTCATAAATCATACGGTAAGTCTTATGATAATGAATTGTATTGTCTCCAATTTTCTTTGCCAGAGGTTCAACAACTGGAACCAGTTTTAATGCTGTCTCACTCTGCTTCTTAGGCTTCTCAGTAACAACTTCTTTAACTTCAACTTCAACCATAGGAGCATCATTTACATTTACTTCAGGAGCTACTTCAATAGTTTTCAAAACCGGACGAAGTTCATTCTGATTCTGGTGCAGCCGCTCAATAGATGCCGCATACATATCTGCAACGACAGAACCCATGACGGATTTCCAAGTAGAATCCTCTTCGATAATATCAATCGTAGAGATTTTCCCACTACGATTCGTTCTCTTAATATACTTTGCACGAGCATCTTCCAAAACGAAACCATAATTACGATTCAGATATTCATAAATCTTGTGAAGCGTTTCCTTATTTGTGTAACCTTTAGTATTTGCAATCACACCAATCTTGCTATACAAATCTTTACGCCAGTCACTCATTTCATCCTGAAACACATTGCGAGGAGTGTAGCTCCTAGCACGAATCGCGTTATCCATCTGCTTGTCCTTAATCTGATGAACACACTGAGATACACTACTGATCACATTCAGTGCTTCGTTGCTAGTGGCGCGAGCTTCCTCAATCTGTTCACTGAGATCCTTACGGGTGGAATCAAGTTCGCTCTGAAGATTCTTCATGCTATCAAATAGAGCGTGAAGTCTTACATCAATGAACTCCTTACTCAGTGCAGCATCCATCTGAGGCGTAGCCAGAACGGTGTCACCACGCATCAAGGATTCCATGATGTCCCAGCAGAAATCCATGAACGCATCTGCTTTGGGCTGACGAGAAAGACGACAGATTTCCATAACGCCACGCAGACTATACACGATATATTCACGTTCCTTCGTGATTCCGCCCTCAACATTCCTCAGTTTGAGGAAAGTTGAAAGAGGGTCAAGACGATCTGTGTTCTTAACATGGATATTTTGAATTGCCTTATTAGGATTGTTATACTCTAGCGCTCTACCAATCTGTTCACGAGTCATGTAATACTGATGCTTACTATCCTCGTACACATCCATACTCAGTGCGCCAAAGGGCTTAGAGACTATTACGGTCATAGGATTGTTAGTAGTCATTTTGTTTTACTCCTTTATATTTGTTAAGAAAAATCTGCGGTCAAATCTTCAGACGACCAGCTCTTATGATCTGTGTACTCATCACTGAGTACATCCATCCAAAGATAATTTTCAATATCACCACTACTTTCGTAATTGATACTGGACAGGCTGATTGTTTCGCCATCATTTCTTTTAAGGTAAATTACAATCTCAGGATATGGTTCTGCAAACCCCTCTGCAACAATCCTCCCGATGGGTGTATCGATTGCAAATCGCTTCTCGTTCATATTATTTTTCCTCCTAAAAGAACTCTTTTATCAAAACTGGTATTTCCAGAACAGTCGTGCGTTGCCGGTAATATCTTGCAAGCAAGAAATGTATTCCCGGAATGAAATCAGACCTTGTATCTTCATAACCCATGCTCGCTTTGCACGAACTGCAATCGCTGGATCGTACTTCACAGCATCGTTAAATGCGCTGTCGGTCATCTTGCGTTCAAAGTAACGAATCTCATTGATGTTCATAATCATTTCTCCTCTGTTTCATTTCAGTTTCTTTTCAAAATCTTCGAGTTCTTCATAATCTTCATCTGTGAGATAATCGTCGATTTCAATATCCAAAAGGATATAGCACTGCGCCTGTAAAGCAACATACGCATCATCTGCACTCATTCCATTTTCAATAAGAACCTGTGCTGCTTCCATGAGTTTATCATTCATAGTTCGTTCCATTTTCTAAAACCTCGATTTTATTTAATTTCAATATTCATTTTGCTAAATAAATATTTAACAGATTCTTCAATCGCATCAATAGACCAAACATTAGGATTACATACACCAAGAATTTTATCGCCAGAAGCATTATCACATGCATCACAAAAATGCCACCAGCTATTATCGCCAGCATCATATTCATAATAAACACCCACATCAATTTCAGGGTGACCATCTACATGATATTTAATCTGATCTTTATCATTAAATGTATCCGGTTTGTGTCCACGTCCATTCCATCCAGAAGGATTCATCTTAGAAAGAAAATCTCTTGCAATTTCATGCGCCGTCATAAACTCACACTCCCTAAAATAAAAGCCTTTTTTGAATCAAAAGGTTTTAGTAGCTCAAACTTGTCGGTTTCTTCATTAAAAATTCCAACCGTCGCACCTTCTTTTAACCAATAAGAAAGTGTATCAAGTGCTTCCTTAATCTCGTCCATCGAGTTATCCCATCCACCATTGGAAACAATCACAACACTCACTCCTTTAATTCTCCATCCTCATAATCAAAAACATGACAACAATCTTCGCAGCCTTTCTTATACAGGTCGGTTTGAATCTTATCATTTACTGCATCTTGCTCAATAACCGTAATTAAATCGTACCACGAAAATGTCTTTCCGTCTTTAGAGTAAAAAATCAGCATACCCGGATAGCATTCTTTGTCTGCCGACCCCGTGGCAATCAACCAACCATTATGAATTTTAATTTTGAAATCATGTTCATTAACGTTAATCATTTGTCTTTCTCCTTTATATTATTATCTTATCTTCACTGAGCGTTTCGGTTTCATACGTTGCATAGACAAGCTCTGTCGGCTTACTGTAACACGTTTTCATCCAGTCAAGCTCTGCATCACGCAACTCTTTTGTGGGATAGATTTCATGCCCTCTATATGTATCGCCGTACATAAAGTGTCTGACAGAGTATTCAAGATGGTAATACATTATCGTTTTTCCAACTTCTCACACACTTTTGCAATGATAGCCAAACCTGTGCGCAGAAAATCTGCATTGTAAGGATTTTGTGCTTGAACATCTAAATGGTACAGCAATTTTTCCAAATCAGAGCTATATCCAACGCCTGCTGTTTTACAAAGGACCTCGGCCATCGCTTGAGTGTCATATTTCATAATAAAACTCTCCTTTTACATCAATTTGTTAGAAATATCAAATGCTTTCCATCTGAAACTAAATTCATCCGTCCAAACCTGTGCTTCGAGTTCGTCACTATCATAATAAGCCAGAACATTAGGAAAATCAGAATACATTGCATAGCATTCTTTCGAATCATCCACGATATATTTCATAGCTTCTTTTTTGTTTTGAAAAAACTCAGGCTCAAAAATTTCACCTTTAGAACCACATTCGATAACACACCACATATAATTTTCTCCTTTCAAAACGTTGGATTATCTGTCGTGAACATATATTGTTTATTTGTCTTATGGCACTCATTCCACATATCCGCAACCTCTTTTGCCCTCTTTTTGCTCTCACAGAGATTTGCAGCCTTAATACCCTTAATGGTTAATTTACTTAATAGATTATCTGCCACAGAAATCCTTATTGGATAGGCATGATATTTTCCGTTCGCTTCAACATCGCAGACTGCCCACATATATTTCATAATCAAACCCTCACGTTCTCATAAACCCACTCGACACCCTTACTATGGAACTCATCCACCCAACGGAACCAATCATCTTGTGTGAAGCTGCCAACGGGAAAGCCTCTCCAATTCTGATCAAGAACTAGTTCTCCACGTTCATTTTCAGTCCATGCGATACCTGTGTTCTCTCTCCAAAGACGTTCAACAAATTTATCGCAATCATCTTTATTCCAACTTAGCTTCTGCATCCACTGTGCATCTAAATATGTATTTTCATATGCTTCCGCAACAACACATGGACAGTTTTTACAGGTTTTTTCTATACAATACCAGCAAGGTCCACCGTTATAACTCATGATTTATACCTCACTAAAATCCGCATTGAAAAGGATCTCATTACCATATTCAGTAAGAATATCCTTGAACCACTTTTCGTTCTTTTTCCACCACGACTCAGCTTGTTGCGGAGTCAACACAGTTCCCTTTTTCTTCGCTGCATCAATAATGTCATCGATACACCAACGAGTTTCAGCAAACCAATACTGATTTACGTCATCATCCTTTTCCTGTTCGTCTTCAATATAGTTAGGACAATAGTTAGTGTAGAAATCCACATCAAAAAGTGTGATAGTCATATCATTGCCGCTTAATTCACGTTCAACGTCAGCTACTTCTTCTCTGAGATACAGCTCAGACATAATACCGTCTTCATGTTCCTGAATCCATTTCTCTGTAATATTGAACTTTTTCGCCAGTTCATCGACCTCAAACACCCATGTGCCATAATTCGTATTTTCAGTACCATGTTTCACCATATAATCAGCAATCTGACGTTCCATCATATTGTCATCCATGATATCTTCCTCCTAAAATTTAACTTTTATCAAAAGCGCCAACTGGTTGTAACAATTCGTTTTGCTTCGCCCTTTTCATAGCTACCATTCTCGATTGCTTCTTCCAGTCCGTTCCCAGCATTATAGGCCATACCATTTTGAATAGGATCATCTCCAAGAAAGCCACCACAAGAATCAATTTCAACCCAATTAGGTTCAGCGCTTTCCTCGACATCATCTTCCACAAAACCATCCTGTTCATAAAGCGTATACCCATACACTTCGCCAGTTAGATAGTTGTCGTATTCTTTAACCTCAAGCTTCATATTCTGTTCTGCAATAGCTTTATTCTGTTCATTAAAATCAGAAAGAACAGTAACAATCCACCCTGCGCAGCTTGAATCAAACATATCATTATAGGGATACATCCGCTCTCCACAACTCATCGTGATTCCACTATGTTCATAAATCCAAAGCGGTAACCAAACCACTTTCTTTTCAAGCAGTTTCATGCAATCACGAATAGAGAACTCTCCTCTCGAATACTGAACAAGGTCATCATAAAACAAGCTCTTCCAACTATATTCTTCCTCGTTCGGAATCCAATCGTCTGATTCAGAATTGTTGGTACAGATTGCCCAATAGTCATTATCGTCATCCAGATCATGATGCTGAATTGCACATGTATCAAACAGCTTTTTGTTTACAAGCGCATCAAGAACTTCCTTATCATCACAATACTTCCAGACGAGATTGTTCCAAAACTCTTCCGGCGTATTAGAATCAATGGCATCACCGAGACGATAGCGACCATAAAAGCAAGCCATAATAGAATCATGATCACAATCACGCGGATTGCATTCCTCGCCGTTATCCGCCCAAATATGTAAACAGTAGTTCACACCATCATTCTCCCATTTTATGGTTTCGTTATCATAACAGTACAGCATATCTAGAATCTCCCTTTTATCAATCTTCTTCATTAAGAAGTTCTTCTCTGCTAATCGTTGTCATTTCTGAATAATCCTCGTTGTTAGGGTTATCCCATACAAAAACATTTACATCGCCTGTTTCGTTATCAACTTCCGTATCAGATATGTTAATCTCTGCCCCATCTGGTCGCTTAAAATAAACGCTTACACCAGGATAATCATGGTCCCAATTTTCACGAATAACTAGCTTTCCGATTGCCGTATCAATTTCAAAAACCTTTTTATCTTTATCCATATTCACTCACCTCTTATGTGCTTGCCTTTTCTTCAAAAGCGTACCAATCAGACCAAATCTTATCGACCTCGCCATTCTTAAAACCATTCTTATAATCGGTAAACTCAACATAATAGTTGCTTGTCCACTCATTCAGGTAGTGTTCATAGATAGCTGCGATTCCACGCTTTGTTTCAACGACAAAACTATCAACCAGAACACCCTCAACGTAAGCACCCGTGTATTGTGCTTTATTCTGATACATCCAACGATTAAGAGCGCCTGCATTAAGATAAAACCGTGTCATAATTCATTCTCCTTTACTCTGCAATCACCATAGCAAGAACCGGCTCACCGGAACCCTTCAATTGAAGTTCCAGAATATCGCCATCATCCACGATTTCACACTTGCTTAGATAATCCTGAAGAAAGAACATCTGACATTCCTGCCAAAAGATTTCTTTCGGATCTTCATTCTCTCCTACGAACACATTCTTGTGATGAAAAGATTCATTCCAAACCCAACCTTCGCCATCAAAACAAGCGTGAACTTCCCTCAGATCCCACATAATCAGTCCTCCCCAAAAATATGACGCTTGTTAAGGTCATCACTGATAATATTCTCAATTTTATTTTTGGTATTATCATCGAGCTTTCCGTAAGGAGCATTATCAAGATAATAGAAGTGAATTTCATCTCCAAGATCCTTGTACATGACACTCACATAAAACCCAGCTGAAATTCCATTCAGTAAAGCATATCCAATACCGTATACTTCTGAATAATTGTTGCCCATTAAATCCCACATAGCTTAAATCCCGTAACGCTTATTTAAGTCTTCAAAAAGAAGGTCTCGAACTTCATTCATATCATCTTCGTCAATTTCATATGGCTTGTAAATCATAATGCAGTAGTCCATAACTAGATACATAACCGAATATCTATACGAGATTCCATCTTCTTTATAACTAAACTCTGCACAGCCAAACTTATGATCTTCTGCATATTCATTTGCAATTAAAACCCACATTTTATCACCTCAAAATTTCCTTGAGCATCTTTACCATACCTTCGTAATCTTTATCATTGGCATCCATCATACGAACTGTCATATCAAAATCAACTGTCTGACAATCACTGAAATCGTATTGTTCAATATCATTACTACAAGTGTCAGGGTAATGTTCTTCGAGCCGGTCTTTCGTACAACAGTCACAGAAGGTTCCAGAATAATAATCACTGGCCGACTCACCTGTTTTCATGTACACATGGATACCATCTGTGACAATCACTTTAGCGAACCGCTTCATATCTTCTGGCGTAAAGGTCTGATCCATAACATCATACGAATAGGCCATATAACAAGTTTTATCAGGCTCATAAATATCCTGTTCCCTATCTGCGCCAAACGCTCTAGCGTATCCACCAGCCCATCCACCACAAAAAACAAGAATTTCTTTTCCTGCTTCGATAGCTGCCATATATTCCTCTTCAGGAATCGCTACAATTCTTCCGTTAGGAAAAATAAAACCTTCAAATTCTCTCATATCAAACACTCCCAACATTCTTAAATCCATAAAGGCTATAACCCTTGTATTTGAAGTACCGCATCGCTTTGTTAATCTGTGTAGAGCTTACTGTCGAATGACTTTTTAGATATGTATTCTTATATTCGCACAGCTTTTTATACTCATCACTTTCACGATGTGCTTTTAACTTTTCGCAATGGTCGTGGCAACCAGGATAACGCTCCGGTGCCACACAGTAACGGCAAGGATCAGTCATATTGCAAGCTCCTTTTCTCTTGTAAACTTAATCACCAACGCATTCACGTTGGCCGCTTCCATCGTTGACTGTTTTGCATCCTCGTGATTGCCAGCTCTAAGGAATGAAACACTTTGATCCATCAGCTTACGTCGATAGGAAGAAAGAGCTGCGAGAATAATATTCTTTTCAGTGTTGGTCATATTCTTTTTCCTCCTGCTCACGTTCCTTGTGAAATTTTCGCACTTCTTCCCAAAAATCAAACGGATCAGAATTGTGATAAACAAGCTCCATGTATTCTTTTCTACTGTTAAAATGGTTTATGTTAGTATCCATTTTTATCACCTCAATCAAAGCTGAACCACTTCATGTTTGACTTTCTCCAGCATCTTTTTCTCTTGTTCTTCAAGACGTTCAACCTCATATAAAACGCTGTGAATACCATAAATAATCAAATCACGATCTCGTTCACGTTCTGCTCTATGTACTGGATTGTTTTTACAAGATCCTTCGCACAAGTTATTTTCTCTTGCAATCAAATTATCAATCGCATACTTCAAAACACGCTTATCTTTTTCAGTCATATTTATCACCTCAATCATTGTAAAATATCTGTTTTAGCAGTTTTTGAAATCCAAATCTCTTACAAAATTCACAATAGGGTCTCGGAAAACAACGCTCTTAATACAAAGAGACTCCAAATCATACTGACCTTTACAATTTCCGTAAAAGATAAGTCCATGACCGATTTCATCAAACCATTTTTGTGCCTTATCAATAGAATAAAAGTGCTGCGCACCATCAACGGATTCAGTAAAAAATGTGTACCCACACTCACCAAATTGAACATACTCCCAACGATTAAGAGTGTTTCCTTCGTAGTCGAATAAATGCTTTACGGCAATAACATATACAGTTTTCATATTTTCATCTCCTATAAAAGCATGATTCTATTTCATTAACACCACAGTAACAGCCCACACTCTTGCGTCAATATCGAATGTGTCGATTTCTTGATTCTTAAACGATTCCGGCATTCCGACATATGAGCCTTCATATATCTTTGTACAATCTTGTGAATATACCACGAATAATGTATTCTGATAAATTGAGCCACAACATTCATAGAGCCGTTTTACTGTGAAAATGTTATTTACGATTTTCATATTTAACACTCCTTTTAATATTTTCATGCTTTCGCATTCTGGTAGCGGTTATGTCTGCCCTAGTACCGCCAATCATCTAGCATAATAACGTATTATTTTAATTTTCCTTTCAAATATAGCTCCTGCTTATAATGCCTATGTTCTTTCATGATTTTGTTTCGTTCTTCTAATGACGGTTTATAATCTTTCCAGTGACTCTTGATGTGATCATCGTTTTTCTTTTTGGATTCTGGATTAACTATAAGCAAAATAGATTTCTTACTCACGTTATATTCTTTCGCCAAATCCATTAAGCTAAATAATCCAGTAGAATATTTTTTTCGGATTTCTTCTTTCATTACAGATGTAATCTTTACTCTTCTATCTTGTTGTTCTGAAAGTTTTATTTTTTCAGATTTATAAGGCATTATGACACCCACTCCTGACTTCTTATATAATCCTTAATAGATGGATTGTATTCATTACGGTCAATGTATTGACACAGGACACGCTGCACATCACGGTTATCACCGTAATCCATCGCTAACGAAATATCTTCACCGTGAGTTCCAACACCCAGGCGTTCATACTTTCTAACTTCAAGATAAAAGTCATGTGCGCTGTAGCGTCTGCCATCTCTGCGGTCAAGAATTGAATCGATAATCATTCCTCACACCTCGATATCATTGATATTAAAAGTTCTTACATCAACCCTCTTTTCAGCTCCATGTGGCTTGTCAGACGGCCTGTACATAAAATACGGAGATGCTGCCGATTCGATGTAGAATATTACACAAGGAAATCGCTCTCCAGAAACAGCCTTTCTCTTTTCAAGAATTGCTTCGTATGCCGTTTTATGAAGCACTTCATATTCATGATTTGGAACGAATTCGTCTCCAAAATGATACTGACTGATACGGTTTACACGATCTGCAAACACTCTGAATCCACTATATTTATCTGCCACTTCAATCGCATCAAAATTTGCACCAGTCATGTCGTTTACAATCTTCAAGATGCGTTCTTTGCTGTACTCAAAAGATCTCGGAGTACGTTTCACGCCAGCCTTAACAGGAACAAACGGCGGTTTATTGAAACTATTCTTATAATCAATTTCACCGGTTCCTTCATCAATTGGTGCAAACATATCAACAAATCCAGTCACAGGCCAATTATAGAGACCGGATTTTATATTGTATTTGTTTCTTTCACATGAAATAACTTCCAAATAATAAGCCTTATCCTCAACGTGAAATGCTGTGCGGATTCTACAATTTCCGACATCTCCAAAGTGAACATCTTGCCCTTTAAAGTGATAATCAAAAGAACCAGCACCTTCAAAATACAGAATCTTCATTTTCTTTTCCTTCCTTAGAAAAATACCAGTTTGTTATCATCGTCGTGTGTTGCATTCCACGCTTTTTCAATAGCTACAGACGATTCTGTTACAAAATCACCAACCGCTTCACCGTTCTTGTAAAGGTTTCCACGATACTTGCAGTCAAGATCACCAAAGTAGACTTTAATCTTGTCGCAATCCTTCAGTTTGTCGCCGTACCAGAAGTCAAATGTAATGCCACTCATTACCCTTCCTCCTTACCCCTCATAAGAAACATCTTCTGCGAAATAATACTTTTCCATATTCACAGCTGCGGTAAAGCGGCTTTGAACATTAAACACACGACAGAAATCAGGCTCGCTACCAAACTTCTTGTTGTAGATACGAGCTTCCTCCGTTGCAATCTGGAAATAATAGTCGATTGCTTTTTCTTTGTCATAAGTCCCAGCCTTATAACGCTTTTTCAGTTTTTTAATAAACGGACTGGTCATCTTGCGATACAGATCACCGTCATTGATTGCACACAACTCAAGCTCTCTGCTTTCATCGGTCTCACGATAAACCATGGACTTTGTACGTTTCATAATCGAATCTCCTTTTCTTGCGTATCCTGTGTTATATATCTATATGGTAAAAATAAAAGTCCTATGACGGACTACCCTTTCTAGCTATAGAATACAGGATACTGTTGCCTTTGTCAAGCACTAAAATGTAGATTTTATTAACGTCACATTTTAGCGCGTTGATACGTTTTATTTCTGCGAACATTTTGTGAACATTAATCAACATTCACTTCATCAGGCCGTGCCCACAGAATATCCTCGATGGTATCATCATAGATGGTTTCTGTACCGTTGCTGTTCATAACCATAGTCACTTTCTGACCATCTGCCGGGGTTTCTTCCATGCTTGCATAAGAATACAGCCATTCCTCGCCGTTCTCATCAATAACATGGATGGTCTTGATTCCATTGCGGAATACTTCGATTTCATCCACGCTACCGGCCAGAACATAACGATTCTCCAGGCGAGTTTTCATAGGCTCTGCTGCATTTGCAGTCATACAGTTTGCCAGAATGGAAACACCAGCCACAACAGTAGCCAGGATGACGGACAGCTTATTCTGAGTAAGTTTCATTTTACACATCTCCTTTTCAATCTTTCAAACCAAATAATTTCATGCCGGCAGATCCCATGTCTGCCGGGTACATGTTTATAACACGATCGTTGTAAAATTCTGCAATCAAGTTACAGCTTTCAAGCGAAGTATATTCTTCGTCGAGAGTTCTTCCGTTATGTTCTGCGGAATTATATTCATCCGCATCATAAAATCCATACATAGCAGCTTCGTAAAATTCTGATGTAGACAGCCCACCATATTCAAAACCAGAAAAAACATTTTTCAGTCCTTCTTGACCAAAGACTGCCGCATAAATGCCGCCTGCATTATCCTCGTAAACCTCAATAGTAGCACGCATTCTTATATTCTCCTTTCTTTTCAGTGACCCCAACGGCACACAACCACGCCATTGATCCAGATAGAAACATCAATTCCCTGCCGATACCACTCGACAGCTTCCCGGTGAATGTTAGTGATAACACCGGTTTCCTCATTCATGAACCACTGACCTTTTTTCATCTTGTATTCTCCTTTACACTCTCATGCACTCATCAAGATAGATCCGTTTACCGAAACACTTGACGTATGCTCTGCCAGACGGTGCATAGATGATTTTCAGATGATGATAACTGTGATACTTTTCATCCTCAATGAGTACGCCAGACTGAGCATAGATATAATCATCAATGCCATACTGAACGCCACCATGAATCTGAAAACCACCGCAACGGCCATAACTGCTATCATAAGCAGTTACAGGATGGCTCTTGCAATATTCTCTTGCGGTCATATCAAGCCCTTCCTAAAACATATCTTTTATTTCTTGATGATATCAACATCATCAAAGCCGTGCCAATTGTAATTAATAATGGCCTTTGCTTCCTCGAAATCACGGCCAAGATTGTGAATCTGCCGTGCATCCTCAATATAGCGATTGTGGTTCTCTGCCGTGGTGATATACCACGTTCCAAGAGCTTCATACATGACATACCTTTTCATGCTTTTTATTCTCCTTTACTCAAAGTTCTTGCAAAGACCCAAACCACCCTTTTCACGGGGCAAACGTCTGAGTGCGTCACGGTGCGGACAGTCGATATTCTCACAATACCGACAGTTCGCGTTTTCTTTCTCTTGCTCTGCAAAGAATTTCTTTGCATCTTTTAGAGATTCAAAATAATGACCCTGATCCCATGTGTAGGAATCAGGGTCAAAATGCCACGCCACAATATAGGGCATGTAATAATTTGCCTTGTTAAACAGTGTTGTGTAGGCGTTGCCGATGTCAAGAATAACCAGATCTTCTTTTTTCATTAGTTTAACCACCCTTTCCATTCTGCCACGCCAATAGCGATGGCACCAACAACGAAAACCCACATCATGGGCGCAATACATCCGGCCTGATAGGCAGAATAACCAAAGAACATGAGAAGCGATTTCATAACAAACATCCTTTCTTATTCAACCCAGCATTTTGCGGTGCTGACGTATTTAACACCGGCTTCTGCCAGGGCTTCCTGATAGATTTTCACTAGCTCTGTATCACCAAACTTTATGGCAATATCGAGAGCCGATTCAATCGCCAAAATTGCCATGGTATCACACTTCTCTAACGGTTTCGACGATATAATCGTCATATTGATTTCCGAACGTAACGTATGCGTCCGGGCTGCACTTAGACAGAGCCTCGATCAGTTCTGCTACGGTCATGCTGGTTGTCTTGTGCTCGATGATATCAAGCAGAGCATAGCCGGCGTGGTTCTCTCCGTTGATTCTGACAAATTTCATAATAAATCTCCTCTTTTATTGTGATTTTAGGCTTGCATATTCTGTATATTATTTGCATAAATATTCATTTTAGGGCATAAAAATAACACCCTATGAGTTTTAGGTCATAAGGTGTTTGTTGACGTGAGTATTCGGTTCTGCTAGAATAGAGACATCATAATTTGAAAGGAAGTCCTTGCTATGGGAAGCAAATGTATAACCATTCACTATCTTGAATCAGAAAAAATTCAATTTATGACGAATGTTTTCGCAAAGGTTGAAGAAGCAAAGTTGAATATTTTTCATGCTTCTCAAAACAATAATATGGATAATGACTTCAAAATCTGTTTAGATTGCCTCTGTGGTTGTTGGGCATTAGGTCGTACTAAAAAGTATTCACAGGTTTTTCTAAATGCGAATTCTTATGATCTATCTGACGCATATCACTACATAACAACAGGCTTTCATTTTGATGGGACAAAAGGAACTGTGCCAGATGATATACGAGAGCTTGCTGCTTTTGTTTTAGAATATGGAGATTACTTTGATTTAATTTTAGAAAAAATCAAAAAAGATGACAAAGATTTCTACAATAAAATCATTTCAGAATCTTAGGTTTTCCGTTTTCATCAATGATGAGATTGCCATAAGTGTATGCTTCTGCACAAGCTTTCAAAACGGCGTTTTTCGTCGTTCCATTTAGCTCTGTTTTTGCTGTGAACGCATCAAAGAGATCAGGTGTAATCTGTACACCAACATTCTTTTTCTTACTCTTATCACGTTCGTATTCCTTGTGATAATCACGCTCTGCCATAATTGCACCGCCTTTTCTTGATGGTGCAATTATATCATTCTGACGAATTGCTGTCAAACTCAAAATTATCACCTTGCTTTCTTTCCAGATTTCACAGGAAACACGTCATTCAAAGGGCGCATATCTCTGTTATCGAAATCACGGGCACAGCATCCAGTGCCGTCCATGTAGTACGACATTCTTTCATCCATGCGGAAGCTATGATTATTCATCAAGACTTCTTTGCCGTAGATCCAGCCGGAAACTGTGATGTATTCACTAGAGCCAAATACAACACACTGAGAACGCTTTTTCTGAGTCGGTTTGCCCGCCTCATTATAGCGGTCATCAAGACGTTTCTTGCTCTTATGATAGCGCAAAGAGCCCTCTGCATTAGCTTGTGACGCTCTGAGAAAAGCTGTTTCGCTCTGCTGCTGTTTTGCCTTTTCCATTACAAGACGCTTTTCTTTCTTACTCTGCTGATAGGCATTCCAGTCATAAAGGGAAACACTTCTTGCGTGGTATGCTTCTTTAATGAAGCTAACAATCTTGCAAGGATGGATAGAAGTCCATCCCATAGACGTTTTGACGTACATAGGCATAAAGCCTGTTTTCATTGCGATAAACGGACGACTGACGAACACAACGCTGTCAAATGTGCCGTAAAGATCAAGCTCTTTGACTTCTGTGCCGTTGTAGATGATAGAGTGCCCAGAAGTGTTCTGACGCACTTTTCCCATCGTATTCTGATAGGATTTCAAGATATTTCACCTCTTTCTTAGAATCCTGTTTCGGCTCATGCCATCATCAGGGGACGGACTTCTACCGCCCGACAGGGACAGACTTTTACCCGGCCTGTCAGCGGTAACTAACTCAAGCGGCAACTTTATTAGAACTTGCCTTAAAAGCCTTGTCTGCTTCCTCAAAAGTCTTGCGTGCTTCCTCAAGTTTGATATTCCAAGAGCTGATAGTGTTCTTGATGGTATCAACAACGGCTTTCTTTTCGTCGTAGACGGTCTGAGCGGACAGCATAGCCTTATTATGCTTCTCTTTGGTGGTATCCTTAATAGTGTTATCGCTTGCGTCTTTCTCACACTGAGCCTTGCACTTATCAAGCTCTTTCTGAGCATCATCAAGGGCATTCTGAGCGTTGGAGAGCTGAGAATTTGCCTTTGCCAAACGTGCCTTACAACGCTTCTCGGCAAGGTTATAATCCCGCTGATAATCCTCAAGGTAGACGGTCTGAGCTGCTACCGCTTCAAGCATAGGCTCAAGAGCCTTGACGAACTTGTTGATAGGAAGGTTGCTAGGGTTATAATCGCCATCCATGTTAGGAAGGTATGCTTCCGCCATAGACAAAATCTTTCCACCCAGATCGGACGCTTCCGCCATCTTGAACGTATCGCCAAAGACGATGGTTGCAAGCTCATTCAGGCACTCATAGAAGTTATCGGTGTAGACCTTAATAATAGCCGCACTTTCTCCCTTGCTCTTGCTTTTGTTAAGATTGCAAGCCGTATTGTAGACGTACTGGACAGCCTTGCCGTATGCGTTGTACTCTTTTTCGTCCATGAGAAGGTACTCAGGCACTTTTTTAGGGTATGCCTTGAGCGTGTTCAGACCGTTCTTGACGGTGTAGGAAATGAGCATCTTGCCATTGCTTGCATAGCCTTTTTTCTCAGAGCTTGCACGGCAAGATTTACGAATAGACAGACAGACGTTAGACAGGTTAGACATAGTATTATCTCCTTTGTTATGTTATAATGTATGTGTGATCGTACTTGCGACAAACTACTGTCTGTCGTTGTGGTACAGTACGCTTTTGATACAAGGTGCATACTGTTGACCATCCTTGCTGATCCTCTTAGGTATAGTTCACCTAGGGACCAATGAAAGACTTTCGTCTAAAACATCTTGTTTGCCAATTTGACGGAATTTCGGCGTTTCACAACGTTCTACTTTAGCGTGTTTTTCAAGGTGCAAATTGTGACTTGTCGCACCGTACCAACAAAGCCCGAAAGTTTTGCCGATATGGTAGACTTCTAATCTTGACTTTTGTTGCATGGTTTTTCTTGTAATTAAACAAGTATTAAACCAAACAGGCTAAAATTAGAAGTCTTGACTTGTCAATGTGCTATTGGGTTTTGGGTTTTACTTTTGGGCTGTTGCCCTTGAGCTTGACTGTATTGTATCACGCTTTAAGCGTTTTGTCAAGCCCTATTTTTTGAACCGCTCAAGCGGTAAAACGTCAAAAATCAGAAACTGGAATTTTCCGGTTTTCCAGAACCATCATGTTTTCCGGTGTTCGGCGTGTTTCGCTTGAACTGGCCTTATTTTAACGCTTAAAGCGTGATTTGTCAATACGCTTTAAGCGTAAATGTTGCACACGCAACAAATGGATTTTTGTGTACCTATTAGAGTCCCGGATGGGTGCGTGCGCATGCGCGATATGGAATAATAATATTATTACAATATAGGCGGAATGGAATAGGTGTAAAGTATTTTTACTTTACTTTATGTTGTCTGTGCAACATTTGATATCATTTTGATATCGAACACTTGAAACTGCAACTAATTTGCAAATTCAATTCCCGGCAAAAATCAGCACTATAAACATACCGGAAAAGTAGGAAAATCCCGGTATGGAAAGTTGCTCTAAATACCACCAAACAGGCGCTTTATCAAACTAAAGTAAATCTCGCTTTTTGCACAAAAGCGGTATTTTCCCAATGGGGACACTTTTCATTTTTTGGACGTTCCAGGCAGCAGGCCGAGCCACCAGTACATCTTTCTCATTCATCCTCAAGAAATAACGTTTTAACGTTATATTTATATCAACAATCCAACCAAATCACCTCATAAACCCTATCCTATTGGCATCTAACACACTTATTCCCCTCCCTTTTAATCTGTCAATAAATAATTTCTTGACACCTCTCCAACCATCTCCTCCCATACCCTAGGCACACTTTCCCCTGCCAAAACTATCCCAAAATGCACCTCTATACCCTCTCTTATATGCACCCACAAATCACTCACTTTCCCTTCTAAAATACCTAAAAATGGCTTAAAATCGCTATTTTTCAATCGGTAGCTCATTCGGTAACTAGCTAAAATTTAACGTATTTGCGTTATATTTTTGCTAGTTTTTCTTTTTATTTGTACCTTTTTACCCCTTATTTTGTTCCTTTTTGAGTCAATAAAGTCTGAAAAAGCTAGGATTCATGCGGATTTTCCCGATGTGTACCATAAATGTACCGAAAATAACCATTCTTCGGAGCATAAAGTACCTATTTGTATCTATCTGTACTCCCCTATCGCTATAAATGGACTGATCAGGTATCTGAGCAGCACCCTCAAAGACTCCAGAGACCTCTAAGGAGCATGATTGTGGCCTCTGGCAGCTTACATAGAACATATAATAGAGCGGGAGCGAGCTTGCGAGCCCTGTTGCGAGCCCTGTCTGGAAAGACTACAGCAGATGATACTCCAAGAAACATACCTTATTATAATAGGCGCTAGAAATATCAGTATCCTGTATTAGATAGCTATTGAATTTTTGGCAATCTCATGGTATAATGAGTGTAGATAGCTATACAATACAGGATACCGTAAAGGAGTTAGTGATTGAATGACTGTGGTGGATATTTATAGCAGTCTTCCAGACAGGGCGTGGAGAGGGATCTCGCGTCTGAGGACGCTCGTAGGTTTACTCAAATTGAATCTATGCCGCTTGCGCGCCATAGCTTCAAGTCGAGTAAACCATTAAGAGATATTTTGTAAGAAGAGTTGTGGGCGATAGAACCTTACAGAATTCAAATTACAACTAATTTTTTAGAAAAGAAAAGTTTGTCCATAACTTTTCCTAATTCTATTCCTTATTTATATGTGAAAGTTATGGACAAACTACTGGTAATATTTGGCAATTTAGATTGGAGGCTTTATGAGGAAGATACATACTGTGACAAAAGAGAACGCGCGAAAGCTTCAAGATGGAGACTCGTTTAAGAATTTCGGGGCGCTCTTCCGAGCCTTAACAAATTCATCTGAAAATGATAAGCCTGTTGGAGGAAATAGTAAGATTCAGTTTCTGGCTGATCTTGATAGGTTTGTTGAATTTAAGAAAGATGGGTACGTCTATACCATTATAAGTATCCGTCCAGATTCAGAAATAAAACCACCACGACCAGCACCTGGGACCAGCAAGTACACACTGATGCTTGAAAATATGATTGCATATCAGCTGATTCAAGAATGCAATATGCACGATGAGGACAAGATTGAACTTTTCTGGAATCCTTATGACATATTTTTCTCTTGCGGTATGACGAATGAAAGCTTTAGAGACTATAGTAGGCAGTTTCACGATATAGACTCTGAGATGGAAATAAAAGCAAAGCTTTTCAAGTACAATGCAAAAGCAGCAATGGAAGGATACGTAAAATCCGCGTTTAAGGCGATGGCTCGAAATAAAGAAATCATATGGAAGGTTGAGCCAGTGGTATTTTTTAGGCGGTCTCCTCGTGAACTTCATTTGCCAACAAAAGAAGAATATACAAGATATTTAAAAATGACCACAAGAATCATTGAAAGCTTTCAAAATGGAAAGAGTCAACAATGCGAGAGTGAACGTGAAATATTTTTCAACGGAAGAAGCGAAGAGTATTACAGAAAATTACGAAAGGAAATATTCAAGGAATTCGGATACGACAATGCTTATCCAATGTATCATATCATCACAGAAACGTCTTCTCTCCATAGAGCAATGAAACGTATCGAAAAAATCTCGCCGTCAGAAGAATACATAAAGGTAAACAATGCTATGTGTGATGGTATCTTCAAGTTAAAAAGTCTTCGTTGCGGTCGTATGATGAGTGAGTTGAATCCAAATTTTGAGAACACAATTTGGGGTGAACAACCAGAATTTTTATACGACATAAAGATTCTTGATGATGATAATTTAATCCGCCATTTTATAGAAGAGACCATGAGAGTAAATATTGATATTTGGGACGACGATGATGTTCCAAATGCAACGTTTGAAACAAATTGTGAAAGAAAGTGTGATGACAATGAATTTTGATAACCCATACTGGATTGATTTAAAGGTGACTTACGAGTGCTACCAAGAATCTGGGCGCTTGCCGGAGTTCCATAAGAAACATGTTTGTACGAAGTGCCGGTACGAGATTCCATGCTTTACGACTTGTGACGAGGTGCGATGCAAGTGCCGAGAGTTTAAGCCTAAGACTGTGCGGAAGGCTGATAAATATTTACATATCAATGATTTCATGAATGACGTGGCTGCATTTGAGGCTACTAGAAATATTTAAGGAGAATTACATAAATGGATGAGAAATATTTACCATTTGGTTTTGGGCCAGAAGAAAAAGTTTCTATTTCAACTATTGCTTTTCAGTATGGTTGGAGCGCCGCACGATTAAACAGCTTTCTTTACAAGTATGATGTGATCTATTTTAGTGACGAGCATAAAACATGGCTTGTAACAGACCAGTATAAAGATAGCGGATACACTGAATCTTCATTGTTTACTAGCAAAACAGGATATTATTCTCAAGAGTATCTTGTCTGGACACAAGAAGGGCAAAAGTTTATTTATCAAATGTTAAAAGATAAGTTAACACTTCTTCCTGAAATTAAAATGCTCGATGAAGAAGATCCGTCTGACGGTTGTTTAACGGCAGAAGAACTCGCTGAAGTTCTCATCCAAAATGAGATTTATATAAACGAGGCATCCATTGGTAGGCTTACTCCAAATAGTAGTAATGTATTTTCAGTTCTACGGCACAAAGGCTATTTAATGAAAAAGAGCAACATGCTGTATAACATTCCTTGTAAGAAATATCAAGATTCTGGGCTATTTAAAGTATTCAAGAAACGAGAACCAATTTATCGATATTATCAAGATGAACCGGTTGGTGACAAGCTTGTGTATGTTACAAAGGTCACTCAAGGAGGTAAGGACTTCTTCATTGAATATTTCAAACATTTGATGAAGAAAGGATGCGCTATTATTTAAGGAGGGCTAAGTGATGCGAGTGCAAATTGGCAAGTACATTATAAAGAACTGTGACGAGAGGAATCTTGTTATTATTGAGCAGCGCCCAGCTGGCAAGAATCCAAAGACTGGTGAGATGGGCACCGGAGTAAAAGAGGTTACGGTCGGCTATTACCCGAACCTTGAATGGGCTTTACATAAGATTAAAGATTTGAATATTTCCGAGAGTGATGCTGACACCGTGGATGTTTTGCTGGCAGAGCTTGAACAGATTGATGAGACGATCCGCCGGGTGGCTGAGGAGGTCAAGTGATGGATAAGTTTATTAACGCGACACACTTGATTCAGACATTGGAAGATGCAAAGCCATTGATTGATAACAGTTCTGTTTCTGCTTTTCAGAAAACTGTATGTAAGATGACTTTGAATGGGGCAATTCAATACATGCAAGAAGAGATGTCCGCTGGCGGTGAGTTCCGTCGAGTGGTTCATGCTCACTGGATTGAGCATTTTGAAGATTTTGGAGAAAGCTTCTTTGTTGAATGCTCGGCTTGTCGTTCTAGCAAAAATATTGATGAATCAAAGTTTTGTCCTGACTGTGGAGCTATCATGGACGAGGAGGTTAAGTGATGCGTACTTACGAGGATGTTGATGCAGAGATCAAGCAGCTTGTGCGTAACATGAATAGCAATAGTCTGACACGCAGCGAGTACGAAGCTGCTGATGATATGCTGGATGAGCTCTATCAGGAGCGTGAACGACTTTGGCTCAAGGCTATGGAAGATGGCGAGAGCTGCTATCTGTAAAAGCCTAATTTTATATTTTTTTCTTTATAGCTATGCAACACAGGATACGTTTTAGAAGAATACGGAGGTGACTGCCGAATGGCAAAGCAGCAAACTTGCCAGAAGTTTGTTTTTAAGATCCATACGAAGCGTCTGGTTAAAGCAAAATGGGATTTAACTCTACCATTAGATGAAGCTAGACGAAATCACGAGATTATCTCGCTGGCTGATAGCACTGTTCTACGATGGATTGATGAGTTGAACGGTGTTACGGACGCAGAGGCCAAGGCACGGAGCATCAAGCGTAGAATCAAGATGCTACGGAATGAACCATCTTGTTTAGAGAACCGCCGGGAGATTCGTAGATTATACACTGAGCTGGACGCAGTTCAGTTCAAGCCGGATTATATGTGTCTGGTGGTTGATAAGAAGAACGACTACCGCCGGGCGTGTTCTCCCAAGGGGTTCAAAATCAATGGAATCACGTATCGCCGTCTGGTTGGAACCACTGGTGGCGTTAAGAATAGTACGATTGTGTTTGTGAGTGACCGTCTTGTTGACGAGATCCGCAAGCGAATCGATAATGGCCGTAATAAAGGAATGGAGTTTATCCCGGCAAAGCTGGAAGCATACAGAGCTCTTGCTTGTTCCGCTTCTATTCCGGTTACTGACCCTGACGGCGTGCTTGTTGTAGATGATTGTTTCACGCATTTTAAAGACCATGTAATCGTTCTGGATGACGGAGTGTTTGGTGAACCTACAATGGTAGAGAACCCTGAGCAGGACTGTGTGCTTTGCGCAAGCGACGGATTTGGACTCATTAGCTACGACCTTGCACAGCAGTGGAGTGAGGACCTGAAGCTTCCATCCACCGCGTCTGGCTTCTGTGTGAGAAATGCGTTCTGCAAAGGTATGTTGTTCCCTTTCCCTTTCCGTGAGTTTGCTAAGAAGGTAGCAAAACAGAATATGGTACGCGATATTTGGGGAAACTACAAGGATGTTAATCGCGTACAGGTGATTCTCACAGGGTCGATGCTCAAGTTATGGGACAGTTACCATAGTTGTGAGGACTACCTTGAGAATTGTCAGGAAAATCACTACCATTTCTCTGTAACAAAGACTTGTGAGTTAGAGCTTGATGAAGAGCGCAACCTGAATTATCAGTTTATCCAAAGCTATCAGTTTACGAACGAAGAGATACATGAGCTCGTGAAGCCAACTTTGGATGAAATCAAGGGCGTCATGGGCGGTGATTGGCGTGATGCGTTGCTATATTTGCGTGGTAGTGGAATGCGTGATGACCCGAATTACATAAACAGTCTGGAAAACGACTATATTAAGGCTCTTATGATTGAGCCTGAATTGATTAACGACCCTTATGTGCAGAATCGGATTCGATACTTTATTAAAAAGCGAATCTCTCAGGCAAAAACGGGTGTTGTAAAGGTACGAGGGAATTTTCAAGTAGCGAGCGGAGACCCATATGCGCTTTGTCAATCTATGTTTAAGATGGAAGTAACCGGACTTTTGAAGGCTGGCGAGATTTATAGTCGCTTCTGGAACGACCGAGATGTTAAGCGGGTAGCCTGCTTCAGAGCACCGATGAGTCAAATGGCAAATATTCGGTGTTTGAATTTGAATTCGAGTGATGATTGCAAAAATTGGTATCGTTATATGAAGACGGTGACTATTTTGAACGCATGGGACAACACATGCGCTGCACTCGACGGGTGCGATTTTGACGCTGATCTGATATTTTCTACCGATAATCGTGTTCTTGTGAGTAAATGGCGAGACGAAACGGTTGCATTGTGTGCTCAAAAGAAGGGTGAGAAGAAAGTACCGACAGAGCAGGATTTTATTGAATCCAATATCAATGGATTTGGTGATGACATTGGTAAGGTAACTAATCGAATCACTACGATGTTTGACGTGCAAAGTAAATTCGAGCCAGAGAGTAGAGAGTATAAAGAACTTACATATCGTATCATAGCGGGACAAAAATTTCAGCAAGACACGATTGATCGTATAAAAGGAATTTCTTGCGTACCTATGCCAAAATATTGGTATGATCCAAAAGCTTGCGTTCCAAGCGAAGATGACAACCCAGATACTATCGAGGATAAAAAATTTTGGGCTCGTATTTGTGCTTATCGAAAGCCGTACTTTATGAGTTATATTTATCCTTCTCAGATGCGAGACTACAAGAAATATGTGGCTGCAGCGCGTAAGCGCATTGAATGGGAGGGCTACGCTGGTCTGGACGAAATCATGCAAAAGGAAGTCAAGAATGAGTATGATGAAGTGGTCATTCAGTATTATCTGTATCGGATGCCTGTCGGAGTGAATTCTTGTACAATGAACCGGCTGTGCTGGATTATCGAGGATGAGATGGAGAAACACATGGCCGAGTTGAAAACTTATCGTGTTTTTGACTATGATACGCTAAAGTCTGGCGAGACCTATAAAAATTCTCAGTATTATGGTATCCGTCCAATCTACAAAGATTACTTAAAATATGCTAGTGGCAATTCTGTCATTGATAACTCCGTAATGAAGAACAAAGAGACTGGCGTAGATCGTACCGAGAAATTGGCGATGTATAACGAGAGTATGCTCCGTCATCTACATGAAAAGTGCTCAGACGATAATGTGCTCTGTGACATCCTTTTAGATATGTGTAAAAAGAACTCGTCCAGCGTATCTATTGTATGGGCCCTCTTCCCTGATGTGATTATCAAGAGACTGTTAGAGAAGAACGAAAACAAGGTGCATACTCTCGTAAAGCAGGATGACGGCGATATTGAGTATTGCGGAGAGCATTATAAGGATGTGGTTGTTGATATTGGTGAGAACGAAAAGGAGGATGCCGATGGTAGTGGTGCTGAATGAGCGTGAGTATGCGGAAGATTTGCTAAAAGAAGATGTGACGTGGAGAACTGCAGGGCACGCTTTACATTACATTGCGAAGCTGTATTTCTCCAAGGGATACCAGAAAGAACAGGTTAAAGAGAAATTGGATGATTTCCTCCTCTCTCACATGGATGGATACAACCGGGTTCTTGACGAGGATTTGATTCAGCAAGCTATCGCTTCTTCTAAAGGAAAGCAACTTGTTGAGCTTGATGGGGTCATTATTACGAAGGCTGAAATCGAGAAGATTCAGGCTCTTGATGGAAAGCCAATGCAACGTTTGATGCTGACACTCTTGTGTCTTGCAAAATATCATGTGGCTATAAATGAAAAAAATAGCTATTGGGTGACAGAAGATACACGAGATATCTTTAGAATGGCAAGTGTTTCTGTAAATGTTAAAAAACAGAATGAGATGATTTGCGAGCTGCGTAATCTTGGATATGTTGGATTTGCCAGCTTGAAAAAAATTGACAATCTGAATATCCATGTTTTGATAGCTGAAGAAAACTCGCCACAGGAGCTTTTCGTGGGTGATTTTGAGAATATCGGTCTTGAATGGAACCAGTATTGTGGCAAGCCATATATCAGGTGCGAATGTTGCGGAAAAAAAGTTGTACGGACTGGCCGAAGACAAAAATATTGTCGTAAGTGCGCAAAAAGCATCAACATTGAGAAAACCGTACAAAATAGAAAAATGTTTGATTTATAAATAACGTGTTTTTGCATTATTTTGACGTAAGTACGTTGTATTTTTACATATTTTCATAAAACTATTACGGGATAGCTGTGGTAGGAAAGAGAGCGTGGACGCATTCTCTCTTCCCTACCTATTTTATTTTGAAAGGGTGTTTTACCTAATGATTGAAATTACTAAGTCCGAAGCGAAGGCCGTGCGAAAGGTCTTCCCTCATGCTTGTATCGTAAAGACTCGTCACAAGCGGTATCTGGAAGAGTCTGCTCGATATCTTGAACTGCTTCCTTTTAATATTGCCGCTGTCGAGATGCTGAAGCAGATGCAGCGTAACGCACGTTACTAATCTTTGAAAGAACGAGGTATAGACTATTGGACTTTGAAATTCAACTTCCAGAAGAGATCACCAACCTGATGAATGGTGGCGGTCTCCCCTCTCCTGAGATGATGAACTTCTACGTTGATGAGAAAGATCGTATCTTCTTTATTGACTTTGAAATTGACCAGTCTCTGATTGAAATTGAGCGTAAGATTCTGCAGTACAACCGTATTGATAAGGATACTCCTGTTGAGCAGCGTAAGCCTATTAAGCTGTTTATTTACAGCTATGGTGGTGAACTGGATGCTATGTTCAGCTTTATTGATGTTGTTGCGCTGAGTAAGACTCCTGTTTGGACGATCAATGCAGGTATTGCAATGAGTGCTGCTCTTGTGATGCTGTTGTCTGGTCAGAAGCGCTTCGCTCTGCCTCACTCTACCGCGCTGATTCACAGTGGCTCTGGCGGTGCGCAGGGTACTTTTGAGCAGTCTAAGATGGCTATGGACTACTACGAGAAGCAGGTTGTGAAGATGCGTGAGTATATTATGGCTCACTCTACTATTGATAAGAAGACCATGACCAAGAATAAGGCTAAGGATTGGTATCTGGATGCTAATGAGCAGGTCAACTTTGGTATCGTAGATAAGATTTGCGATGATGTGGATGAATTCAATTAAGGGAGAGTTGTAATATATGGCTAAGAGAAAGATTCCCACTGAGATTCCTATGGAGAAGATTACTGATCCTGATCAGTATGGTTTTTATGGCATTCAGCTCTGTGAAGAACAGCGAGTTCTTCGTGATGCCATTTGGAATCCCGACATTGATGTGGTGCTGGTGAATGCCTGTGCCGGTTCTGGCAAAACGCTTATTGCAACAGCGACTGCAAACTTGCTTGTTCAGTGTGGTTATTTTGACCATCTTACATATGTCGTCTCTAGCTATGGTGAGAAGCGTCAGGGATATCTTCCCGGAGATTTGGCACAAAAGAGCGAAATCTATTTTGCACCATTCTATCAGGCACTTGTCAAGTGTGGTATTGATCCAAATAAAGTTATCAATGATGACACAATGGTAAATCAAAAGAATGGGACTGGTTATATTGATTGTATGACTCATACATTCCTTCGTGGTATGAATTTAAAAGGTATAATTTTGATCGATGAAAGTCAAAATTTCACTGTCCCTGAGTTGCGTACAACTATTTCTCGTTGTGATGGCAGTAATGGACAAAAAGTAAAACTGATTGTGATTGGTCATGACAAACAGTGCGACCTTGAAGATCCGTCTACTTCTGGTTTTACGAAATGTATTGAACACTATTCAAAGCACGAGCGTGTTGCAATTTGTAATTTGACTATTGATCATCGCGGATGGATCAGCCAGTGGGCTGATTTAATGGAGTGAGAAAAATGTCTTTATCAAACGAAGAATTTCAAGAAAAAGCAAAAGAAAAGAACAAGAAAGTTACTGTTGTAGGTACTTTTTCACGTACAAAAGATAAAATCCTTGTGCGATGTAATCGCTGTGGTAGAGAATATTACGCTCTTGCAGAAAATATCCTTGTCGGGAAAGGTTGCGATATTTGTGCAAGAGGAGATCGGATAGCATCTCGTAAAAACAAATTAAAATATGAAAACGTTAAAACTTTATTTGAAGATCGTGGTTATACGCTGTTAACGAAAGAACCATCGTCAACAAAAAAGATTCATTTTATTTGTCCAAAGCATGGAGAAATGACTATTGGTTGGAATAATTTTTCGCATGGTGCCGGTTGTAGAAAATGTGCAGATGAAGACGTTGCGAAACGGCGTTGCAAAGATTTCAATGTGATATCGGATGCTTTTGCAAAACGCGGATATACTCTTTTATCAAAAAAAGAGGATTACCACAACGCTTCAACGAAACTGCATTATTTATGCCCTAAACATGGTGAACAACAAATCGACTGGAGTAATTTTCGAGCTGGAAAAGGGTGTCCAGAATGTGCAATTCACAAAAGTGATAGTCGAGTTGCTACTGGTTTGAAAGAATACTGCAAAAAGAAGTATCCTGATACAATTACGGAATACAGAGTGGTCAAGAATCCGAAAACTGGCCGTTGGATGCCATATGATATTTATATTCCATCCGAAAAGATTTTTTGTGAAGTTATGGGTGGGCAGCATTATAAATACACTCCATATTTTCATCGGGATGAAAGTCAATTTAAAGAGCTCTGGGTACGTGATGAGATAAAGGAAGATTACGCCTGTTCTCATGGACGCTATATTGAAATTGATCTGCGCAAGGTAAAGACGGTTGAAGACGCCATCAAAAAATTTGAAGGCATACATCATAGTTGGATCAGCCAATGGGCAAGTTTGCTTGATATGAAGTTCCCAGAAATCAATATGGAAAACTATTATGGCAAATATGGCCTTATTTGAATGCTAAATACTTCAATTTTGAAATAAAATATAAGGGAGAATAGAATTATGGTTGCTAAGAAGAGTGTTGTTTTTAAGAACGCTATTATTGATACTGCCGAGGGCACTATCACCGAGATCACCAAGGACGGCGAGAACGTCTTTAATCTGAAGGAAGCTCTGGCAAAGTGGGATGGTATTGAGGGTGTCACCATCAATATTTCCACTTCTGATGAGCTGCTGGGCGACCCGGCTTGATGCCAATGGGTTGCTATAATAAACGGCCAGAAGAAACGAGCGATGACTTCTTTGTAAGAATCGGGAATGCTGTTCTGGCTAGAGAGTTGACTTGGGATGGCGCATCTAAAGTGCTCAATGATGAATTGGGTAAGAATTTTGGTGAGTGCGCATATCGCAAGCGTTTTAAGGCATTCCGTGCGGGTATGCAGTATCAGGAGTCCTTATCTAATAGAGATGTAGGGACCTGCATTCTGTCTATTTCCGACCTACATATTCCATTCCAGAAGCCTATTGAGACTTTTAGTGAGTACGCTGGAAAGATTGATATTCTTCAGGTAAACGGAGATCTGGTAGATGCGCAGGCCATTTCTCGCTTTAATAAAGTGTATCGTAAGAGTCCAATGGAGGAAATTCTGATTGCACGTCAGTATATGATTGACCTGATTGAGATGCTTCAGCCTAAGAAGGTTGTTGTCAATTATGGTAATCATGACTTACGCTTCCAGAATTATCTTGCTAAGAATCTGGACACCGACTTGCTTGAACTGATGCCAAAGACATCTTTAGAGCTTATTTTTGTTGATGGTTTTAACCATTACAACAAGGAGCTTCATACTAAGGTTCATTACGACCCTTTGATTGATGTTTTCAAGGATAGTGGTATTGAGATCGTTTATAACGATACTTGGTTTAGTTTTGTTGGTGAAACAATTTTTGTGCATCCACTTGCTTATTCCAGCGGTATGTTGAAAACGGCAGAAAAGGCATATCGGTATTTCAAGGATAATGATTATTTCTTTGACAATATCGTGATGGCACACACTCATAAAACAGGTCACTATGATATCGGTAATTCTGTAATTTATGAGCAGGGTTGTTGTTGTGAAACGTCAAAAATGGATTACGCAGATGGAAAATTAACCCCATCTCAGCGAGAAGGATTTATTTTGGTCTATCAGGATAAATTCGGAAGGCTGAATGAAGATAAAACACGCATCGTGCGTTTGAATTAAAAGCGGTGACGCCCTACCAATAAGTGGGTAATTAAAAAAGAAGTACGACCGCAAGGTCTGCTTTGGGACATCATTTGTTGTCTCCTTTTCTATGCCCGTAGGCTAGTGTCTACGGGTTATTTGCCAGGGTAGCATAAATGGATAATGCAGCTGACCTGTAATCAGCAGACTGTCGGATCGTACCCGACCTCTGGCATTGGTGTTCCGCAGCCGTAAGTGTGGACCATTAAAGTTTAAAACAAGCATTTTATCAACACGAGAACAATTCAACTAGCTCGGATGGCTTGATGGATGCTTGTTTTATATGGCTCTTTAGCTCAGTCGGTTAGAGCACCTGACTGTTAATCAGGGTGTCGCCAGTTCAACTCTGGCTAGGGCCTCCAAAGATCATACGGCTATTCCCTACACCTTTATATAAAGGTAGCTGTGCAGGAAAGTAGGGTTATTGTGCGGTCTTACTCAAGTGGTTGAAGAGAACGGTCTTGAACACCGTTAGGTCGGTAAACCCGATGCCAGAGTTCGAATCTCTGAGACCGCGCCAGTCCTTCTCCCGGAGGGCTTGTAATTAAAACCGGTTCCCTACCACCGGCTAAAAGGTAGATTTTATTTAGGTTGGTGTGCCGAACGGTGAAGGCAGCGGACTGTAACTCCGTGACATTAGAAACGTTGTAAGTTCGAATCTTACTCAACCTACCAACAAAATGGTCTCCAATTCGCGGTTGGAGATAAGTCCGAAGTCAAACTATGACCAATCTGTGGTGCGCACACGATTGCGAGATAGGTGACACTTAGGCACCATACAACGCAGAGTGGAGCAGTCAGGTAGCTCGTCTGGTTCATACCCAGAAGGTCGGTGGTTCGAATCCACCCTCTGTACCCAGCATCTCCCCTTTTGCAAGCCTGCCGTCAGTTTTCTACTCCCTCTGACGGTAGGTTTATTTTGATTATTATGCCGGTTTGCTGGCAGGGCGAGCTATGTTACAGACATAAATGTCGTGAACATAGCAAGCTCACATAGATGATCAGTCTCTCACTCGCTTACTTACAGTGCGTACCATGTGAGAGACTCTTTTTAAGAACAGAACCTATTAAGCCTCTCAACGATGCGTATCATGATAGGTCTTTTATAGAAGGAAACACTCTCGGCCTCTGTTTTACAAGCACATTAGAGGGTGTATTTGCTGCCGTAGGATGTGCGCACGTTCTACGGCTTTATTTTTGATTTTGATTGGAGGTGTTTGTTTGCCTAGAAAGAAAAAGGTTGTTGAAGATGGCGTTATTCTTGAGGGAACCGAAAACAAAAAGACATTCAAATGCCTGCGTTGTGGTAAAGAATATGATGTCGCTATGGGGCATTTTTACCGAATAACATATTCTCCATTGTTCAAGGCAAATGACGGATACGCTCCCATCTGTAAAGAATGCGTTAATGAAATGTTTGATGATTTTTCAAGACGCTTTGGAAGCGATAGAACTGCTTGTATGCTAATGTGTCATGTTCTGGACGTTCCTTTTTATAATAGTCTTTACGATTCCGTTGTGAGCAATTCTGGAACATGTAGGCCAGGAACTTATAACCGTCTCGTGGTGAACATGAAGAACTTCCAGTTCCAGACGTTTACCAACACTCTTGTGAATGGTGAACTCAATAAAAACGCTCTCGATTTACAGGAAGAGAAGGAACAGAAGTGGTCGAAGGCAGAGATTCAAGCAAAGGATGATTGTATTTCTGTTGTTGGTTACGACCCATTTGATGGTTATAACGAGGGTGACCGTCGCTATTTGTTTAGTGAGCTCATCAAGTATTTTGAGGATGGTATTGAGGATGACCCGTTCAAGTTATCCCAGATTGTTCAAGTCGTGAACAATAATAATCAAATTCGACAAATCGACTTGCAGATTGCCCGCTTAAACCCGATGAACTCGGCTGAAGCAATCAAGAGTCTGAATGACATTAAGGTCAAGCTAGTTTCTAATAACGATAAGATTGCTAAGGAAAATGAGATCTCTGTTAAGAACCGTTCCAATAAGGATGCCGGACGTAATACTCTTACATTCTTGATGAAGGATATGCGTGAAAAGGATATTGCTGGCGCAGAAGCAAACTTCTACGACCAGTTACGGTCTCCGGGCACTCAATGGGCGGCAGATATGAGTGTTAAGGCAATCAAGGAAAACGCTTTCTTTGACGAAAATGACATGCAGGAAATTTTCGATACACAAAGAGAACTGATTGATAAGTTCCAGAAAGAAAGTGATGACGCTAAGGAAAAATACAGGCTGTCTTTGATTGAGAATCAGCGGCTCAAGGAACTGTTGGAAGATGCTGGTATTGACGCAAGCGTAAAAGATACGGATGGTGATGCCGTATGAGAATGAAACAAAGAGCGCCTATCATTACAGCCGTAAAACGTAAGATTTACGAGTGTGATGCGGCAACGATTGCATTCTATCGTCGGAATCCTGTTATTGCTGCCAGAGATTTGTTGGGCATCCAGCTATTCGATGCACAGGCATACATGCTGGAGCAAAGCTGGAATGCAAGTCATGTTCTTTGGGCGTGTAGTCGAAACTTTGGTAAGTCTTTTGTTGGATCAGTCTTCATTCTACTGAAGGCTATTTTATATGAGAATCAGGGTATTTATATTGTATCATCTGTTGGTGATCAGAGTAAGGAAACTTTTAATAAGATAGAAGAAATCGTAACTCGTGTTGGTAAAACAGCAGCATCTATTCGTAGTTTAACAGATATTGCAGAAAAAGAAACTGTTAAATCCCCAACTAACAAAAGCGGATTCAGCCATAATCCAGCCGGGTATGTTGTTGAGTTTTACAATGGCAGTTCCATAAATACGTTGAACTCCAACCCAGATGCCAACCGCTCCCGCAGAGCCACTCTTGTGTTCTTTGATGAGGCGGCGTTTTGTTCAGATGAGTTGATTACTGTTTGTGAAGCTTTTGCAACACAAAATACGGATTTCGTTACCGATACAAATGATTCTTATAACCCAGATACTCAGCCTCGAAAAGTACCTACGCAGCTCGTATACGCTTCGAGTCAAGATACTATGGAGAAGCTTTTTTATAAGTATTACAAAAACTTCGCAAAACGAATGATTGCTGGTGATCGCGATTATTTTGTTTGCGATATGATTTGCGATGTTGCTATTCAAGTTTATATGAATGGCAAGCCATACAAAGCTCTACTTACAAGAGATAAGGTTGATGCAGCTTTAAAATCCGCACACGAGAAAGCAATGCGTGAATATTATAATAAACCTTCTCGCGATGGTGGTGTAAACCAGATTGTTAAGTGGGGTACGGTTCGCCGTAACGAGCGTAAATATCTTCCGCAACTGTATTGGGACAAGCAATACAGGTATGTGATTGCTTTTGACCCTGCTCGTACTATGGATAATTCTATTGTGTCAGTTATGCGTATTTATAACGACCCAGAAAATGGTATGTGCGGCGATATTATTAACTGTGTAAATATGGTAGATTTGGCAAATGCCAAAAAATATAAGATGGATTCTAATCGTCAGATCGATGAGCTCCGTGAATTGATTCTTCATTACAACGGGCAGAATCCAGATTACGAGTACATTGATTCGTTGATGATTGACCAAGGCGCAGGTGGCGGCGGAACTTCTACCTATGCAGATGGTTTGCTAAATAACTGGACAGACAAATCTGGCACAGAACATCGTGGATTTATTGATGCAAATCATGAACTTTACGAAGGATATGATGTACGTTATCCAGATGCGGTTGATAAATTACGTTTGATTAGTCCGCGTAAATTCCGTTCCGTCATGTTTGAAGAGCTTATTGAGTTGATGAATCTTGGTGTTATCCACTTCCCTCTTGAATATAACGGTGGAGATTACGTTCAGGTTGTGGATGGTGTGGATAAAGCAACTGGTCAGGAAATTTTGAAAACACACGAGCTTTCTTTGGATGAGCAAACGGCATGGGTAAACATTGATCTTATGAAAAATGAGATTACAAGTATGCAGAAGACTACAAATCCAGAAAACACTTCTGTAACTTATGCGTTGCCACCGGATCGCGCCAACAAAATGAAGGATGACCGCGCGTACACAATGGTTCTATTAGCTCATCGTCTATATGAGTTACGTCGTAAGGATAAAGTGCGCCAGTCTGCGGTGGAGACAATAACTGCTCCGCCGATTTGTATTTCTAACATTGACTTCTAAGCAGAGGGGGTGAAAATGTGGCAAGAAAGAAAAAGGAAGATTTTGATGTCGTGACTGCTTCACAGACAGATGATGGTACTGTTGTTATTACCTCTTTGAATGAGTTGTCAGAAGAGAGAATGAATAACGTTATCCGAAATGCAGTTGCATCTTATGACCCTGAGAACAAGCAGTACAGTACATATTTGAAAATATCAGCCTCCTCTGAGATACTGACGGTTGACCGAATTGACGAACTCGCACGAGGGCTACAGTCAAACCTGACGAATGTGCAGACGGTTAATGGAATCATCCGTAACTACATCAATAAGGATGACCTGATTGGTATTACCTATGATGCGATTGAGGCGAATGTTAATACGGAGTTCAAATGCAGTTTCGCACAGTTCCCTGAACAGCGTAATAAGACAAAACAGGTAAATTACGCCCGTGAAGTGATTGATGATTTCAACGCACAAATCAACGTGCGAAGTCTGCTGCGTGCTGCCATTCCGATGACTTATGCAGAGGGCACTTATATTACATATCTGCGTCAGAAGGATGAGAACTACATTGTAGACTACTATCCTCTTGGTATTGCTGAGATAAGCGATTACTTATCAAATGGACAGCCTGTTGTGCTTATCAATATGTCTAAGCTGAAATCTGCTTTGAGCAAATCTATGCTGAAGGATAAGAAGAATAAAGCGCTATTCTTTGAAAATCAGGAGACCGAGATTCAAAACAACTATCCAGATGAGGTGTATCAGGCGTTTAAGAATGGTGATACATATGCAAAATTGGATGTTGACCACTGCGGCGTGATTCGTATTGGCAACATGGGGCAGAAATATGGTGTCTCTCCCCTGTTCCGCGCCTTACGTCCGGCATTGATGCTTGAGACTTTTGATACTTCAGACCGTGTAAATGCTAAGGCAAAAGCAAAGAAAATCATCTGGCAACAGCTTGACCCTGAGTTGATGGGACCAAACAAAGATAAAAAGGGCTTCTCTGAACAAGTGACGGCGCACGATAACCTGCTGCGTGCATGGAAACAAAATACCGTACTTGTGACTACTGCGCCTTATGTAAAGGATATCAAGTATGTTGAGCCAAAAGTTGAGATGACAAATATCGAAACTGTTAAACAGTATCGCAACCGAGAGATGGCTGCTTTGGGTATTAGTTTTTTGAATACTGATGGTCAACAGACTGTTTCAACTGCAAAGGTGTCTCTTGACCAGCTGATGAAAAATATCGGTAAGATTGCAGAACAGATTGAAGATGTATTAAAGCGATGGTATCGTATTCGCCTTGAAGATGCAGGTGTAGATCCAATGTACTGCCCTGATGTGAAGGTCTCTACTACTGAAATGATGGGTATGGAGATGAAGAAGGCGATTGCTCAGTTCCTGTTTACCACTTTGAACTGTTCTTACAAGACTGCTTACGAGTATATGGGACTTCATGCCGAGGATGAACTACGCAAGCGTCAGGCTGAAACCGAGGAAGGTTATGACGATGTATTTGTGGCTCGCCAGACCTCTTACACATCGACCGGTAATCCCGGCGGTGGTGGTGACAGTGATAAAAAGACAGGCCGTCCAAAGGGCGAGGAAACTGAAAAACAAATTTATGACCAGCAGAGAAATGAAGATAGTAAGTGAGGTGATGAACGATGAGTAAGGAGTATTTCTATAGTAGAAACATCTGTTGCTCTGAGATTACGGAGCATCCAGACCACTATCTTGCCAAGTTTGTCATCTGTGACTTCTCAGTAAATGGGAATCAGGTTGCTTTAAACCGTGACACCATCGAAAGTTGGATGAGTACACTGGTTGGCAACCCGCTTGTTGGTAAGTTGGTCGTAGCTCCAAAGGGTGAACTGGATTTTTCCGGTCACAATATGAAAGTCGTCACCAGAAAAGACGATGATGGTAATGAATATAAGACTGCCGAATTTGACACTGATGCATTCGGTAGTTTTCAGTCAGTCGGTATCGAGAAAATTGACGATACCGACTTTATTGTTGCCTCTTGTAAGATCTGGAAGCGATATCCAAAGGCTTGTGCGACGATTCTGCGCCGTATTGAGAGTGGCACGTTAAACACCAGTTGGGAAATTGATGTGCTGAAAGCTCATAAGGGAATCGTGGGTGGTCGCATGGCAAAAATCATTGACGATGGTGTGTTTACTGCACATTGCTTGCTTGGCGCAAATGTTGAACCTGCATATAAGTGCTCTAAACTGCTTGAAGTCGCTGAAACCGATTTTGGTCTTGAATTGGCAAATGCCTATATCGAGGATACAAAAGAGATTTCAAATATAGAATCTAATGAAAAGGAGGCAAAAAATTTGGAACTGAATAAGGACAAGGAGACTCAGACCGCACAGGTTGAGAATCCAACCGAGACGGAGCAGGCAGAACAGACCGCTACTGAGTCTACTACCGAGCCAACCACTCCGGTAGAGCCTGATGTTCAGACTTCCGAGGAAGGCGGTGAAACCCCTCCCCAGGCTGAGCCTGAAACCGGCACTGAGCCTACTGGTGAGCTAGAGCCGGAGTCTACCACTGAGACTTCCAGTTTGACAGGTCATGACCTGTACGAGAAGCTGAATGAGGCTGTTGTGAAGTTTAATTCAGATATGTATCTAGCCGAAGTGTTCCCCGAAGATCACACTATCTGGTGTAAGAAATTCGGTCGTTGTATGAACGATTTGGATTACATCATGTTCTCTTACACCGTTGAGGGCAACGAGGTTTCTCTTGGCGAGCCGCAGCGTATCACTCTGACTGTTTCTATTTCTGATGTTAACACTAAGATTGCGGAGCTGAATAACACTATTGCAAGTCTGAACACTGAGCTGCAGAGTGCAAAGGAAGAGGTTGCTTCTCTGGCTCCATATAAGGATCAGGTAGAGAAGGCAGAGGCAGAAAAAGCGGCTGCAGAGCTTGCACAGAAGAAGGAGGATCTGCGTCAGTACGCACTCTCCAGCAAGATGATTACTGAAGCTGAAGTTTCCGAGGGTGGCGATTACGCAAGTCTGATTGAGAATCTGGATGAGACCGGCATCAAGAGTGTGATTGCCGAGCGCTGCGTTGAAGCCGCCAAGAAGACTCCTACTGAAAAAAAGATTGAGACCTCTGAGGTACATAAGTCTGAGAGTATCAAGCTGAATTTGAATGAAACCAAGTATAACACCACTAACGCTAACAAGCGTGATGCATGGCGGGAATATTTGGGTAAGTAATAACATTTAAGAGAAAGGAAAAATATTATGATTCGTGAACTGATGGTAAACGGCGCGAAGAATATTCCCGCTAACTATGCCGCAAAGGTCGATATGGTCACCGGCATGGGTGTCCAGGTAGACCACAAGGCTGGTCAGGTTAAGTTCCCTGACGCAGCTACCGCTGAGGGTATCGAGATGGTTGCCCATGAGTTTATCCCGGAGGGTATCTATGCAAGCCAGACTAATTTTGATGACTATGATAAGATGGCAACCGAGATTAAGGCAAGTGTGCTAGTGAAGCGTGTTCCTCTGTATGCTGGCGAGCTGTACGGCACCGACCAGTACAAGGATGGCGATGCACAGGATACCAATATCGGCAAGCTGCTGGAGGTCAATATTGACGGTAAGTGGCAGGTTGCTACTACTGGTACTTCTCGTTTTGAGTTTGCTGGTGTGATGGACGACAACGGCCACAAGCTGATTATGATCAGTGTGCTGCCCGAGGCAAAGACTGTTGCTTGATTGAGAGAAAAATCTTGAATATGATACGTGAAATTTAAGGCTATCGTCTTTGGACGGTAGCTCTTTTATTTTGCGCGAAGAGAAAGGAAATGAATTATGGCACTGAATATTGAAGTGGCCGAGCTGATGAAGCAGCCTGGTCGTGTTTATGAAGTTGCTGAGAAGACTCAGTACAATCGCGCTATGGATGCCGAGGATAAGGAAATTGCAGAGGTTGTTGGCGCTCATGTTGAGGAGCTGATTGACAAGGGCGATCCCAATAAGGAGATTGCTCAGTTTGTTAACCGCACCGTGACTGATGAGCTGTATGGTGCACCTGACGAGCTTCTGGACTCCATGTTTGAGCGTGGTAATGTTGGTGAGTTTGATGACTACGAGGCAGGTCGTACTGTTAAGAATACTCTGAAGGCTTATGATGCAGCTAAGGGTGGCAATGTGCCGAAGTCTTACCTGCACTACGAGACCATTAAGCCCGTCTGGCGTAATAAGCAGATTGAGGCTGATCTTAGCTTTGTGGAAGTAAGACGTAATGCTTGGAAGAGTGTGGCAACTCTGACCACCTTTATGACTGAGGCTCTGAAGAACCAGATGTTCTATGACATTTTCAGCATGGTTGATGACGCTATCACTGGTGGTGAGCAGAAGATCGATGCACAGGGCAAGGAGCCCACTATGCAGGACATGGACGCTCTGGCTCTGTATCTGAATGAGTACGCCGATGGTGGTAATCCCTTCACTGTCAGCCTGATGAAGTATTGTGCCAAGATGCGTCGTATGACCGGTTACGCTGAGTATCTGTCTGACGCAGCTAAGGACGAGTTCAACCGTTATGGTCTGGTTAAGACTTACGATGGTGTTGCTATCACTGGTATTAGCTCTGCTAAGAAGCTGGGTGATGGTTCCCTGCTGATCCCGGATTAAATTTATGTAAATTTACGTAATATAGTCCAGTCGTGATGTAAGTCACGATAACAAATACACATTGAATTGCTGGAAAACCCTAAAACTACAATTACCAAAACAGAAGGATGAAATATGCCTAGATGGGTGGTTATGAAAGTAGAAAGAAAATTGTAGATGGCGCAAGGTTAAATCCTAAACGCTGAAATAATGGGCAATCAGCAGCCAAGCTCCGAAAAGGAGAAGGTCCAACGACTATCCGCGTGGGAGCGGTTAGGATGCAAGTGTTTGGCATCCGAAGTGGTGTGCCCCAGTTTTACTGGGTGAAGATATAGTCTTCACTCGTATGAGAGTACGAGGTTGCTAGATGCAACAAGAGCGGAGTAGCGTCCGATATAATGTTTATCTAATATTTTGATTTGACCAGATGCTGTGTAGAGTATCTGGCTTTTATTTTGCAAGAAAGGAGGTGGCATGGATGACACCAATGAGAACGACAGAAGACTTCAAAAAAGAAGTGTTTGATGTAAACCCAAATTTTGAAATTTTATCCGAATATAATGGTCTTCGAAAAAAGATTACCAGGAAATGTAAAGTATGCGGGGATGTACGTGAAGTACAGGCAAGAATGTTGCTTGATAATCGTGGGTGTCAAGCATGTGTTGCCTCTAAGCGTGGAGCAGAAAAAAGAAAGTCGCCAATACAATTTTCCACGGAGCTGTTTGAAGTAAATCCTAATATTGAGTTGTTATCTGAATACACAACAAACAATGCGAGAGTGCATTGTCGTTGTAAACTTGATGGGTATGAGTGGAATGGCATACCTCATACATTGCTTGATGGACATGGGTGTCCAGAATGTTATCGACGGATTGCAAACAGACGAACGGAAGATGAATTCTTAAAAGAAATGCGTGAACGATTTCCTACTATTCATGTTCTTTCAAAATATGTCCGTGTTGCTGTGAAAGTGGATTTTGCATGTGATGTTTGCGGTTACCATTGGACCGCAATTCCTGATACGATACTTAATAATAAAAATTCTGGTTGTCCAAAATGTGCTGGGAGAGCACATATTTTAGAGTCTGAAATGATAGAACGACTAAGAACGGTTTCTCCAAGTGTTGAGTATTTGAGCGGATATAAAAATATATTATCTCATGCAAATTTTAAATGTAAGAAATGTGGTTACAAATGGTCAACAGCTGTCAATTCAGTTCTTGGCGGGCATGGATGTCCAAAGTGTTGTTCTTCTCATGGTGAAGAAAAAGTATGCAATTATCTCGATAGTCATGGCATTGATTACATACGAGAATACCGTTTTAAAGATTGTAAAAATGAACGGCAGCTTCCTTTTGATTTCTATATACCATCAAAAAATACTTGCATTGAATACGACGGGCAACAACATTTTATGCCTGTTAGGTTTAGCAAGAGTGTAACCGAATCCGACTCTATTAGTACATATAAAAGTCAGCAAAAGAAAGATTCTTTAAAAACAGAATATTGTAATCGTAATGGAATCAAACTTATCAGAATTCCCTACACAGATTTTGATAATGTAGAAAATATTTTAGATAAACATTTTTCTTAAAAATTTTGGAAACGTATTTATGGTATTGCGGGCAAGATCGGAAGACTTGACATGAAGGGTGAGACTCATACTTACGAGGATCACGACAACAACAACGAAAAGATTCATCTGATGGTCAAGGACTTTACCTTCGGCTATAGCATTGATCATATCGAGCGCGTTGCTAAGATTGTCCTGCAGAAGTAATAAATCCTTAGTTTTACCAAAGGCAAATCTGGGCGGGGACTTTGCGGTCTCCGCTTTTATAGAAAAGGAGACAAATTATGAGTTCCGTGATGGAAAAGAAGTTTATTGACGTTCTGAACTGCGACGATAACGTGGTTACCATTTCGTCACTGAACGGTAAGGGTTATACTTTCGAGCCCGGTAGTGTGGAAGAGCCTTGCGTGATTCCTATTCCGCCAGAGGAGATTATGTATATGAACAGCACTTGTTCTGCGTTCAAGAATGGTGTTCTTCGTTTCCGCCCTGAAGAGCAGAATGAAATCTTTGAGGCTATTGGCGTTAAGGGTGACGACGTTCTGTTCGTTGAGGATATTGATGATGCGATTCTGAATCCTACTGTCGAGAATCTTCAGCGTATGATTGACATCAAGGATGGTGCTCAGTTTGAGCGTATTCGTGGTCGCTTTTATCGTATGACCAATGCTGGTGAAGACCTGTCTACCAAGGTCAAGCGTCTGATTGACGAGCGTTATAAGGAGCTCCGTGCTGGCAAGCGTAACAGTGAGCTGTCTGTTGTGCCTGCGACTAAGCCTGCTGATAATGTTCAGGCAGAGCTTGAAACTACAAAGAATCAAATGGCTGAAATGCAGAAGCAGATGCAGACTATGATGGCACAGATGCAGGCTATGATGGCCGGTACACAGACTGTTGCACCGGATAATTCTGTAGAAAAGACTACTGTTAAACGTGGCCGTAAGAAGGCAGAGACAGAAAAGGCGGAGGTTGTTCCCGCCGAGTAAGATTGGAGGGATAATGTGACCGCATTTTCGGAAATATACGACAAGTTCTATGAGCTGGTCGAAACCGATAGTAATTTCTTTCAGTATTTCGACTTAACCGATAACGAAGTGCGAGATCTTGTACATGACCGTGCAAAAAGTTATTTGATGGAGTCACTTTCTGTGATTACCAGAAACATTGAACCGGAAGAGGATTTTAGTTTCGATGATTACGATTCAGAACTAGAAGAGTTTAATTCAGATCTCACATTCGATGAGATTGATATGTTAGCGCATTTGATGTTGGAACAACATTTTAAGCGTGAGTTTGGAAAATTGAAGGCATTTAGCGCACAGGACCTTCCTACAAGTTTACAGGTATTCTCCCCTGCTAATGAGCGTGCGAGTATTCGTGCTCTTGTGAAAGACATTCACGAGGAGAATATGACGATGTTAGACAACTATATGGCAAAAGACCGCTCGACCCGTAAGCGTAAGACCATCGACTATGATACATACGCTTCCTACTCTGAGTAAGGAGGTATACCGATGGACTTTTATACAAGGGTACGAGCTGTTGGCGGTGCCACAAAGATGTCTAACAAAAAGGATGTCAAAATTGCTTTTGCAAAACGTGACTTCGCTGCACACTTCAAGGATAGTGTTGACTACGAGGATAATACTTTAGTAAATGGTTTGCCTCAGAAACTGGTCGTCAGCCGTAGTAACAGTGTGGCCAAGGAAAAGAAAATCTGGGCTTATCCCGGTGACTCTTTAAATCTTGGTGATATTGTTGACTGCTACAACTGCAAATGGCTGGTAACTGAGATAGAACCAAATGATGAGATTTTTCTTCGTGGAAAAATGGAACTTTGTAACCGTCAGATTCAATGGCAAAATCCGATTACTGGTGAGATAGTCTCTCGCTGGGCAACGCTGAGCAAGCCTTATTACGCAAATAATAAGGAGATTGTTATGACTTCATTAAGTCAACGTGAGTATAAAGTGCAGATGCCTTTTGATGACGAGACTGCACTGATTGACCTTGATAAGCGCTTTATGCTGGAAATTATCAATGGAGAACCGAAAACATATGTTACGACTTCTGTTGACCAGAGTACAGAGCGCTATGAACTGCATGGTAAAACGCAGGGATTCCTTGTATTGAACATCCGGCAGGATCAGTACAACAGTAAGACGGACAATGCCGAGAAGATGATTTGTGATTACTTTGAGCCGAATAAGACAGATGAGCCGGATACTGACTCTCATGTGACTGCTACTATTAAGTATGCAGGTAAGCCGGAGGTTCGCGTTGGTGGTTCTTGGAAGAAATTTACTCCGGTATTTACAAGCATTACTGGTGAGGACGTTGCGGAGGTTGCGAAGTGGAACTTTATTTGCCTTGATGAATTTAAAGATTTCGTTGAGACGAAGACCAATGATGATGGTACTTTTAAAATTCGCATTTTGAATAATGGTATCATGGACGGTGTAACAGTGAGAATCACTTTGTCAAATGCAGATGGTACGGCAAACGCATCTATTGAATGTAAGGTGGTGAGCTTGCTGTGACAACGAGTGAATTGATTACGGACTACAAAAACAAATTGGCTTTGAAGCTGGTCAATACGGACGGACTTGTTGAAGCGATGGGTAATGATGATATTGAAGAGCCTGACGAGGCGATTTATACATACATCTTCCCTTACTTCCATATTCCCGACACGATTGAGGCGGCACACAGCTACATTTGTTTTAAGGTAAACATGACTGATCGTAGCAACATCAACGACTGGTATGAGAACTTTACGCTTACTGTATGGGTTATTGTGAACCAGGCGCTGATGAAAATGAAGGGCCATGGTGGTGCAACACGAGTTGACTATCTGAGTGGTCTTGTGGAAAAAGAACTACACGGCAGTACAATTTTTGGAATCAAACAGCTTAAAATCACATCCAATATCGAGGACAATATGGATTTACACCATCGTGTGCGAATTATGACGTTCAAGACGCAGGACCTGGATGACCTTGTGGGGTGTGGCTGATGGAGCTTCGGGAAATGTACGAGCCAAGCTTGATGCGCGGAAGAGACTTTAAAATCAACGACAAAATTACGATTCACATGCCTTCGGTCGGTGACATCATCGATTATGGTGAGCAAAAGTATTTTCAGTTGGTTTATTTGTTCTGTTCTACATCGAGCGACTATAAAGCACAACTTGACTCTGTTGGAGTTGATTGGCAGAAGATTTCGGACTTTGAAATGTTCCGGCAACTTTTTATAGGCAATAAAGACCAAGATATGTCTATTTTGCTTGGCGATATGGACACTTCTGGGTTTATGATGGCGAAAGATAACATAAGTGGTGAGATCGTATTACACAACAGGTTTACGGACACTCGTATTGACCATGTGGTATATGAAACGATTTCTCAGTACCTATGTGCTGCGAATGGAATTGAAAAGCATTCTGAGTTTGCTGCTGACGAACCGACAAGAATTGCAATGATAGAGGAAGCCAGAGATAACTTGGAGTATCAAAAAATAAAGCGTTATGAACCACACCTTGCGGAGCTTGTGCTCTCGATGGCGTGTTCGTCTGGCTTTAAAGCGGATTACTTCAAGGCTATGGATTACCCTATGAGTGTATTCATGAATCATGTAAGAAAGATTCAGCAAATAAAAAGTTACGACAATACGATGCATGGCGTTTACGCTGGCACCGTGGAATTTGGAAAGATTCCAAAAGCACAACTGGATTGGACGAGCAAGGTTGATTGACCTTGCTCTTTTATTTTATCCAAATAAATTGAAAGGAAGAATATTATGAGCGATTTTAATTTTAATGAGGTCGTTATTGACCGCGTTCATCGCATTCACGAGTATGATCTGAACGGCAAGCGTCTGTGGACCATGAATCAGGTTAAGGATTTCAAGCTGACTCTGGGCGGCGAGACCGTTTACGCTCAGGATGCACAGGGCGTTAACATCATGGCATTCGATAAGAGCAAGACTGCAGAGGCAGATTGGTCTAATGCTCTGATGCATCTGGGTGCCCTGGCAGAGCAGATGGGCTCCAAGAAGGAGGTTGCTTCTTCTACAGCAAAGCAGGTCTTTACTACTGTTGAGTATCTGACTTCTGCTGACGGCAAGAAGCTGACTCTGACTCATACCCCCAAGGCTGCTGTTGTAAATGCCCCCTTTAAGTACATCGATCTGGTCGATGGTCAGGGTAATGCACTAAAGACCTTTGAGCTGGGTGAGACCGCCGAATCTCAGTTCTCTGTTACTGGCACCGAGGTTACTCTGCCTACCGGCGCAGACCTGAAGGCTGGTGACCGCTTTGTTGTGAAGTATCAGTACGAGAGCGAGGAGGGCATTGCTATCAATGATAGTGCCGATAAGTTCTCTACCGAGGGCGAGTTCGTGATTGAGGCATTCTGCTACAATCCCTGCGATAAGGCAAACAAGAAGCTGATGCGTATCATCTTCCCGAATGCCAAGATGGATAGCGCTATCGACATGACCCTGAACAACGAGCTGACTCATCCTGTTAAGATCAGCGCTACTCAGGAATACTGCTCCGAAGACAAGCGCCTGTTCCGCATCGAGACTGCTGCTGCCTAATGGCAAATCTGAATTGGTGCCGTACTTGCGGAAAAGAATATCCGGTTTGCCCGCATTGCGAGCAGGATGCGCGTCTTAATCCTTGGCGAATGATTTGTGACACTGAGCCGCACTTTCTTGTGTGGACTGCCGTAAATCAGTATCGTCAGGGAATTATTTCAAAAGAGACTGCAAAGGCAGACCTGACTACTCTTTTGATGCGCAAGTATAAGAATGTTACGGAAGCCGAGGTAGAAACTTTTATCCCTGCTGTTCGTGATGTTTTCCATGAGATCATGGATGAGCCTGTAATGGCTGAAAATGAATCATCTAGTGATGTAAAGGATGAGACGCCCGTGAAGCCGGTAGTTAAGAGAACATCAAATCGTAAGGGGCGGGCATAACCGCCCCTTTGTTTTTCGTGGTGGTTTTATGGAGAAAAAGAACAGGACAAAGTTTAATGTCAGTAAGAATCCAGTAGATAGAACATACGATGGCGTAGTTTATGATAGTAAGGCAGAAATGTTGTTTTATCGAGATATTGTATTGCCAAGGCTGGCAAGCGGCGAAATTGTAGAGTGTCGTAAGCAAGTTCCCTTCCTTCTGCAGGAAGCGTTCCGCCGGGTCGATAAGGACGGAAAGGACGTAGCGGTGCGGAAGATTGATTATGTGGCGGACTATGAAATTACATATCGAGATGGCAGCAAACAAGTGATTGATACGAAAGGATTCGCTGATAGTGTTGCGCTGATGAAGCGCAAGATGTTCTGGTTCAAGTATCCTGATGTAGATTACCGCTGGATCACATACTCCAAAATTGATGGAGGTTGGGTCGATTACGACGACCTAAAAAAAGCCCGAAAAGAGCGAAAGAAATTAAAGCAAGCACAGACGAAAGGGAGATAAAATGAAGGTTTTAAATTTTCAGGAGCGAAACGAGTTTCTTGATGAAGTAATCAAGGCATGTACTATTGACGGTGATTATCAGCCTGCACTGCTTGATGTGGTGTTTCGGCTAACCGTTCTAAAGTATTTTGCGGATTATGATTATCGTAGTGAGCCGCAGAGTGAGTGGCCGCGTATTGCTTACGAGTCTTTTAATTTCAAGATTGACAAGGCTGGTTGTGATACTTCTGCATTCTGGGATCAGTATGATTCTCTGGAGAAGGCCGTTCACGAGCAGATTGACCGTTCTCATAAGGAATGGCTTGTTCTTGGTCTCTGTGGCAAGCTCAACGAGATTATTGAGAAGCCTGACCATATTTCTGATTTCGTTGACTTTATGGAGAACTATTTGAATGATGTGAAGGGCAACTTGAAAGACTTTGATATTGAAAAGTTTTCTGAAGTGACTTCTGCCCTGCTGGACAATAAGCAGGAGATCTCTGCTGTGCTGGCAAAAGATAAAAAGGAATAAACACTTTTAGAGGTGGGTTGGAGGGAATTTTAATATGGCTACAAGAAGTAAACCGCTGAAGCTATGGGATGCTGAGAAGTTCAAGAACGTAAACCCAGTGTCTTTGAAATACTGGGATAGATATGAGACTGATATGGGCATCCGTGACCTCAGCCCGTCTACTGTTTACAATTATGAATCTGATTTCAAACAGTGGATGATTTATGTTCTGGACAATCAGGGTAATGCCCCTGTGACGGAACTTGAGGAAGAGGATATCGAGGAATTTCTGTTCTACTGTAAGAAGCATGGAAACAACTCTGCTCGTATGAAACGGCGTATGAGTACAATTTCTGCGCTATATCGGTATCTTCGCAAGAAGAAAATTATCAAAGAAAATCCGATGGAGTTCATTGACCGACCGACCAAGGACGTGGCTGTTGTGAAGCAGACATACCTTACACCGGACGAGGTTAAGTTGATGCGAGAGAAGCTGAACGCTATGGTTGAATCTGCGACCACCGTTCACATGAAGGATAATGCGATGACGTTGCGTCTGTACGCACTGTTCTCACTGTCCACGATGGCTCGTGTCAATGCTGTGCGAAATACACTCTGGAAGTCTATCGATTATGAGAACCGCATGGTGCATGACGTTCTGGAAAAGGAAGGCAAAATTGTTGACCTGATGTTCAGCAAGGAAGTTTCTGAGCTTTTGAAAGAGCTGAAAGAATACCGCACTGAACATGGTATCGAGGATGGCGGCTATGTGTTTGTTGGTACGAAAATCAATGGCGCATGGATGCCGATTACATCAAGCACTGCCGGTGACTGGTGCAAGAAGATTGGTGAGATGATTGATGAGCCCACGCTGCACCCGCATGACTTCCGGCATAGTGGTGCTACCCTGCTGAAGAATGCGGGTATGAGTCTGGAAGATGTCTCTTCCCTACTCAACCATGCTGGCACGGATGTGACAAACAAGTATTACATTAAGAAGGATACGACAAAGATTCAGTCTGCAAAGGATCGGTTTGAGATTTGAGGTGGAGTGAATGAAACAGTCATATACAAACTTCGATGACCTATTGAGTGATGTAGCAGATGGTGTGGAGCAGATTATGCAAGACGTAGCTCCGCAAATCGAAACAGTTCTTCAAGCAAGTGCGAAGAAAAATATTCAGTCACAATCAGCCCGTTCTGTCGGAATCGAAGATGCAAATAATATTGTAAGTAGTGTAACTCGTGATGGAAACACTGTTACGATGATTGTGAAAGACATCGCAAAACCGCAACCGTCTTATTTTCTTGGTAGAAAGAATTTTGATTCTCAAAGAGCATCAGATACTTTGTTATATAGGGAATATCATCATGGTAATTCTCCACTTGTTTGGAATGAGAATGGTGGAGCGAATGTTTTATTTGATGAACGTGAGAATGCGGCTGTTGGTGGAACTATGTTTGCGAACTGGATTGAGAATGGTCTTTGGATGGATCTGAGTTATTATCTTCGGTCTGGTGGGCAGAAAGAATATCGCCCTGCACGTCCGTTTATTGCTCCTGCGCAAGTCGAGGCGGCAATGATTGTTAAGACGGCTTTACATGGATTGTAAAAGCCATCTTTTATGAGGATTTATTTGGAATAAAATTCAATGAGAGGAGGGCTGGCTTTAAGGAGCTGGCCGCTTCTCTTTTTTGTTTTGAAAGGAATGTTGAAAATGGAAAAGAGAGGTGACCAACGGTATGGCGGATAATACAAACACCGCAAGTAGTGCTGATACTTCCTCTGTAACGGCCATAAAGGTCAAGGTCGTTCTTGATACTACTACCGAGGAGTTAAAAAATCAATTTAAAGGAGTTCAAAACAGTTTTAAAAAGGCTCCTGTGGAGATTGCTTTTGGTGTAAACGAAGGCGCAACCATCGGCAATGTTAATGCCGCATTGAAGCGAATCATTAAAAAGGTAGAGTCTCCAAAACTCACTTTGAAAATAGATGAATCTAATATTGATGCTGCTGTGCAGAAGGCAGCTAAAAAGGTTCAAGGATCAACAAGCAAGAGTAATGGAGCAATTAAAGTTAATGTTGATGTTGACGAGTCAGAAAAGAAGTTAAAAGAATTCTACTCTCTTGTTGAAAAGGTAAATACGTTAAATAATAAGGCTCTGTCGCTTCCAGACGGAAACGTAAATGAGTTAAAAGAATATAATAAACTCATTGATGAAGCCGGAGCAAGGATGAAGATCCTTATGAACGAGCTTTCCGATAAGATTGAAATTGGCTCAATGAGTCAACTTGAATCGGAAATGAAGGTTCTTGAACAGCGCACCGCAATGGTTGTTGCGAGACTCAAGGATGCAGAGGTTGCTGCTGGTAAAACCGAATTTGGAAACCTTGTTAAAGAAATCGGTGAACTAAATACAAAAATTGAAACAGCAGATTATTCAAAACAGACAAATCAAATTCAGGAGTGGACTCGTCAATTACAAATTGCAGAAGGTCGTCTTACCGAGTTGATGAATACTTATGGTGAGTATATCAATATTGAAGAAGGAAGCGACATTGATAAATTAACTCAAAAAGTTACAGGAAAGGAAAATCTTGCTGTTGCAAAAAAGGCTGATACTGAACAGGTTGCGGCACTCAATGCAAGAATGCAAGAATTTTACGATCTGGTAAAAAAAGTTAATGACCTAAATAATAAAGCAATGATGCTGCCTGAAGGTAGTGTAAGAGAGCTTGAGGAATGTAATCGTCAGCTTGACGAGATGGGCGCTCGTATGACAGAGCTCATGAATGAGCTTAGTGGTAATATCGAGATTGGAGAATTCAGTAAGCTCGATACCATCATGAATGAGTTAAATAATCGTAGTGCGTTGTTTGCTGCTCGACTAGCAGATATTCAAGCAAAATCAGGTCAAAAAGAATTTTATTCACTTGTTAAAGAGATTGGAGAATTAAATAACAAGTTATCTACCGCTGACCCTTCAAAACAAGGTAGTCAAATTGAAGTTTGGCAAAGACGTTTGGCTGAAGCAGAAACAGAATTAACTAACCTTATGAATACTCTTAGAGAGTATATTTCCATAGGTGAAGGTAGCGAGTTAGATAAATTACAGCAAAAGCTTCAGTTTCAATCAGATAATTCTTTTGCAAAGCAACTTGACAATTCAAGAATTGCTATTCAAAACTTTATAAAAGAGTACGCTACATTAAGTATAAAGTTACATAGTGTTGATTCAATCAATCCTGATAACCAAGAGCTTGTTAATTTACGAAACAGTCTTCCAGAAATTGAGCGAAGAGTTCAAAGTTTGTCGTTAGGTTTAAGACAAGCTATCGAGACTGGCGATTTGAGCGGCCTCTATCTTCAGTTTAATACTTTAAGAACTGCAATAGATGCAACAAACATATCATTTGCTAATCTTTCCAGTGAGTCAAAATTGACAGGAAAAGAGCTTGATAATAGACTTCATCTGGATAATTTGATTCGTGAGCTTCAAAAATACAAAGATTCTTTAACAAGTGCATTTAATGGCAGTGAATACGAGCAGGAATACGAGAGAATTCTTGCAATGTTAAAGGACTCTAGTACGTATTTTAAAGCTGGAGAGCAGGCGGTTGAGAACTTTAAAAACGCTTGTTATAAAGCAGGATTAGAAACTGAAACGCTTGGTCAAAAACTGTCTCGTCTGTTCAAGGAGCACTTCCAGACTGCTATCGCTATGGCTGGCGTGGCTATGGTTAAGCAGGGTCTTCGAGAGGTCTACAACAACGTTCTTGAACTGGATACGGCTGTAACCGAGCTCAAAAAAGTCAGCTCGATGACCGGCGATGAGATGAATAGCTATCTTGAGAGGACAGCTACGAATGCTCGTGAACTTGGTGCTAGTATTTCTGATCTCGTTACGAGTACAGCAGACTGGAAGAGACTTGGATATTCTGATGAAGATTCTGAAGAACTTGCTCGTGTCGCTGCGCTCATGGCGAATGTTGGAGACGGTATCGACAATGCAACCACCGCTTCTTCTTATTTGATTTCTACCATGCAAGGCTTTGGTCTGGTTGCCGATGATGCAGAACATCTTCTGGATTGTATGAACCAGATTGCTAATACCGAGCCTGTAAGTATGGAAGACCTCGGAATTATAATGCAGAAAAGTTCTGCTGCGATGTCAGCCGCCGGGAATACATATCAAGAAACACTGGCTATGGCATCTGCACTGAACGGTGTACTTCAGGACAGTGAATCGAGTGGTACCTTCCTGAAAACTTTAAGCATGTATCTTCGTGCTTCGAAAACAGATGCAGAAAATGCCGGTATTGCAACGGACGGCATGGCAAGTTCTGTATCCGAACTCCGCTCCGAGCTGAAGCAACTTGCTGGCGTTGACATTATGAAAAATGACAACACCTTCAAATCTACTTACCAGATTATGAAGGAGCTTTCTGAGGTTTGGAAAGACTTGTCTGATACTACTCAGGCCAATATCACTGAATTGATTTCCGGTAAGCGTGGAGGTCAGGGAACTTCTGCATTATTGAATAATTTTAGCGTTGCAGAAGATGCTATGAAACAGGCTCTTAATTCTAGCGGAAGCGCAATGCGTGAGAATGAGACCTATATGCAGAGCCTGCAAGCGAAGCTTAATCAGCTTGATTCTGCGTTTCAGAAATTTAGTACAGACTTGATGAAGTCTGATATTCCGAAGTTTTTCGTAGATCTTGCAACGGTTTTTGTTGACGGTGCAGATAACGCTGTAAAATTTGCTGGTGCATTACCTACTTTGACAGCTGCCATCTCTGGCGTGTTGTCCGTAATGCAGATGAGCGGAAAGCTCAAGAATGGTGCGGGTAAAGTTAATATGCCCTCTTATATTTGTTGCGTATAAAAATATAGGATGCGGCACCATGTAAAAATAAAATAGCCCCTAGAGTGCTGGGAAACCCTAAGAGCCATATCGCCTATTGTTATATTTATATAATGTAGGAATCGAAAGATAGAAACAAGGATATGGATGCTATATGCTGAGATAAAAGCTCGGTTTTATCGTATTGTCAAAATATGGTAACAATCGAGTGCTAAGTAGCGTTTACAATGGGCGGTCAGCAGCCGACTTCTAATATGAAAGTTTGATATAATACATTTTTCTGTGCAAAACCACATAAAAACTAAGCCGTAGAATGTGCCATGAACACACCCTACGGCCCTCACTTAACGCATTAAGTACGCAATGACGTACAGAGCATAGCCCAACGTCGTAACGAACTCTGCCACGCTAAGGATGGTAGCCCGAATCGTTGCCATATCCATGACCTCCTTCCTAACAATAAGCATTGCAGATCTTTTGGACGGCGCGAGGTCACGTCAGCCAGCTACCATTGGCAAGTCCGCGTACCGTTAGGCTCAATATTGTTGGAGGAGCAGATTCGCAATTAAGAGTTTACTCTTGTTGGAATAATCTGTCAAGTGAGTTTTGCTCAGAAAGATGTATTATATATATCCTATTATAATAGAAGAGGTTCATCGACTAAAAAGGGTCAGTGAGCAACCACTGGAAGGATAGTCAGTTCTGGACGAAAGTTCAGAAGTCCACCTCAGACGTAACCAGACGACTTAAAGAAGTAGGTGGAAACGAGGAGACGCGCTATTCTCTGGCGCGATATAAGTAGGAGAAAATAAAATATTCGTTGACTACATACGATATTCTGGCTATAATAATATTACAATCGCGTATCCAAAATATACGGAGGTGTTTTATTATGGCTAGACCTAAAGGAAGCAAGAACAAAGTAAAAGTTCTTGACGGTATCGATTATGCGGCACAGATTGCTGAAAAGAATACTGCCGCAGAATCTATTGCTCAGGAGATTGCAACTATTGGTGATAATATCGCTACACTGAACGCTCAGCGTAAAGCAAAAGAAGCGGAGTTGAAAAAACTCAATAAAGAGATCGCCAAGCTCGAAAAGAAAAAGGCTGATGCCGACGCAAAGGTCGCAGAAGCTGCCAAGAAAGCTGAGGCGGAAGACGTCCTCAAGAAACTGCTCGCTGAAGGTATGAGCACGGACGAGATTCTGGAAAAGCTGAAGTAAGGTATCATCATAATAAAAAGCCCGACTTCCCTACTACTGGGATGCCGGGCGTTTAATTTGCGTTGCTTTTTACGACATCCTGTGATACACTCTTATAAAAGGAGTGTTGAATCATGGAAGATAACAAAAAGTACATACCTCACGTTGAAATTTCGACATATAACCCTGAACTGCCTAAAAGGCAACCGCCGCAGAACACTTACACATACTCTCCTGGAAGTTCTAATAGAACTCATGGTGGATCGTATATAAGAAATAGGGATAGACACAATGGGAATGGAGGGTCAAATGACGGAAATAATCAAGCTGATAAATAATGTTGAAACGCTATTTAACGTGTTTGTTCCGGGGGCTTTGTGTGTTTGGTTCTACACAAAATTATCCATAAAGAAAATTGAATATCAAGGTTTTCTTGCGCTTAGTATTGCCTTTGGATTCACTATTAAGTATTGTGTCGATTACATAGACCATTTGCTTGGCAGATGGGTAATTATTGGTTTTCCTATCGTTATCGTGTATGTGTTTGTTGGTCTTGTTGGGGCTTCTGTGTTTTATAAAGCTAAGAATTCGATTCCAGTGCGTAAGTGGTTTGGTAAACATCTTGGATATGATACTGGCGATAATATTTGGACAAGACACATCGACTTCCATGGGCAAACCGATGCAAGACTTTACATGGATGATGATTCCTATATTTACGGTACAATCGAGAGTGTAGATAACGATTACATCGTTTTAACTTATCACGCAACGGCATCGGAACCGGTTGGAAAAGAAATGGATGCTGCTGTTGATAATTTAAACGATGATACTGCAATGTGTATCCCAATGTCTCACGTAAAACGATTCGAGTTCATGTACGACAATCTGGATTCCGAAACTGCAAAATACGTTCTGCGTTAAAATGAATACGACCACTACCCTGCTACTTTGTGTAGCAGGGCTTTTCTTTTTATCATCACTCGTATCCACAATTCTTGTACTTGAATTGCTTTCCCGGTTTTTTACTAGCAAATCCCCAAATGGCTAGAATGGAGGTCTTATATGAACAATATTCTTGTTTTGTATCCGAGACCTCAAAAGGTAAAATACGATTATTCAGACTGTAACATAACAGATCATCTTCAAGAGCGAAAGCCTCTTTCAACTCTTGAAGAAATTGAAGCATTTGCGGCTCAACTTCCAGATATCGAAGAAGTCGTTCCGCATTTTGGGATATCATGCCTAAAAAAAGATGGGACAATCGTAATTTACGCTGATTACGGTCCACTACCTAAGAGAGTCGAGTCTTCTGAGTGAGGTTTTCCATCGGGCGTTATCCTCTGTGATAACTAGAACGTCACAGTCTTCACTTACCATTGGGTTATAGTCCGAGAATTCTAGCATTTTTGCGACCGTTCTATTCAGAAACTTGATGTACTCAACAACATCGATTTCGCAAAGTGTATCTCTCGGCGGTACTATGCGAATGAGTCTTTCTGCGACACCCATCACACCGATGACAGCAATGTCTTCGTTTGAAACGTCCTGAATACTATTCTCTCTTGTATCTGTTTTCAAGATGACTTGTTTTCCATTCTCGTAGCCAGCGATAAGAAGCGCAACAGGATTATCTCCTGTTTTAGCTGAGATGTCTTTCTTTACAAACTCGATTTCTTGTTTGATGGTTAGTTTGCGGCGATTGATACTCTTAACAAGCTTGTAAACAGTATCATTAGTCGAAGTTCCATCGTTCAACTTTGCATTTCCAGCAAGAGCTATTGCATGACCATTGTTGGTTCGGAAAACCTTTTGCTCAAAATCAGAATGAGTGGTGTACATGACTTCGTTTGAGTCTCTGTCGGTATATTTAGATTCTCGTCTATAATCGCCAGATACAATAATGCCTTGCTTGGTGGGCATAGCCATAATCAAGCTCATAACATATCACCATTCATATCCACAATCATCACAGTGAAACTGAACTCTAGGCTTACGCGCCAGCAGCCCCCAAACAGCGGCATCGACTAATTTCGCCGTGGTCGATACTTTGTGAATGTTGGGGCTGTGACAGGTTGGGCAACGGGGGGTGTAAACAGGTTTAGCCGCCTCTTCTTCCGCTTTTCTTCTTTCTTCGTCTAATTTTTCCTGAATCTCGGCTTTTATTTGAGAGTCGTAAGCGGTTGCCTCATCTTGATCCTTCTTTACGATATCTGGGTCAAACTTAGAAATATCTTTTGCAGGCATTGGATATTTTAACCAATCTTCTTTTTCTTCATCTTCTGTGTCTTCCCATTCACTCAACAGCCAAAGCTTTCTGAAACAAAAAGCACAGTCATAAAATGTACTTGGCTGGTATTTCTTGCAATACGGGCAATACTTTACATGTTTCTCCATGATTTCATCTCTCCTCGAAATCGATATTTACTTTCTTTTCTAGTGAGAACGGTACTGTAGCACCTAAAATTGACAGCATACTAAACAAGTTCTTCTCTTTATCTGATGCGGTTGATGACTATGCAAAGGAAAATGACATCGCTGGTGGCTCTATCATTAAGTTTATCAGATATCTTGTTGAATGTAAAGGTGGCGTTATTGCAACAGAAGGCGCTATGATTCTGCTTAAAGCAGCGACGGTTGCCCTTAACGTGGCATTTGCTGGATTCATCACGTTGCTTGTAACAAAAGCAGTATCTGCATGGCAAAACTACACTCAGCGTGTAGAGAATGCAATTAAGCAGTCGCAAGAAGCAGTCCAAGCAGCCGATCAGTTGGCTTCTTCATTGAAAGAACTTGAAAATTCTTACGAAGAACTTGGTGATAAGTCTGGATGGAGTTCAGAAGATAGCGACCAAGCCCAAGATATTCAAGAGCAAATCCTTGAGCTTTTAAAAGAACAAAATGGTATCGCCCAAGACCAAATTGATCAAATAGATCTTCAGAATGGAAAATACGAAGACCAGTTAAAACTCATCCGTCAAATTCGATTGGAACAATTACGAGATGAGGAATCTGATTTAATTCAGAATAAAGACAATCAAGGCAAATCTCTTACCAAGACTGCAAAGAAACAGGCAAATGATGTTCATTCCGTAGATTCTTACGATTCTGAAATGGCTCAAGAGTTGGCGGATAAGTTTGGATGGAGCTATGACGCAGATGCTGGCGTTTTAAATTTTAACAATTACGATCAAAATGATCCCGAATCTGTTGCAAAGCACTATGATGAACTCGGTCAGGCCATTGATATCATTACAAAGAAATATAGTGATGCAGAACGTGCGTCTTCTGGCTTGTATGATGCTTTTAAAAATGATCGTGCTGGCATAAAAGACCAAGTGGAAGCATATCGTGACTCTTCTACTGCTATTGATAATAACATTTCCAAGCAGAAAGAGCTTGAAACAATTCTTGCTCTTACCACTACAAACGCTCGTGCTGTAAGAGGAGCTATCGGAACTCTAGCCAACTCTATTCAAGACTTTGATGCAAATAAGCTTGTTGATTTGCTGAATGGCAATGGGCTTGATGGTTTAAACGATGCGCAGTTAGCTGCTATTGATAAAATCAAAGAGTTCATGACCACAAAAGGATTCAACACTGATCAAATTCAGTCTTTCGTTAATATTTTAAGCGAAGTCGGATTTATTGTTCCACAAACAGCAGATGCGGTAGAGCAAGCATCTCAAAAGATAGAGGATATCTCTTCTAAGATTGATGAGATTCAGACTGCTTATAAGAATGCGACCACCGCTATTGAGGAATACAACAAGTACGGTTATCTGAGCGCCGATACTTTACAAACTCTTCTCAATGAAGACTTTGAGTATTTGAGCTGTCTTGAACTTGTTGATGGTCAGCTTCAGGTGAATACTGAGAAGTATCAGAGTATGATTGCTGCTCAGTATCAGTCTGCGGCCATGGCTCTTGTTGAGAAGGCAAATGCAGAGCTTGCAAAGATTGCCCAGGGCGAAAAGAAGGATGCTGTCGAGGATGCAACCAAGGCAACAGAAGACCAAGCAACAGCTTTGACTGAACGGGTCTGTCCTGCCCTTGGTGAGTTTGCAAAAGCATCTATGACAGCCGCTGCAGCACAAGAGTTCTTAGCAAATGGAGATGCAGCATGGTCTGTTGACCCAGAAAGGACTAAGGAAGTCTATGCTGGCCTTGCTTCTGGTTTAGATATTTTGGACGCAACTGTTGACCAAATCATGGGCAATTCGGATAAGTTCCGTCAGCACATGAATGGTTTTGATAAGGAAACCAAGAACCGGAATAAGAATACTGCCAAATCTGTAACTGATGTGGCTTCTGCCTTCGATACCTTAAATAAGGCAATGAAGGAGTATAACCAGTATGGTTATCTGTGTGCTGACACGGCAAAATCTCTGGTTAGTCTGGATGACAAATTTACGGCTTGCTTAACAAAGCAAGGCGATAAGCTCCAAATCAATGTAGAGCAGTTCCGTAAGTTTGTGAAAGAACAACTCAAGGAAGCGAATGCCGCAAAAGATGGCGGAAAATCAGCTGATGAGATGAATAAAATTCTGAATTATCTTGATCAGAATGTAGATACAACAACCATCTCCTTTGAGCAGTTGACTGATGCCATCAAGGGCTACGGCACCGCGATGGATGAAGCCAAGGAAAAGACGAATGCTATAAAATCCGCATTTTCTGACCTTTATGACGTTGGAACAAAGAAGAAGGATAATGACTTTGGCTTCCTGGACGCGGATTCTATTGAAAAGAAGTATCAAGCGATTCGGGACCTGTATGATAAGACTGACTTGTTTACCAATCCGGCATACAAGGACGCTTTGAATCCTGAGACTGGTGAAATCGATTATAATAGCGATGCGTTCAAACAGATGTTTGCTGACCATCTTGCAGAACTTGCGACTACGGCTCGTAAGACTGGCGGTGCCGCTGGAGAATATCTGGCTCAAGGTTTTGAGGATGCTGCCGCTAAGATTTCTCAGAATGTGATGAGCATTCGGGAATACATCGACGGAATCGGTTCTTCCCTGCAATATGCAACTGACCGTATTGACCATTTCCAGAGTGGCTTCTCTGATATTTCTGATATTGTCAAAGAGTATAACACTTATGGCGGTCTGAGCATTGATAATTATCAGAAGCTCATGAGCCTCGATGACAATTATATCAAATGTCTGAGTCTTGAAGGCAATCAGCTAAAATTCAATACCGAAGAGTACAAGAAACTTTTCATTGCCAAATTGAATGCAATGGCTGATGAGTACGATAAGGCTAAAGAGACCCAAGCTCTCGCAGCTCGGCTCCGTGAGTTGGCAGAGGCAGTTGGAAAATCAGCTGATGGCTTTACCATGGCTACGGATTCCGCTAAGAATTTCGAAGACACACTTTCGAACATCAAATCACTTTTATCTGACTTGATTGGTGTCTTTGAGCAGTTCAATACAGACAAGTCCAATGACCTCAAGATTCAGGGTGATGCATGGCTTGAAGTAATTGACAAGCGAATCGACGCACTGAACGAACAGAACGATGCTCAGGAACGTGCCATTGAACTCTCCAAGGCTCAGGATGTACTCGAAAAAGCAAAGGCCAATAAGACGGTGCATGTCTATCATGCTGGTGGCAGTGGCTTTGAATGGGAAGCCGATGAAAGCGCTGTTCGTGATGCACAATCTACGTTGAATGATACGATTCGCAAGAACCGCAAAGAAGACGAGATTGAGCGGCTGAACAAGCTGAAAAAGGCAGTCCAGGAGAACAACGAGCTAATCGGTTCCAGCTTTGAGGATTACGAGAAGAAGAAGAAATATCTCGCAGAATTCGATAAGATGACCTACGATGATATGATTTCTTACAATGAAAATTGGAAAAACTCTATCCTCGGCAACATGAAGTCCACACAGGTCGTCACGAATGTCAATGATATTATCACTAAGATCGAGAAGCTGGTCACAACACTTGAGACGCTGAACAATGTGCTGACCTGGATCACTACACTTGGTAAAAGTACAGATGGCGGCGGACTGACTGGTCTGTTTTCTAATGGCGGTTTACTCAGTAAGGTTGGCAAATTCTTCAATATCGCTTCCGAGGACGGTTTGGGCGCAGCTCTCAATCAAACTGGTGAGTGGTTTTCCGGTAAGCTCAGTGCTGCTCTCGAAGCGAATCCGAACAACCCGATTATCAAGGCATTCTCGAATCTCTGGACTGCCGTTGGTGAAGGGGCAAGTAAGTTCTTTACTGAGACTAGCGGAACCGGACTTGGTGGGATTATTAAAACTGGGATTGAAAAAGCTGGAACTTTAATCAGTGGCTTAGGTGGTTCTAATGGTGTCTTAGGAACAATTGCTACTACTGTAAAAACTGGTATCGGTTCTATTGGAACGGCTCTAACTGGAGGTAGTTCTGCTATCCCAGTCATTGGTCCAATTATTGCAGTCGCTGTAAATAACGCCGTCCAGCAGTTTGGCAAAATCAGCAAAGAAAACACTAAGATCTGGGCAGATCAAAATAGTACGACTGTCGAGAAAATCGTAAGCAGTGTTGGTAATGTTCTTTATCACCTCTCCCCTGTTGAGGGTTGGGATAAGTCGGTTCAATATGCCAAGATGGCCGCTGAAGGCGAAGGTCTGTGGAACAAAATAGAATATGGCGCAAAATCCCTATACTATGCGACTGGCCTTGGCACGATGCTGGACAACATCTGGGGCACCATCAAGAGCATTCTCAAAGTCTTCGGTGTGAAGTTCAAGGATAGCAGCGATGACGTTAGTACCTCCAGTTCTGTTTCTGGTAAAAAGGGTATTGGCAGTTGGAAGATCTGGCCGTGGAACTGGGGCAAGAAAGCAAAAGGCGATAAGAAGATCAAGAAGTCTGCTCCGTACAATGTTGACGAAGAAGGCGACGAAATTATCGTCCGCAAGCCACAGACTGGTCGGATGACCTATCTCGAAAAGGGCGATGGTGTTATCCCTGCAAACGAGACAGAGAATCTGATGACGATCGGTAAGAATCCGCTCAAGTGGCTGACTGAAAATGTCGGTAAGATCCTTGGTGCTTCTGCAGCAAAAGACGTTGTGGAAGGCAAGGTCGATGATGGGGCTGTTACAAAGGCTTCTCAGGTTCTTGCAAGCTCTGTTGTGAATACGTTCTCTTCTGCATGGAATAGTGTGAAGATGAGCACGGAAGACCTGATCGACTCCATGAATGACTCGTTCCAGGGCGGTTCAACAAGCGTTCCAACTGCTGCTGGTACTATCCTTAGCCGCGTCAAGACCCTGTTTGGAAAGACTAGTTTAGGCAAACTGTTGGGCAGTTTTAATTCCGGTGTTTCTGGCAGTATTGCAAAGAGCGCAAAAGAGTATTCTTCTACTTCGGAACTGTTGAGTGGCACAAAGAGTAAAACCATCGACACAATGAACAAGATGCGGTCTACGTTTGAAAAAACGTGGGCTTCTGTGGCGAAAGAGACCGGCGTAAGCAAAGATAAGATTACTTCGATCAGTTCTGAAATGTTCAGCAAGATGGAAACCTTGGTGAATCAGACGTACGATGCGATCGACAGCAACGCCGGTATAAGTTCCGACCAGCTGAATAATATCACAAAGAGCTTGTTCCAGTCGATGCAGAGCATTTACACTTCTGGTTGGAATGCAATTTATGCCACCTCCACCGGAATGTCTCAGGAAACCGCAAATACGCTAAATTCCGCATATAAGTCCTCTTCCGATAGCTGTACCCAGGCGATGGATACCATCCGTAACACGATGGTCGGCAGCTGGGAGCAGTGTGGCGGTGGCGTTCAGAATTTGGCAAATGGTACATATCAGACGCTGAGTAATGCATGGGCAGGTTCCAGTAAAAGCGCAAATGACATGCTCGAAGCTACACGTGCCTGCTTTGATACTAGCTGGGGCGCTGTGGAGCAGGGCGTTAGCAATCTTGCAAACAATCCGAAGGACAGGATCTCGACGGCTTGGGCGGAGATCACTTCTAAGAGCAATGCTACGTTTGGCGCAGAGGGTACACTGAAGACCGATGCAGATAACGCATGGAAGAATGTGGAGCCTGGTACAAACAATCTAGCGGACAACATGAAGTGGGTCATGGATCAGTCTTATACCGCAATAAAAAATGGGTGTTCTGATGCGGTTAACGAAATCAATCGAAAGCTGAACACTACTGCTGATTCGTTTAAGGCTGTGGCGGACGCAACAGATGCTGTCAACAAAAAGGCATCTGATTCGGAAGAGACTGCAAAGAAGACTGGTCACGCATGGTATGAATGGGTGCTGAATCCGGTTGGTACTTTGACCGATACTGTCACAAAGTATAATAAAGAAGACTCCTCGAAGAATGGTGTTTTACAAAATGTTGTTCATACGGTCACGCACCCAATCAGTTCTCTCGTTGATAATGCGAAAACTCTATGGAAAAAAATCACAGGCCATGCTAGTGGTATAAAGTCTGCTTCTAAGAGTCACCTCGCCAATGTCGATGAGCTTGGTCCTGAGCTTTTGGTTCGCAAGCCGCAGTCTGGTCGTTACACTTACCTCGAAACTGGTGATGGTGTGGTGCCTGCTGATATCACATCGAAACTGTTTGAGATGGGTGGCAACCCGAACAAGTGGTTCTCTGAGCAGATGGCCAAGTACGGTTCTCAGGCGATTACTACGAAGAGCACTGGCAACACCAGTTTCTCGACCGGTAATATCGTGATCAACAATCCTGTTGGCAACTCTGAGGATCTGGCCTCTGAAATCAAGAAGAACTTCTCGACTCGGATGGCGCAGGAATGGAATAAGCGCTAAATCGAATATCTACACACAATGCCGATACCACTGGGATGGCCCAGCGGGTCGGCTTTTTATTTTTTCAGGAGGCAGAACATGTCAGAAAAATCAGCACTTGATATCTTGGTTGAAGAAACTGCTTCTGCCGCACGAAAGGCTGTAGACGAGGCAAAATTTGATACATCGACTTATGGCGTCATCACAGAAAAAGCAGGGACCGCATATAAGGTGGCCGCATTTGGTGGCGTGTATCGGTTTACAAGTTCTCATGAATATAGCGTTGGACAAAAAGTTGTTGTGACGGCATTGCAGAAAAACTTTCGAAACATCGTTGTAACGGAGGGTAATACCAATGTTGAACTATTAAATATCAAATCGGTTGTCGGACAGCTCGGCAACGACTTGGAAAAATTATCGGACAAAGCGGATTCCGAACAGAAAGAAGTTCAGTCCCAGATCAATAATACGATTACAACGTACTACCGATACAAAGACCCCAATGAAAAAGGCTCGAATGACCCTTCTGTAAATTGGACAACTGATGAGCAAAAGAAAGCCCATGATGGTGACTTATATCAGAATGTCCGAAGGAATCATTGCTTCCGTTGGGCAGACACCGGCGAAGGTTATGAGTGGGTGCAAATCACAGATTCCGGTCTAATCAATGCGCTCTCCATGGCGATCTATGCTCGTGATACGGCAAACTCGAAAAGTCAGACGTTCACACAAAAACCAACGCCGATGTATAACGTAGGAGACTTTTGGACAGAGGGGCCGTCCGGAGACCTGTATGTCTGCATCAAATCACGCGGCGATACAGAGTCATACAGTAAGAACGATTGGATTTTAGCAACCAAATATACAGATGACACCTTTGCAAAAGAAGTCAATAAGGCTTTGAACACTCAGATCGATGTTGAAACAGGCCACTACAATGAGCTGTCGCAGGGCGTTTCGGATAATAAAGCAGCCATTGGGAATGTAAAAGATTCTGTAGAACAGATTCAAGGAAACGTTGGCTCGTTTACGGCTTCGGATTACAACGAAACAAAGAAACAAGTCGGTACAAACAAAACGAATATCGAAACCTTGCAAACCGACCTCAAGACAGTAAATTCTCAGATTGGTACAAACAAATCAAACATTGAAACGTTGCAGGCCGATTTGAAAACGGCAAACAATCAGGTAAAAACAAACAAAACAAATATCGGTACTTTAACGACCGATTTGAACAATGCCAAGTCAACAGAATCCGACCATTATGGTGAACTGACACAGAGTATTTCGGATACAAATGATTCTGTCACCGCGCTGAATGAAACGGTGGCTGCTATTACATTGAAAAATTTTCTCGCAGAGCTTGGGATGGCCGTAAATGAAGACGGTGCACTTTGCTTTGTTGTGAAATCTTAAATAAACACACGTCGGAGGTGATAAAATGAAACCTATCTTATCTAAAATTGGAGTATTTGATGGCTCGAAGCAGGTCACGTTCCAGTTTGCGGCCTATGCGGACATTGATCTTGTCGCCTTTATCATCTTCGATAAGGCTACTGGTTATAACCCAACTGCCCACAATATGACAGACCAGGGAATATATAAGTTTGGCACGGTGGCTCCTACTGGTTCTGGCCTGGCGCGGAATTTTACGCTCTCTGCAAATCTGATGAAAAACCGGCATGACCCGTATTATATCGTGATCCGGTGTCGTCTGGCAGGGACAAATATGTTCTCTGAATACAGCGACCGCATCTTATTTTACTGCCATTCTGAGCCGTATCTTGCCTCTACGGAACTGACACTGGGTAAGGTGAAGACCATCAATTTCCCCTCTTACTCCTTTGATTTCAGCTATAACTACCCCATTGCGGAGGGTGAAGTCATCAATCGCTACGAATATTACCTATATGACGAAAACAAGGAATTGATCACGCAGTCGAATTGCTTTTATTATCGTGACTCCATGAAGAGTTTTGATGTGAACGGACTGGACAATCATACGACCTATTATGTACGGGCAAAAGCGGAATCGGTGGGCGGTTTCCAGCTGGATACTGGATTTTTGCAGATCTATACGGACTATACAGAAGCCATTGGAGACGCACAAATCACAGCCACCAATGACAAATGGGGCGCACAGATCGATTTGTATGCAAAGTATTATCTGACACAGAGCACCGGTGTGAATGCAGTTCGGTTCAAGCGACGTAAGAAAGGCACGGCACAGTGGATGACGATCTATCAGGAAAGCATTGCGCTGAATCGACTGGCCGTGAAAGTTGCATGGACAAACCAACACATCAACGAATCGGGTGTCGTGAGTACGTCGAATAGTTCTGTTTTGTCGGATTATCTCAGCATTGGACGAATCAACTCATACCATTTTAGATCGACAGATAAACAGTTTGGTCTCCGTGCATATTCCAGCACAAAGTCGTTTCTTGGAGCGACAAAATTCTATAGCAGCGGCAGTGAGTTCCGGGCATCAAGTGAGGCGATCACATGGTTATCCGGTTCTTTTGCTGATAAAGTTGCTTATTACCGATTCGAGGTAATCTCCCCTTCCGGCGCAGCTCTTTCGACCTCTGATTTTAACGACCTTACCGTCTATACATCCGACAATGGTTATGTGACGGTTGGATTTTCGGACCTGTATGCAGCAGGACGGGGCACGGAATATGAGTATGCACTCTCCCCTGTTGCGAATGGAATCGAGCTTGGTTACATCAAGACAACAGTAAAGAGCTCTTTTGACGGCGCAATGCTGACCGATGGAGATAAGACCTATCGAATCGTACTGGAGCCAAAGGTTGAGAGCTTGAATAAGGTTCGTTCCGCCGCAGTGGTTGAGACGATGGGCAATAAGTATCCATTCCTCTTCTATGGCAGTGAAGCGAATTATTACACTGGCAGTTTTAGTGGCGTTGGCATTCGGTTCCAACATACAGATGACAGCTTTGATATCGACGGTGGAAATGCGTTCCGCGATGAATTGAGTGCCTGGCTGACAGATACTAAGGCAAAAGTGCTCAAGATGGAAGATGGCCGCGAATGGCTCATCGGCATCAATGGGAACGTGACTGTCTCCTGCCCAGAGCATGTTGATAAGGGCATGATCGAATTCGAATTTGTGGAGATCGGCAGTATCGAGAGTGAAGCAGATATGTACAACAATGGACTGAGTTCTTATGAACCGGGAGGTAGCGTATGACATATCTTCCGACAGATGAAGACCTCGCTCTGTTAAAGAATCATTCCTCTCACGTATATTGCCGAATCGACTTGCTAAACAAAGATTTTGCGACGATTGATTCTTTGGAAGGTGTTGCGATTGATGGCTCGATTTCCATTGACAGTGAATCTGATGTGCGGCGAACCTTTAATGTGACGATGTATCTGGGGAAGAACAGCAATCTTTCTAACATCACAGAGGAAGAATGGCTGAGTCGAAATGTGCGAGTCTACATCGGTCTGGCAGGAAGATCCAAAGCAAAAATCAGCGATAAATCTCCTGCCCTACTGACCGAACAAGACATCCGATACATCAATGCCGTGACATATTACAACCAGAAGATTCAGAATTTTAAGACTTACGGCTATGCGAAATACGGCAATATCGACAATTTGAACCGCGACAAAATCGATTGGACATCCAGCAATATGCTGCGATACAACGAATTTGTAAAAGAAAACGACATTGAGGCTGGAATTTACTCCACCGTTCTTGGTTCAGACGACCCGATGTACGAGACAGATGGCGAAACCGGGCCTTATATAGCGTTCGCTCTTCTATTGCAAACAAATAACGGATTGATTCCACTATTGAAAGATGATCTTTGGAATTATTTCGGCGCTTTGGTTGCAAAGATAAAAACAATGCCTGGCGGTATGACACCCGACAATATTTTAGCAGCAGACGCGACCGGTATTGATGAGATAATCTACGGACAGAAGGTTCGTGTTAAATGTATGATTGCCGCAGTGGAAGGTATGAAATTGAATGGCGCGACATTGGAAAAAGTTGATGTGAGCGCGATCTCTGGTTGGAGTGAGGCGGAACTGCGCGAGGAATATGGAAAATCCAGCCGCTATGTTGACCATTCGATGCACGATATTCAATCTGCTGTAATCGAAGGGCGGGAACGAGTTACCCGAATTTACGGAAAGGTCTTTGATGAGTATTCAAGAAACGCTTCTGGCAGCTATTTCGACACCTCTTCGATCCATTGGTACAATCAGGGCTGTTTCAGTTTCAGTTCCAATGGGTTCACATATAATTCTACAACGAATACAGTGAGTGCTTCTTGTGTGGACATGGTATCAAGACTGAATGGCGACCTGGCTGGACAGCTGGCAGGACAAGCACATCGAATCGACAAAAAAGCAGATATCAACAAAAGCATTGAAGCGGTAATGAAGGAAAGCGAGTTCTCAAAATACTGCATTGATTATTGGAGCCGTAAAGTTCCACATGATTTGGATTACGACACTGGCACAACGATCTGGCAGATGCTCACAGAACTACGGGACTTGTATTACCCATTTGAAATGTATTTTGATGATGATGTCTTTGTATGCAAGGAGATTCCAAGTGGATTCAATGATCCACCGGTTTTGGATTGCGACTTATTTGCAAGTCTTGTCACATCGGATGGAGAATCAGCCAGCGTAGATTATACTTCTGTACGCAATGTCGTTGAGGTATTTGGTGCGACGATTGACGCAGATTGTTATGCAACACCAGACAATACAAGTTACGATGCTTCGACACATACGCTGTCTCTTACTGTATCGGCTGATTCTGCTGGTTTTCCTGCCGGTACAAGTGGCAGTGGTCCATCTATTACATCGGACAAGAAAATTGCATTCAGATGCCCCGTAACCATTACACAGAAAGGCGCATTAAACATCATCTGGAGCATTACCTACAGCTCTACGTTGGAGGACGGAAGCGTTCAAGCTGGTCAAACGCAAAAGATATCTAAGCTGTTTGCTTCAACCACAGACCCAGATGGAAACGATAACGAACAGGATGCGACCGTTATGCAGGGTAGCAAATATTATGTCATCCAATTTAACGCGACGACATCCTGCTTTTATTTTATCGGGCAGCAGCAATCTCATGCGATGGTAAAGTTAGTTGATACTATCCCGACTGCCGCAGAAATTGCAGCACAGAAAGAGGAAGAAAATTGTGACAATTTGAAATTCATCTGTGTGAATGACCCGAATAATATCGATGACTTGTATAATTCGCAAATGACAGTGGAGAAAATCGGGCGGCGCAATAAAGTGTTGTCGGGCGGAGACTACGAAGGATATACCACCGATGCACGAGCCATGGAAGTGGCAGAGTACGAACTATGGAAACGCGCACGATTGACAGATGGTTTTTCCATTACGATTTTGCTGGTTCCATGGCTTGACGTAAACGAAAAGATCGAATATGCGGCAAAATATCTGAATTCAAGAACACCGGTCGAGTGGATCATTAAAAGTATCAGCATCAATCTGGGAGAAGGAACGATGTCTTTGAGCTTGAGCCGGTATTACCCGTACTATCCCTACATTGTAGGCGAAGGCAATGCACAAAATTCCAAACACACATATTACATGGATTCTCTGATGGACCGGTATTTTCCGAGTCTGACGGCAGAATCTTAACGAGATAAATGAGAGGAGTGAGTAGATGGCACTTTCTTTTAACAAATCCAGACGTATGGCCGCTGCGAATCCTGTAATGACGATGGAGGCTTCTGTGGAGGCTGAGCGTCCGGTCGTTGACTCCAATGATGAAATCGCGACTCTGGAAGCCGACCAGGTGGAATCAGATTTCACACGGAGCGGCAACTATACATGGTTCGATACATTTTCAGACAATGATTATTCTACGGTCGATTCTGGAAAAGATATTACGCTGAATCCGAACCAGATAAATATCACTCAGGAAAACAACAGTCAGGTCATTCCGTTTGAAATGCCGCGTTATTACGATGGCGTAGACCTGATGCAGATGACGATTCAGATCCACTATGTGAACGCAGACAACAATGAGAATTATACTGCGCCTGTGAACGTGTCGTACAGCAATGACAAGATTCGTTTCTACTGGATGGTAAGCAACTATGCAACGGCCAAAGAAGGAACACTGAAGTTTGAAATCATTGCGACAGGTGCAATTACGGTTCCAAACTCTGGCGAATCTAAGAATTATCTGTGGCGCACCCGCCCGAATGACAAGCTGACCGTTTTGAAAGCGCTTTCTGGTTCTGGAATGACAGACCCGACCGGCGATGACTGGTATACCCAGTTCTTAGCTACTATGAGTCAGAAGGTTGGTGAAGCACAGACAGCGGCAGATAAAGCGGCAGCAAGTGCGCAGGAAGCAAAGGCTGTTGTGGATGGCCTGGCTGACACACTAGCAAGCTATTACACCAAGGAAGAAGTCGATGGATTTACAACCATGCTCCGTGGTGAGATTGCTAAGGTTGATGGTCTGGCAAAGTTTGATGTGCAGTATGACGCTAAAACACAGACGATCAAGTTTCTGAATGGAGACAAAGTCATCAAAACCATCACCCTGAATACCGACCCCAGTGCAGATTGGGTGACTGCATACAATAAGACGGTTGAAGCAAAAATCACTGATAAGCTCTCCCCTGTTCAGACAGAACTGGAAAATACAAAAAATGCTCTGGATGACCTGAAGACTGAAGTGGGGGATCTGCCGAACACTTTGCAGAGCAACTATTATAATAAGGAAGCAACGGACAAGCTGCTGGAAGCGAAGGCCGAAAAGACCAGCGTTACGACTGTGGCAAACGACCTGACGGTGGTGAAAAATACAACTTCTGGCTTACAGACCTCTATTGACACCATCAATGGCGACATTTCTGACATTCGAGAGCAGCTAAATAATGTGAAACCCGATCCGAATTCTGGACGTGAGTATGATATCACCTATGAAGACTCCAAACTGAGCCTGTTGGAAAACGGCACAGTGAAAACTCAGGTCATTATTGAAGGCGGTGGCGGCGGTGGCGGAAACTCCAGCGTTATCACCATCGAGCGTCTGGACGGTTCTGCGTTGACTGTTATTGCCGGCGACCCTGCTGTAATCAATTATAGATTCACCTCTGTGGATAATTCTGGCGATGATACAGGTTCTGCTACTGGCGTCTGGTACGTTGGTAACACAAAAGTTGGAACACAGACTGTCATTCAGGGAACGAACAGCTTCGATGTGACTCAGTATCTGCACAGCGGTGATAACACAGTCAAACTGCAAGTCACGGATAGTGTGGGCAGCATCGGTACAAAGAACTGGACGATCAATGTGGTCGAGTTCTATCTGGAAAGCACATTTGACGATACGCTGGTGTACAACGGCGAGGTCACCTTCCGTTACACGCCGTATGGCAATATTTCCAAGACCATCAATTTTACGATCGACGGAACGCCGCTTGGCTCTACTACGACCGCTGTTACTGGCCGACAGATGACGTATGCGATTCCTTCTCAGACCCATGGTGCGCATCTTGTGGAAGTTTCTATGACTGCTGAGATCAATGGCAAACAGGTTACAAGTAACAAGATTGCTAAAGACATCATGTGGGCAACGGAAGGCAACACAACGCCTATTATCAGTTGTGCTACAAAGACGGCAAGTGCAAAACAGTATAGTAATGTAGCAATCAATTACACTGTTTATGACCCTTCCAGTTCTACAACAACTGTAACTCTGGAAGTTGACGGTGTAAAGACTGGTACCCTGACTGTTGGCCGCACAATGCAGACATGGACTTGGAAATCTGCTAACGTCGGTTCTCATGTGCTAAAAATTGTGTGTGGTTCTGTAAGCAAGACAATCAACGTCACCATCGAGGAGCTTGGTATTACCATTGAGCCTGTTAAGACGAATCTGGCATTTGATTTCAACCCTGCTGGCAAGACCAATGCAGATGCAACTCGACTGTGGACGGACGGCAACAATAGCCTGACTGTCAGTGATAATTTCGACTGGTCTAATGGTGGTTATCAGCTGGATGAAGATGGCGATACCTACTTCTGTGTAAAGGCTGGCACGACTGCGACTATCAGTTATAAGCTTTTTGGCAACGACGCGAAGAAACTGGGCAAGAATTTCAAGTTCGTATTCAAGACCACGAATGTCAGAAACTATGACGCTACGGCACTGACCTGCCTGAATGGCGGTATCGGCTTGAATATTCAAGCACAAAAGATCACGCTGACCAGTGAGCAAAACTCGATTGAACTGCCGACCTGTGAAGATGATTTCATGGAGTTCGAGTTCAATATTCTGCCCGATAGTCAGTATAGGGAAATGGTTTTGTGGTTGGATGGTATCCCCTGCCGCGTTGAGCTGTACGATGCAAGCGACAACTTTACACAGACTTCTCCTGTCGGCATTACGATCGGTTCTCCTGATTGTGATGTGCAGGTTTACCGCATGAAATCTTACATGATGAACCTGACAGATGATGAGATCCTAGACAACTTTATTGCCGATGCGAAGAACGCAGAGGAAATGATTGAGCGCTACACCCGCAACGACATTACAGACGTGAGTGGTGAACTGAACCCTGACCTTCTGGCTGAAAAATGCCCAAACTTGCGTGTTATCAAAATCTCTGCTCCGACCTTTACGACCGGCAAGAAGAACGAAGTTCCGAATACGACTATCCAGCACATTTATAAGAATGGCCGCGCTGTGGAAGACAACTGGACTGCTACCGGCTCCCATAAAGGACAGGGCACCAGCTCTAACGCATACGGTGAGTCTGGCCGAAATATTGATATTGATTGCTCTGGTGGCTTTACTTTTGGTGACGACAGCACTGGTAGCAAGTACGCATTTACAGAAAATAGCGTTGGTGAAAAGTATTTTAACATCAAAGTCAACGTTGCCTCTTCTGAGAATGCAAATAATGCTTTGCTGGCAGATGAGTTTAACGAGTTCAACCCGTATATTCGTCAGGCAAAGAAGGATAATCCGAAGGTGCGCGACACCATGGCATTCTATCCCTGTGTTGTGTTTATTCAGGAGACCGATACCGCTAATGCGACTGTCTTTAAGGATGGTCAGTGGCACTTCTATGCTTGCGGCGATTTTGGTAACTCTAAGAAGAATAGCGACACTATGGGCATGGACCCGAACAACCACAAGGAAGTTATCGTTGAGATTGACAACAATACCGATGCGCAGACTCGCTTCCTGAGTGGCGATTTCTCTGAGGAAACTTGGGATGGCGACCACAGCTTTGAATTCCGTTACATCAATAAGGCTTGTACCGAGGAAGAGATTCAGGCTGCAAAAGACGCTTGGATTCGCGTACAGAACTGGGTTGTGAATGCAGACGATGAGGAATTCAAGAAGAATTTTGAGAATTACTTTGTCAAGGATTCCACTCTGTTCCACTATCTGTTTACCGAGCGTCATACCATGGTCGATAACCGCGCAAAGAACGTATTCCCACACACGACAGACCTTGTGCACTGGGATTTCTGCTTTGACTACGATAATGATACTGCTATGGGTAACGATAACGAAGGTGGTCTGACCCTGAGTTACGGCTACGAAGATATGGACACTATCGGCACAAAGAGTGTGTTTAACGCACATGATTCTAAGCTGTGGTGTAAGATCCGTGACCTGTTTGCAGATGACCTCGCAAAGATGTTCCTGAACCGTGAGAGTGCCTTGGCATGGAGTGCTACTCGTATTTTGAAAAAGTTCGAGGATTATCAGGACGTAAAGCCTGAAAAGCTGTGGATTATGGATATGCGCCGCAAATATTTCCGTACTTATGAAGACAATGGCACAACTAGCTATTTGCCTATGATGCACGGCAATAAACGTCACCAGAGACGTCAATTCCAGCGTTATCAGGAAAAATACATGGCATCTAAGTATACGGGTGCTACTTGTACCTCTGACGATATGACCATTCGTGGTTATACTCCGACCAACTGGACAGGTGTGAAACCTGATGGCACTTTCCATATTGTCCCTTATGCTGATACTTATGTCTCTGTGCGGTATGGTTCTAACCCTGTGAAGGTGCGTGGTAAGCGCGGTCAAACTTACGAGATTCAGTGCCCGATTGCGGCCATGAACGATACCGAGGTTTATGTCTACAACGCTTCTATCATCCAGAGTATTGGTGATATTTCTGGCTTCTACCCCGGCTATGTTGATTTCAGCCATGGTGTAAAGCTGACTGACCTGAAGATTGGTTCTGCTATTGCGGGTTACAAGAATACGAACATGACGGACTTTGCAGTCGGAAACAACACTCTGCTGGAGCATCTGAATCTGCAGAACGTGCCGAACCTGAAGAAGTCCATTAGTTTGACCGGCTGTACGAATCTGGAAGAGTTCTATGCTGGCGGCTCTGGTATTACTGGTGTCGCGTTTGCCAAGGGTGGTAAGATTCGAAAAGCTGAACTTCCTGCGATTGCAAGTCTGAGCGCTAAGAACCTAAGTTATCTGACGGAGCTTACCATTGAAGACTATAAGAACATTACCACTCTGACTGCCGAGAACTGCCCGACCATTGATTTGACTGCAATGCTGGGTAAGTGTGTGAATTTGAACCGTGTGCGTCTGACTGGTATTGATTGGCAGTTGGATGATACTTCCCTGCTGGATTGTCTACTGAAGATGACCGGCTTGGATGAGAATGGGTACAATACCGACCACTCCGTCGTGGAAGGTCATGTCCATGTGCCAATTATGCGTGAACGTCAGCTGATTGAATTTACTGCACAGTGGCCTGATTTGGAAATCACTTACAACACTCTGATTCAGCAGTTCAAGTGGACGTTCGTGAATAAAGACGGCACTGTTCTGGATATCCAGTACATTGATAAGGGCGGCAAGGCAGTTGATCCTGTGACGCGCACAAACAATCCTATTCCGGTCCCGACTATGGAAAGCACCATCTCTACGAACTTTACCTTCAGCGGCTGGGATACTGAGTTTACGACTGTCTTCAGCAATCAGACCGTTACCGCAATTTATACCGAATCTGTGCGCAAATACACTGTCCGTTACATGAATCGTGGCGCTGTGCTGCAGGAAACTGTTGCTCCGTATGGTTCTATGGTCCTATACACTGGCGACACTCCGGTCTATACCGCAGAAGAAACTGCATTCAAGTATTACCTGTTCAGCGGATGGGACAAGGGTGGTTATGTTATTGGCGATAAGGACATCAACGCTGTGTATGACGTGTGTGAGTATGTTTCCAACTATTTCGAAGGCAAAGAAATCGGCCAACTTCGTCCGGTTGAGATCTATGCGATGAACAAAGTTGGCGTCGAGCAGACTGTTGTTGAAGCGAAGGATGAAGTCACCATTCAGCTTGGCAATGATTTTACTTACGATGACATCATCGAAAAAGTCTTAATCCGTGAGCCGAAGGTGTTTGATGGAAAAACTTATCTCGATACGGATATCCCACTGTTTGATATAGATCGTGACTTTGTTCTAGCAATCGACTACAAGATGGCTGAAACAAATTCGAATAACACGGTTCTGATGCAATGTTTTGAGCAAAATGGCATGAACGGCATTCGTCTTTGGAATTCGACCGGCGTGAAGATGACGTGGGGCATTGATTCTGCAAATGGCGTAGCAGCTGGCTCTCGTGATATGATTGTCATCCGGCACGTCAAGGGAGACAATGGTTTGTACGTTTATTCGTCCAATATTTATGGCTCCAGTATTTCTTATACGAAGATTGCCCGCAGCCGTATTACAAAGACAAATGCAACATTGGTTTTTGGCTGTGCAAAGGCGGATGATGGTGCTTATGAGCGCTATGCGAAGGGCACGGTTTACTGGTCTAAGCTCTGGTACGCTGACCTTGGAGACGCTGCTTGTCGTGAACTGGCTGCATGGACACATGATGATTTGGTTGTTGAGGTGGCAAGCTTTAAGAACTTCTATCTGAGTGACAATTCCAACAAGCGCTGCTCTATCACCTTCCTGCAAAAGGATACTCTGGGTCAGGATATGCCTCTGAGCACTGCTTCTTCGAATACGGGCGGCTGGGCTAACACATCTCTGCGTGAATATCTGGATTCTCGTCTGGTGAACGCACTTCCGATTGGCTGGAAACAGTTGGTCAAGCAGGTCAAGGTGCCAAGTTCTGCAGGTGGTAAAAGCAAGGAGATCGTGACTTCGGACTGCTACTTCTTCATTCCATCTGCGATTGAAGTGAGCTCTTCTATGATCGATGAGCCGTACATTTACGAAGGTCAAACCATCAGCTACATGACCGGGAACAATTCTCGAATCAAACACAATGCCGATGGTGAACCGACCAAGTATTGGCTGCGTTCTCCGTTTGTTAATTACGATGGCTACTTCTATGCGATTGAGGAGACTGGCGAGCTGTATGGCTTCCATTATCCGTCTGAGTCACTGGGTGTGACAGTCGAGTTCAGTATTTAAGGAGGTGTTGAGAGTGTATTACAAGGTACTTAAAAACGGTCGGGCGATCGATGCTCTTGACCGCCTTCAGTTTGTGAAATACCAGCCGAAACATGGCATTATGGTGAACTGTACAGAAGATGATGCACAGGGCATTATCAGTAGCAACGGCAAGTATATCTGGCATGTAGATGGCTACTATTACATTCCTGTTGATGGTTATGATACTGTGGAGTTACAGGAGATCGACAAATACGAATATGACCAAATCAAAGCCTTGGGTGGGACTTCGCCTGAGGCTATTATTGATGCTTATACTCTGACACTGATTGAAGGAGGGCTGCTATGAGCGAGGAAAAGAAATATAACGAGTTCGTTGAAAGTTTGCATCGACTCTATCATGACCATAAGGTACAGAATTCATTCTTGAAGAAGAAGCTTGATGAAGGGCGGATCTCTCTGGATGAGTATGAGTATGTCGTGAATGGAAAGGAGGTGTAAGCCGTGTATACTTTTTTGATCAATGCAGATAACACTATTACCGCAAGTCTGACTGAGCGTATTATGCAGCGCAGCAAGTTGGTGGATAACCTCCATTTTCTGGCTGATACGATTTATAGTGGTGTAGACATGACTGACTACACTGTTCTGCTGGAGTACAAACTCCCTGTTAGCAAAAGCTATAAAACTGAGATTCTAAAAAAATCTACAGAGCTATACAAAAACAAGTTGGAGTATAAACTGCCATTTGATACGAATTTGACAAGTGAAGCTGGTGATATTGAGTTCTGGCTGACCTTCTCTGATGTTGAGATGACAGCCGAGGGTGAGACGATCCAACATGTGCGCAAGGTTGGCCCCGGTGTGGTACATATTATCCCGATCAGCAATTGGGCAGACATTGTTCCTGATGAAGCTTTGAGTTCGCTTGACCAACGCCTTATCGAGTTGATTGCTCTGAACAAGAGCATGTACGACCAGCTGAATATTAATCTGGATGGCAAGGCCGACAACATCAAGTATCAGAACAACATCTTGCAGCTCACCTCAAATGGTAAAGAGATCGGCAATGCTGTCGAAATCACAGGTGGCAGCTCTGGTACGGATTCTCATACGATGCGGGTGGTTCCGTTCTAAGCCATCCGCTCTCTTAATAAGGAGGCAACGATGGCAAAAGAATATTCAAAACTCGGCTACGGCAATGACGAAGATATTGATGCTGCCATTGCTCTTGGCCTGATTGACGAACGCGACATAATCATTACAAAAGACACTTCTGAGCTGAAGTATGTGCGTGATGATTTATCCGTTCAAACAATTCGCCCGCGAAATTTGATGTTCAATACAGTCTCGGAAGCAAACAAGGCGCTGAACAGTTCAGAAGACTCGTATGCTGGGCAGACCGTGATGATAAAAGACAATAAAGGTAAGTATGCTCCGTGGGTCGTACAGCAAAGTGCGTCCACGGGGCGCTTTTTAGTTGAACCGTTTATTGTGAGCCAGACAAATTTCCAGTGGACGGAATTCTAAAAAGAAGGAGGAACAAATGGCACAAGTAAAATTTTCATATGGCACGAAAGCACGGTATGATGCCCTGTCCCCCAAGGATATGGACACGCTGTACTTTACGACCGATACGTTGCAGTTGTTTAAAGGAACTGCGGAATATACAAAGACATGTAAAATGGTTTCTGCTCTGCCGACGACCGGCCAGATTCAGGGCATTATTTATTTCCGCATGACGGATTATAGTATGCACATCTGGAACGGTGTGGAGTTTGTGCAGCTGAATAAATCGACTGTAACAGAGATCCCGGTGAATGCGACTGATAACGATGTACCTACAACTAAGGCTGTTGCTGATTATGTCAATGCTAAGGTCGCCGCAGTAGAAGGTATCAAGGGTAAGTTCGTTACGGATGTCACTTACAATGCTGGCGTGTTGAGTGTGGCAAAGGGTGATGAGCCTGTTGCTACTACCCTTACCGGTATTGTTCATGAGCCTACTTATGACGCAGAGACTCGCACCATCAAGATGCCCGTGTTTGGTGGCGACACCCTGACGATTGCGCTGGGTAAGGATCTGGTTGTAAAGAACGGTACTTATAACACCAAGGACAAGAACATTGAACTGACACTTACCAGTGGCGACGTCATCAAGATTCCGGTTGGCTCACTGATTGATATTTATATAGGTGTGGCAACCCCGTCCGCTGAGGTGACTGTTTCTGCAGATAATAAGATCAGTGTCGCAGTGCGCGTTTCCGCAAAGGCAAACAATACGCTAACGCTTGAGGAAGATGGCCTGTATGTTTCTGTGCCTGATGCGTACACAAAGACCGAAGTTGATACCAAGGTCAAAACCATTCAGGATGCACTTAATACTCATGCGAAGGACACAACCGTGCATATCACTGCGGCAGAACGTGAAGCATGGAACACAAAAGTGTCGCAGACCGAATTGAAGAATTCTCATGATGATGCTGTTTCTGTGGCCGCTGCGGATGCTACTAAGAAGGCTGACGCTGCTCTCGCTGGGGCTAAGACATATGCAGATGGTCTGAATACTGCAATGGATGGCCGCGTGAAGGTGGTTGAAAAAGCTCTAACTTGGAAACCGATTGATGATACCAGCGCAAGTGCTGAAACATAATAATCTAACACGAATCCCTGCACTCTGTAATGGAGTGTGGGGTTATTTTTATCGAAAAGGAGTTTCTACGATGTCAAAATTATCTCTGCGCGAAATTGCGCAATCTCAGCTCGATTCGACTCCTGTAATTGATGGACAGCTTATTGTTTGCCTTGACACTGGAAACGCCTATCGAGACACTGCTACGGCTCACGTAAAAATCGGAAGCGATTTAGAGGTTGTGAGCGACTTACCATTGGCTCCTCTAGCCGAAAAACTTTATTACTTGAAGCCTGATAAACTGTATGTGTTTTTGGGTGGTAACTGGACACTGCTGAACGATAAAACTATCGATTTAGATGAAGCTATCGCAAAGCTGCCTGCCGAAAGTTCGACCACTTTAAATGATGATGTAGAGATTATCACACAGGACACAGACATTACACAGCCGCATTATTACCGGCGCAAGCTAGTAGTGCTCTGGGAATACATCAAAACAAAGGCGGAGGATTTCTTTGCGGCGAAAAACCACAAGCATGGAAAAGCAGATATCACTGACTTTCCTACCTCGATGCCTGCAAGTGATGTATACCCGTGGGCAAAGGCAACAACAAAGCCGAGCTATACAAAAGCAGAGGTTGGACTGGGCAAGGTAGATAATACTGCGGATGCTGATAAGACTGTTAAACGAGCAACTACTGCCGGGACAGCAGACAGTGCAAATAGTGTGGCATGGGGAAATGTGAAAGATAAGCCGACGACGTTCCCTCCCGAAGCACATGATCACGATGACAGGTATTACACAGAAGCTGAAATAGATGGAAAATTAGAAAAAAAAAGCCCTACAGACCATACGCATGATTTGAGCGAACTTATAAGTGCGTTAAGTGTAGGAAATTCTACCACATTAAACGATACTGTCCAAATTATTACGCAAGGTACGGATACTGACAATCAAAAATACTATCGCCGTCCTTTAAGTGTTCTGTGGAATTATATTAAATCCAAAGCAGACAGTGTATATTCTGCCATTGGGCATAACCATAAGATTCAAAATTTAGAGGAATATACAACGCGAGTTTATGATGCAACGATCGTTCGGCCAGCCGACACAGTATTAGCGAGCCCGCAAGATAAAGATGGTATAGCAACCTTTCGCAAGTTGGACAAGAATGATGTCGGCCTAGAGAATGTCGATAATACGGCGGATGTTAACAAGAATGTTGCGACGGCAAAAAATATCTCTATTAACAATCCTATATTGGCTGTTGGAATAGAAAATAGCGAAATTACTGGCAAAACGAACAGCAATAAAGGTTATACAAACTGTACTGATTTCGTATGGAGTATCAGAAACGCTCTTGATTTCAGATGGTATGAGACACACTGGCAAATTGGAAATATACGCGGCTCATCCAGCAACTCAGTTGGCTTTGGGTTCGCTTATAGTGCAGATGGAAAGTCTTATGCATTAAAGGCGCGAATTGATAACGATGGTAAATATATTGGTAATTTAAGTGGAACAGCAGATACTTCCAAATCTCTAAAGCTCCTTTCTTCTACTCGCCAAACAAGCATGAACTTTAATTTGGCGGATTCAGATTACCTTGGTAAAATCACATATCAAATAGCATCATCCTCTACAACTACAGGTAAACCACCTCGTGATTGCGGTGTGCTAAACATTAGTTGGGATAATTCTGGTTGGGGCGCTCAAGTTGCAGTAGAGGCTAATAACAATCCTCGAATGTATATTCGTGGTGCTATCTCCAGTAATGGCGCTTCCAGTTGGGACTCTACATGGAAAACCGTTGAGTATAAGGAAAATCTTGGTACTGCTGCATACAAAAACGTAAAAAACCTTTCTGCTGTCGGTACCGCAGGATGGACAAACCAATCCACTGGGGACTCTTTGGTTCCAACAATGTCTTTTATGGCTTATTGGAATGGTGCATATAGCGGCACTGCTTCTAACTTGCAATATTGTGACCGTGGTAGATTTGGAACGATCGTGACTAAGAGTAGCGGAGATTATGCTACGGCGGGGCACATCCATCTTAATGGAACAAAAACAGGAGCAATAGATTGGAATACATTTACCACTTATGGTGTTTATAAAATCCAAAATTGTACTATGGATAATGCACGTCATGCTCCCCCCGATGAATACGCTTTCGGTATCTTACAAGTGCTTGATAGCGAAAACAATGGTGGAGAAAAACGAATCATACAAATTTATTGGCCGCACATCACTACAAAAGGCAATCATCTCTGGTATAGAATGCACAATAGTTCAGATATCCACGCTGGCTGGTCTGGGTGGACGCAAATTAAAAAGAAACCAGATACTGCTGGATACGCTGATAGTGCAGCAACTTCCAACGGTGTAAAAGACTACAACGACGGTAATAGAACTATCAAGATTGGTTACGCTGGCGAAGGCTTGAATACCTCAAATTTAACTCATATTGCAGGATATACAGACAACGGCACAAAAATTAAAGACGTTAATAAGGATGTTCTGAAGAGTTGGATTGGATTGGGAAATTACCTACCTTTGGGTGGTGGAACCATAACCGGTCAAATCAAGCGAGGCGTCGGTAGTTCTTGGATCAATGATAGAGATAATGCTATTGTGTATGGAACAAGTAGCGGTACGGAATCTGGATATCATCCTGTTGTCGGACAGAAAACACCATCTGGCGCGTGGACAATCGGCACATATGGCGACGAACGATTGATTTTCGATTATACAAAAGATACAGATAAAAAAGCAGGTACGAACAACGGCACTCAAGTCTATCTCCCCGCCCAAGCTGGCACTATCATTACAAGTTCTACGATTGGCAGTCAATCTGTGAATTATGCAAAATCCGCAGGTTCAGTGGCTTGGGGCAACGTGAGTGGGAAGCCGAGTACGTTTACTCCGTCAAGTCATACGCATTCGTCTATAAATTCAGTTGGTACAAAAAACGCACAAACTGGAAGAAATCAAGCATACGGAAATGTATATAGTTATAATTCAAACGCTTCAGCGCATACCGGAATGCCTACCACTTATGCTTCAACAATTGGATTCGGTCAAGGTGCGGCTGGCACAGTGGAAATTTGCGGCGAATGGACTGGCGGGCGAGGATTATGGGCAAGAGCACTGCGAGATTGTATTGATAATTGGTATAATTGGCAGCGCATCTATACGGAGAATTATCATCCAAGCGCAGACACTGCTGACAATGGTGTTACTGCTTCTGGCAAAACTGGTGCTGGTATTTATTATGTTAGGTTTGGCAATGGCACTCAAATGTGTTGGGGGTTTTATAAAGAATCCGATCATTCTGGCAGTACAAGTTTCCCGGTTGCATTCAATAATTCACAGTATAGTCTTTCGCTGACTATAACTGTATCATCAAATAACGCCCCATATATAACTGGTCGCTCTACAACTGGCTTTTCCTATGCAAGGCATGGCACCTCATATAACGATGTTCAGTGGATCGCGGTCGGTACTTGGAAATGAGTGTTGTTTTATTAGAAAGAAGAGGTGAAAAATTTGGATGAAGAAATTAAAGTTGGATATTTTATCATGAAACCCATTGAAACACAAGAACAATGCGACCAGTATTCTGCGATGGCGACAAGTATAAACGACCATAATAGTACAGCATTACCAGGCGATGTTCTCTGGGCCATTGATGACAAAGAAGACCGCTATGAGATTATTGAATCAGGTACGGTTCCAACCGAAGAAGAAGCTCTCAAACCTCGTAAAGAAGATAAAATTTCTGAATCAAAAACAGCATTGTCTACATATCTAGCTGCGCACCCGATCCAATGGTCAGACGGCAAGTATTACAGTGTTACGACCGAGAAACAGGCATTGCTGACCTCAAATTTAGCGCTGTATCAAATCTCTGCTTCCGCCGGGCAGCCATTCAAACTAACGTGGAATTCGACCGGTGATGAATGTGTACAATGGACTTATGAAGAATTGGCCGCACTTGCTCTGGCAATCGGAACTTATGTAAAGCCATTTGTATCTCGTCAGCAGGAGTTGGAACTTGCCATTAAGAAATGTACGACCCAAGCTGAACTGGACGCCATTGAGATCACATACGATCCTGTATTGACCGCATACTTGGCCGAGGCCGGTAAGGAGGTCGTCTCATGAATGGTATCAGAATAAAATATAAAGAATTCGCAAAGTGTATCGCGCTCTTCCTGATTGGAGGGGCGCTTTATTATTGCATCGAAATTCTTTGGCGTGGACATTCGCACTGGACGATGGCTGTTGTGGGCGGTATCTGCTTTGTGATCATTGGTGGACTGAACAATTACATTCCGTGGGAAATGCCGATGTGGAAACAAGGTCTCGTCGGATCGCTATTTGTAACCGGCATGGAACTGGTAGTAGGCATCCCGTTGAACCTGATGATGGGCTTACATATCTGGGACTACTCTTCCCTACCCTTCAATCTACTGGGCCAAATCTGTCTTCCATTCACTGTGCTGTGGTTCTTTCTTTCGTTGTTGTGCATCTATGTTGACGATTGGCTGCGACACTTGTTATTCCACGAGGACAAACCGCACTATCATTGGTTCACAGTATGTCAGCCAAAGTAAATACACATAAAAACGGAAAGAGCCCCTATGGCAATGGACAAACCATAGAGACTCTCTCCACACAACAAAATAGTAAAAGGAAATGTGCACGCTCGACGAGATTGTGCAATTTCATTTTATCACGTTGTTAGAAAATTGTCAATAAAAAGGAGGAATTATGGCACAGGAAATACTAAAGCCTTTTATCCTCGATGAGACCGGAAAGGAGCTTACCGCAGCAATCCAGACATTTGATACGAACTGTACGAACAATACAGAATCCATCGTGACTGCATTGCAGAAAATTGCCGAGCAACTGGCCGCATTGAATAAAACGCTGACGCCTAAAAATGACACCACTGGCGGTTCTACTGCTGGAGGAGGTGACGTTACAGAATGATTGGATTGTTAAATGCTGGTCCGCACGTTTATACCTTTACCATCGAGCAGTTGTGGACATCAATCCTTGGTGTTTGTGGAGGGATCACAGCAATTGCAGCTGCCGTCGCCGTTATTCTTAACGCAATCAAGAAGGCAAAAGAACCGGACACGAAACAGAATGCAAAGCTGAACGACCATGATAAGCATCTCGAAGATGTAGACCGCAAACTCAAGAATGACAAAGAAGCTCTGGACTTATATCGTTCTAAAATTTTGTCACTGGAAGAACACCAGAAAGAACAGGATGTCTTGCTGGAAGAGCATTCCCGGAAGATGGCCGCAGCAGAACAACACTTGGAAAAGAACGACCACGCTCTCTCTGTTGTGATGCAAGCCTTATTAGCTCTGCTGAGTCACGGTATCGACGGTAATTCTGTAGAACCCATGAAGGAAGCAAAGGCTATTTTGGAGAAATATTTGATCAATGGCTGAGGCTGATTGCCTCGGCTCTTTTTATTATAGGAGGTACTTATTATGATGGAACTTGTAAATGAACTGCTTACTACCCTCGTGAAGCTGGTCGTTACTGCTGGCGGTTCTTATCTGATTGCATACGGTCTGCCCTGGCTGAAGAAAATTGGTCTGTACAAGATGGTCCAGATCGGTGTCATGGCCGCAGAGAAGTTGGCCGAGTCCGGTGTGATCAAGAAGGTCGATAAGAACGCCAAGGCAAAAGAGATCCTCGGTATGTTGGGTATCAAGGTCACTCCTGTGATCGAAGCAATGATTGAAGCTGCCGTCAAGGAGCTGGATACTCAGGAGAACAAAGTTAAGAACGAACTGAAGAAAGACTGAGGTGACTTCTTATGGCAGTAAATACATATTCAATGAAGAAAGATTGGAACAAAAAGGTGTCGGCTCATTTTTCCGTCTATGAGTTTGCCTGTTCTGATAAGAGTGATATGGTACTGGTTGACACCTCATTGATTGAAGTGTTGGAACAGATTCGGGCTCATTTTGGGAAGCCTGTGAAAATCAATTCGGCTTATCGCACTCCTGCATACAATATTTCCATTGGTGGCAGTCCACGCAGTCAACATTGTCTTGGAACCGCAGCAGACATTCGCATCGTTGGGATTGATCCGATTCAGATTGCGCTCTATGCGGCCTCTCTCCCCTTTTATGCTAAGCGTGGCGGTATCGGCTATTACAGTCGTGTCGGCCTGAAAGATGGCTTTGTGCATGTTGATGTCCGATCCTGGTCGTCTCGCTGGATTAGTAAGGTTGGTACTGCTTATGTGAGTGTGAGCAAAATTATGCCTACCATCAAGCAGGGAGCGAAGGACTGTGTGGGCAGAATCAGCTACGCGGTAACTGTACTACAGCGACATCTTGGCATTACAGCGGATGGAAATTTCGGGGCTGGGACAAAAGCAAAACTGATCGAATATCAGAAAGCACATGGTCTGACTGCAGATGGAATCTGTGGGCCTGGTACTTGGGGTTCATTTACTTGATGGACATGCAGCAGTTACACGCAGGAGACAAAATCAAATTAGACGGAACGCTATTTGCAAATAGCCAGATACACTGCGGAATGCGCCGCTCTGGTGAATGGTTTATTTATGATGGGAAACTTGTCAATGGAAGATATCGGGTGACGAATCTTGAAAGTCGTATTGGCAAGTATCCAGTGTCGGTAAATGTGTCGGGTTATGTAGAACCGAGCGATATTAAATTAGTTGACAACGCGAATGGATATTGATATTATTATTCCAAGGAGAAGATGCCATGTCTGTTATTATTCGCGGATGCTATATCGGTGAATGTCAGTTCAAAGTTATAATTCCAATCGTTGAAACAAGCGAATCAAAACTATAAATAGAGAAAAGGAGCTTGCAATATGAATAACGAAAACAAGATTGTTGTGACTAGCTGGACGGGAAAGTCTTGGGAGATGACACCAGAACAAATTGAAGCAGCTTACCGTTATAGAGAACTTCAGTATCGTATTGATAATGCTAAGAATCAGCTCGAATTTAATGCGGACTGGATTAAAGAAAAATACGGCCATTCTATTGATGAGGTTATCGGATACGTTGAAGAGTTCCTTCAGGATAATATTGAATGCAATGTGTCAGAAGATAGCTCGTGGATCAACTACTTCATGGAAATGTTTAATGGAAAGAAAGATAACAATGACTGATTGATTGGTTTACTAGACTACGAATAATAAAAATAGATGGGGTATTGATCCTTAATTGGACCAGTACCCCATTTTTTAGCATTTATTTCTTTTCAGCGTAGCTACAGAAATCGTCAGGTTTAGTATATACAGGCGCTGCATTATCTTGTGTAAAGTGGGCACAACTACACAGATTCCCATGTTTATCCCATGCGTTCCAAAGATCGCAGTCCTTACAACAAATCACTTCTATTTTATTCATTTTATTTCCTCTGTCAGCCATTCTTTCCAGCCGCTTACGGTTTGCGGGCAATTATCCTGTTGAGCCACAATTTCATTCAATGCTGCTGCGAGTTCTTCGTCGCTCATTTCGCGGATGGCCTGTGCTTTGTTATTTTTGCGACCGAATTCGTCTTCACTGTGCTTGTGAAAAATAAATCCGAGCGCGATATCAAGTATCGTTGGGTTGTTCATTGTTTTTGCAAGTCCTCTCATTTTAAATTATTATTCTTCGTTATCTTCTCCAACGTCTTCTGTTCCTTCTAAGATAGCCATTTCAGAAATATCTTCTCCGTCCTTGATTTTATTATTTCTATCAAAGACCTCCTGTTCTCCCATAACTGTATCCATAATAGCTGCAACTTGCTCATGCATTTCGTCTGTAATATGGGTATAGTATTTAAGAGTAACGTCGATCTTACCATGTCCTAAACGTTCCATAACATATCTGGGATTGACTCCCTTACTTGCAAGAATGGTAGCATGGGTGTGACGGAGATAGTGGAATTTAAAATCAAACCCAGCTTCTTTCTTACAAATGCGAGCAAGAGTTTTATCAGAGCTGGTCACATACATTTCGCCGTTTGGTTTAACATTAATAAAATCATCAACGGTAATTAACACAGCTGGCTTTCCATAAAACTCTGGACGACGATCCATGACCTTGTTACTTCCCTTCCAGCCAGCACCAAACAGCTCTTTATTCTCTGCGTATTTATTTTGAAGGGCTTTCAGATAGTCGATCAGTTTTTGATTCATTTTTATACAGCGCAAAGAGTTTGGCGTTTTAGGATAAACAAGACTCCATACTTTATTTTGGAATTGAAGCTGACACCCAACTTGAATAGTTTTATTGTTCCAGTCTATATCGCTGAATCGCAGTGCAAAACACTCTCCCACACGAACGCCAAGATATAAACCAAGTTGGTAAGCTGTGTATAGATTCGTTGATTGGAATCGCTTATCCATCCATTCGATTTGCGGCTGAGTATAATATCTTATCTCCTTGCCATACGCACGATAGTCTTTTGGTGGAGTCACATCGTCCATTGGGTTGGTTTTGATATATTTCTTTTTCTTTGCAAGAGCAAATAACACAAGAAGGAAGTTATAAACACTGCGAACATAGGCTGCACTCAATCCTTGCTCAGAATGGCCAGACATCTTATTTTTTTCTTCTTTAGCCTTATAGTTGATGAATTTTTGAATTCGTTCAGTTGTAATTTGATACAGATAGTTTGAAGCAAATTCAGGTTCTATTTGATTTCGATAAAGCGACTTGTAGCGAACAATGGTTGCATATTTTCTAGTCAGCGGAGCCTCCTCTTCAATGAATTCTTCATATAGTTGTTGCATTGTAATTTTTTGTTCTGCTTCAATATACTCGCCTGTTTTAAGCAGCTCGTTTTCTACAAGAGTCATTGCGGCAGTAGCTTCCTTCTTTGTGGCAAAGCCGCCTTTCTCTTTCTGCATACGCTTACCATTGACAATACCAAGGTCAACTCGATACGACCACTTGTCGCCTCTTTTTCTAACAGTACCCAT